AGTGGTTCATCTGGAACTAGCGGAACAAATGGATCAGGAGGCTCTTCTGGAACATCAGGTGGTAATGGCACACCCGGATCTTCAGGAACAAGTGGGTCCTCGGGCACAAGCGGTTCATCTGGAACAAATGGTTCTAACGGTTCATCTGGGACTTCTGGTGGAAATGGTTCAGCAGGAACTCCCGGCACACCCGGATCTTCAGGAACAAGTGGGTCCTCGGGCACAAGCGGTTCATCTGGAACTAGTGGTTCGTCTGGAACTAGTGGTTCTTCAGGAAGAAGCGGATCTTCAGGAACAAGCGGATCTTCGGGAACAAGCGGATCTTCGGGAACAAGTGGTACTAGCGTAACTGTTTCAGGAACAACAAATTATGTAACTAAATTCACTTCTTCATCAACAATTGGTAATTCTCAAATTTTTGATAATGGAACAAGTGTCGCTATTGGAACAACTATTCCAAGTCAAAAACTACATATAGAAGGCACTTCTATTTTTACTGATTTCGTGAGAATAGGAAAAGATGTTGCTATGCCTGCTGCTACAACTTCATATGCTACGTTTACAGCTAATCCTGCGGCTGGCCCTCAATCGTATTTAGAATTAATTGAAAGCTTATCTAATGCAATTGGTGTCAATGATCCATTAAGATTTAGATCTGTGACAGGTCCTGAAAAATTCCAAAGCGCAAGTTGGAGCGCAGATTCAACTGGACCTACATATGCAAATTTATTTGATGGAAACGCAACTAGCTCTGTTGAAATTATTACGTTTACTGAGTATTCAGGAGGAATTACAGCTAAAAGATTTACAGTTGATTTATCTGTAGCATATCGTAGACCTAATTTTATAACAATTCAAAGTGATTATGGAAATAATGCTTTTTATGGATTTAGTGTTTTAATTGAAAAAAGCGTTGATAATGTTACATTTACCACTGCAACTAACACAGTCACCGTTTCAAATAATGAAGCAAGATTATTAGCTTTTTCTTTAGGAGATTTATCTGATAATAGATATATAAGATTCACTTTTACTGCAACTCAAGCTATTTCTTCAGGGGGCGCTTTAAGAATAAATAGAATTAGAGGTTATGGTAATCAATATTACAGCTCTAGTATTCCAGTATATACAAATAGTAGTGGTAATTTATTTTCAACAACTTCAACATATTTAGCAACATCAAGTGGCAGTGTTGGAATTGGTACATCATCACCTTCTTCATTACTTCATGTAAATGGCGGTAATTTAAGATTAGCTGCTACAGCCGGACATACTCCATTTCAATTATATAGCTATAATAATTCTGAATCTTTATGGTTAACTTCTGGAAATACAACTACTTCTGAAATACATTTGTCTCCAAATTATGCTATTGATTTTGATAGAAGTGTTGCTCTTAAATATGTTCCGGGAACAACGGGTGGTGTAGCGGGTGTTTTAACACTGGGACAGTTAAGCAAAAATAACGTTAATTATACACATGGTGTTACAGCTTTTTATACAAATGGTACAGAAAGAATGCGCATTGCAAGCGATGGTAATATAGGTGTTGGAACTACAAGTCCTCAATTTGCATTTGATAATTATAATGATACTACTAGATATACATTAAGATGCGCTGAGAAAACTTTTGCAATTTCATTTAGCAATGGAGTAGCAAATCAAAAAGTTAATATTACATTTGATGTTGCGCCTGGAAATACTGTTTTATGGGGAAATTTTGAAGTTGAAGTTACTAGTTATTTCAGTGATCAATTAAGTACTGGTCAATTGATCAAAGTGTTCTCTGTCGGTATGAATGCGGCAGGTGGTACTGGTCCATATACTTCTAGTATTTATGATAATGTTTCTTATTATAAAGCTGCATATGGTGAGGTTGCTACTAATTGGGCGATTGATGGTGTTTTCTTTAATACGACAACTGGAAAATATTATATAACTATAATTCATAGAACATCAACAGGAAATGCTGCTTTTGTTAAAATAAGAAGCTTTGCATCGTCTGGAGCTGAGGCTACAAATATTAAGAATCTTACTGTTGGTTCTGTATATACAACAGATACTACAGTTTATTATAAACCAGTTGTAGAAATGACTCAAGGTAGAGTTGGCTATAATGGAAATATAAATCAAACGGATTCATTTATTGTTTCTGGTAACGTTGGTGTAGGCACAACAAATCCTGCTTATAAATTAGATGTGACTGGTAGAATCTCTTACAACGGTGCAATTGGAGAAGGTGCTGATGCTACATTATCATCCTCTGGAACTGTGTTGTTACACGGTAACTCTTCAACATGGACCGAACAAAGATTTTATACCTCTGGTAATCAAGTAGTTACAATTAATACATCTGGCAATGTTGGTATAGGCACTACAACTGCAACTCAAAAATTAGATGTTAATACTGGAACAGTTACCGCTGGTTTGGGTGCTAAAATTGGTGAAGCAAGACTTGGAAGCTGGATAGGGGACGGCAATTATGCTGTTTTTGTGCATAATAGCATTGGAGCCACTGCTAATTCTTATGCTTTACTGCAATATTCAGATGGCACTACGTATTTGAATGCAGCAAATACAAAAAATATTTATTTCAGAATAAATAATGCTGATAAAATGATTTTGTTATCTGGTGGTAATGTGGGTATAGGAACTACTAATCCAGCAGGAAGACTTTCAATTGTTCCTGATGGTGATTATCCCACTCTTAGAGTAAATAATTCTTCAACAGGTACAGATGGTCAAGTATTTCAAAGATGGGCTTATTTCGATACTTCAGATGCATTTTATTTAGATTTGAAACAGACAATGACAGCAAATGTTGTTCGTTATAACTTTTCAATGAAGAATAATGGTACTGCATATGATGACGTACTTATATTAGATCGTGGAAATGTAGGTATAGGTTCAACATCTCCTGCTTACAAATTTGATGTTGTTGGAGATGGAAGATTTACAGGAAGTGTTGGTATCGGTGGTGCTCCTGCCACAAGTCGCACATTAACAATCACTAGTGTTAGTGGCGGTACTCGACCTGCTATTAAAATATCTAATTCTAATGCAACACTAACTAGCAGTTCTACTGGAAAAACCCTTGCGGGTTGGTTGCCAATAGATATAGATGGAACAGTTTATACAATGCCGTTTTATACAGGTTAAAAATGAATATTATATATACAATAGCTCGTTATGAATTTATTGATAAAGATAGGTTTTTAGTTGGTTTTAATGTTAAAGACGATTTTGAAAATAGCGCATACGTGGAACATATCTTATCTTCTTCAGAAATATCTGGTAAAACAACACAAGAAATATGCCAGTTAGCTTATAGTTCTTTAAAAAATAAAATTGAATCATTAAAACAAGCTTTTGAACAAAATAATAATTCTAAAATTGGATATCAATTTATACCTGAAGAATGAAAAAATTAATCTGTCGCGTTCCTTGTTCAGCTATTTCAGGATATAAAAAATTAATTAATAAAACAGTTGATATTTTAAAGCAAAACTATGATTTAACTTTGTTTCCAATCGAAGGTTTTTTTCAAGAAAAAACAGATTATAAATTTGGAAAAATAACTAAAGAAAATTTCAAAGCTGATGAATTAATAATTTCTTCTTTGCCTTTAGATAGATATGGGTCTTTGATTAATGTTTTACCTGATAAAGATAATATATCTTTTATAACAATGTGGGAATCAACTTATTTGCCTCGTTTTTCTGTTGAAGAGTTGAATCATTTTCAAGGAAAAATAATGGTTCCTTCTTTATGGAATGTAGACGTTTTTAAATTAAGTGGTGTCAAAAGAGTCAATCATTTACCGTTGTTTGTTGACGATTCGCTTTTCGTATATAAAGAAAAATCTGATTTAAAAAAATTTACTTTTTGTGCTGGAGCTTGTAGTGCAACATCTTCGGGTAATGGTAAAAGAAAAAATTTTGAGATTATTCTTTCAGCATTTAGAAAAGCATTTAAGAATGTTAAGGATGTGGAAATAAAATTTAAATTATCTGTTTGTGATAAACCAAAATTATCTAATATATTAGACGATAGAATTTCTTTTAATTATAAAGATTTAACAGATTTTGAAGTACATGAATATTTAAAAGAATCTGATGTTTTTGTAACAAGCGCAAAAGCTGAAGGTTGGGGATTTTTTCAAATAGAATCTCTTGCAGTTGGTAGGCCAGTAATTACGGCAAATTATGGCGGAGTAAAAGATTTTTGTAATAAAGATAATTCTTTTTTTGTAGATTATGAAGAACAATTAGCAATAAACGCTTGGGGGAAAAATGGTGGTTATTGGGCAGAAGTAAAAGAAGAATCTTTAATAGAACAAATGCGTTATTGTTATGAAAATAAAGATAATATAAGACATAATTGGCAAAAATATTCTGAAAGTGTTTTACCTAAGTTTAGTTTAAAAAATTATGAATTTAATTTAATAAATTTATTAAATTAATATGAAAATTTTGATTACTTCTTATATGACTCCTCAAGCGAGTCATAGATTTTCATTTTTTCATAAAGTGACAGGAAATTTTAGTTATTTTGTCGCTTCTGAATTATGCGAAAATTTTCCTTTTGATTTTAGTGTTGCTCGATTAAAAAATAAATGTATAAAAGCCGCAAGGATAATAAAGCCAGATTGGCTTATTATTTTATCTGGTATTGATTCAAGTATAATTAAGTTGCCTTCATTTAAAAAACTTGATTTTTGTGCGTTGCATTTGGGCTATAGAATGTCTAAAGAAAATATTCCTGAAAAATGTTCCAATTGGATATTGTCAAAAAAAATATATGAAAATTTTTTTCTCGATGAAGAATTTAAATGTTACGGTTGGGAGGATTTTGATTTTGTTTATAATGTGTGTAAAGATATAAAAAAGCAATCTTGCCAAGATTTTTTAACGGTTGATGTTAATGATGATAACGTTGACTCGAAACTCATAAATAAAAGCTCTTTTGCTATTGAAAACTGGGAAAACAATAAAACAAAATTTTTAAATAAATATATGTATTTAAATAAATACTCTTTTGATTTTGAGCAGCATGATTCGTTAAAATAATGTTGATTTTTTTATTTTCCTTCATATTATTGTAGTATGAGCGATAATTTAAATGTTCCCGCAGTTAATGCGGTTCAAGATCCAACAGAAATCTTGACTGTTAATTTTACAAGAGAAGAGCTATCAGTAATGGTAAATATTCTTGATCTAGCAACAAAGTATGAAGGATTGAGAATAGCAGAAACTACTCTTTTCCTTTCAAAGAAAATCAGAGAATCATTGTCACCAAAGGTTGTATAATTCATAATTTAACTAATAGAGCTGTCGATTTTATCGGCAGCTCTTTTTTTGTTTTTATATTTAGTTAGTGTATATAATATATAATGTCTTATACAAGAAACAGAGTTATATATGCTGGCAATACGATTTTGATGTCGGAATCCCCTTCATGGGAAGCTCAAACGGGTGTTGCTTCTTTGAAGTCAATTAGACGTGTTCAGTCAAGCAACATTGAAATATCTACTCCTGTAACTAGAGCGAAGCAAGTAGGTTCGTCTGATTTTACATTTCAAAGATATTTGCAATATCCTAAAATATCTACTTCTTTTAGTTATTATTTAACTGATAATTCTAATGAGTTAATAATGGGTTTTATAACAGATGGGGTGACTGGGTGTTTTAAAAATTTTGCTGATTTTGGTAAAGATCAAAATATTTTTTACGTTTTATCAAATACTAATGCGGAAGATTTTTCAGATGTTGGCAGTTTATCTAATTATGATGTAATGAGTATAGGGAACTGCTTTTTAACAAGCTATTCGATAAATGCAGCTGTTGGGACTATACCAACAGCAAGCGCGTCATATGATTGTTTAAATATATTATTTCAAAATTATACAGGAACTGGAACTTTATTACCATCAATTGATTTAACAGGAACCATCAGATCAACTGGTACATATGCTTTAACAGCTTTTAATCTAAATCCTCAGAATTATTTTTCTAATCAAGATGTTAGACCTGCCGCTTTGCGACCAGGAGATATTGTTTTACAGATGCAGCAACCTTTAATTGGCGGTATTAGATATACAGGTGCTGTTGAGGCAAATATAACTTCAGTCAATGTAGAAATTCCTTTAGACAGAAGAGATTTAGTGGGGTTTGGCAGTAATTATCCTTATGATAAACGATTATTATTTCCAGTTATTGGAACATTATCTTTTGATGGTATTTTTGATAAAGCTGTAACAGGAGATTTTTCGCAAATATTTGATGATGAAAACGAATATGATTTTACTTTTGTTTTTAAAAATTGCAATGGAGACACAAGTTATACTCTTGGTATTTCAAATGCCCGTGTTGAGTCTCAAAATTTTAATTTGTCAATAGGAGATAATATGGCTTTTAGTTCTCAGTTCTCATTTAGAATTTCAGAAACAAGTGGTTTTACTATTTCAGGAGCAGCAGAATTAATTACTGGAGAACTAATTGATTCTATTAACAATCAAACATTAGCTTTGTTATAATATGAAAGATAGAAATATATTTTCTTCAAAGAATCCACCAAGTAGTTGGACCCGAAATCCAAATCATTTTTTAAAAAATTTTGATTTATCTGGTGTTGCTGTTTATGTTGATAAAGGAACATCTGCTAATAAATCTAAAAAAAGTGGCGTTTTAATAAGTAATAAACATGTTTTATTTGCTCGTCATTCGATAGCAGAATCTGGAGAATCTTTTGATGTAAAATTTGTAAATAATAATAATGAAGTTTTTAATTATACTGTTAGCAATACTTTAGTGATTTCTAATACTGATATTGTAATTGGAGTATTAAGTACAACTATTGATTCTTCTTTGTGTTATTATAAAACTTTATCTAGTAGTTTTGATAATTTTTATGAGACTATTATAGATCCTGTCGGTTCTGGCCTTGAAATGCCTGTTGTTTTTATTGATCAAGATAAAAATATTTCTATTGGCGATGGATTGTTAAGGAAAAGTAATTATGGAGGATATCCATATCATTATATTTGGGACATAAAAGCTAGTAAAAATTTAAAAAAATATTCTTACTGTGAAGGTGTTATTTCTGGAGATTCTGGAAATGCTGTTTTTTGTATTTTAAATGGAGAGTTGATTATTTTAGGAACTTGGATGTATACGTCTAGCTCATCAAGAACTGCTCCTGCAATCGGGAATTCAATAGGAGGCTTACCGGCTGTGCATAAATTGATTTCTTCTATAAATGCAGCAATGACTACTTTAGCTGGATCGTCTTATGCATTGACTCAGATATCAAATAATTTTAATTCTTACACATCTTTAAAAATACCAAGCGTAACAATATCAAGTAATATATACGCACAAAGTGTTTCAAGTTATAATAGATCTCCAGATATTAAAGGTTATGGTCAAGAGAGTAAAACTGTTTCTTTAGATGATGATGGTTATGTATATGGTCCAGTTTCTTTAAACAGTGATTTATCTTATCAAATAAATCCTTCTTCTCCTTATTTAGGTTTAACAACAAATAATCTTGTAGCACAAATAAATGATGGTGGAAATTCAAGCTCTGATTCTTCTAATATTATTTATAAAGCTTTAACGGTGCCTGCTCCAGTTTTAAATAATATCAATAATACAAATAATAAAAGACCGACTATTTCTGGTACTTGGACACAAACTGAATTGCCTACTTATTCAGAAGATATTTTAATTGATATATATGATAATAATGTTATTATTTCTACTTTGGGAGATATTATCATTTCAAATGTTAAATCAAACAATACATTCAGTTTTACATTTACTCCTTCTTCTGATTTAGAAATCGGATCACATACTATTAAAGCAAAAGCATATTTTTATGATGGAACAAATGCTAATAATATAAGTTCTTTTAGTAATTCAGTTACTTTTGATGTATTAGATACTGGGGGTTCTTAATCAAAATTCAATTTTTGCATTTTTTGTTTCTATGGTTTTCGGTTTATCTTTTATATGTTTTTTGCCATTTGTTTTCTTTTTGTAATCGTCGAAATACTTGCGTTTGATGGGATCTTCGCCGCCATTCAAAGATGCTCTACGATCTGATAATTCAGAAGAATAATCTAATAGATCACCATATCGACCTTTCATATTTGCTGTTTTATTCACGAATCCTTTATTATCAAAAGGATCAACTACTTTTGCATTTCCAATATTAACTTGCGGCAAATCATAAACTCGTTCCCAGAAATTTTCATCTCCGTTTTCACCGCAATAATGCTTATATTCTTTCATTGGCATTACTACATCAATGATTTTGCCTGTTTTTTTATTTTTGAATTGATAGACCATAACTATTATATGAAATATATAAAAAATTAAAGCGCGGTTTTTAGGCCGCGCTTCTTTTTATTCTATTTCTATCGTTCTCAATCTTTCTTTCTTCTTGGGCAATTTAACTGATAGTAAGCCGTTACTCATTTTAGCGGTTACGCTTTCAAAGTCATAATCATTTACATCATATAAATAATCATCAAAGTCAACAGCAAATGTTTGCTTGTCGTCTACTTTAATATTAAGCGCTTTATTTGAGGTAAAGATCTTAACGTTTTCTTTAGATTTACCAGCTAGTTCAAAATTAAAAACTAGTTCATTATCGGTGTCGTTATATGTATATTTAAGAGTTTTGTAGTACATAGTAAAATACATATAGCAAGAATCATGCCAATTTTTTTAAGCTGAAAAATCATTTAATAGAGTCATTTTGACACTTTTAATTCTTTATTGAGCCAAGAAGTGTGTCAGCTGTTGTCTCATATGTGAACTTTTCTTGTAGCTTTAGTCCGTTTGGATTGGGCTTCTTTGCGTATTCAACAGATTTTAAAATCGCAGCATCCATTTCATCATCTGAAATATCAAAAAACTGACCTTGATTAAAAGCTGAGTTAGGAGTGAAAAAGATTCCATCGTAACAGTCTTTTAGCTTTGTTGGTTCGATTAGAATGCAATTGTCTGCTGTCGCCCAATCTTTGTGAGCTGTTGCGTTCATGACAACGCTCCATTTGCCTAACGCGGTAGAATTAAATGATGGCAAGTTCCATCCTTCTGCTCCGCTTAATCCACTGAGATCAATGTCTATACTGTTGAGGTAATCATTGACTTCACTATTTGTCTGCATATAAGGTACAAAATTAATATTATTGTACTGCTTGCCTTCAAATATCTTAATCATTTCGTCTTGAAATTTAGCTTTGTCTAAGAACGGATTTGTTACAGCGCAAGATAGCTGATACTTAGAATTATTACCAAAAAGCTTAAGCCAAGATTTGATTATTCTGGCTGTGTTTTTTCTTTTTTCAAACTTACCAAGTATTCCAAAATGAATTTTGTCTTCTAAATAAGTTTTTCCAGTTAAACAAAAATCTTTATCAAAACCAAGAGGAACAAATTTTACATTTGCAATATCGTTCATTTCAAATATTCGTTTCGTGTAATTAGAGGTTACGAATAATTGATCTTGGCATTTAAGAATATTTTTTTCGATGGGTGTTACTTGAGATACTTCGTGAAAAGTCAAAAGAGATTGATTTTTTGTATATCGAGATTCGCTAGAGTTAATATGCCATAGCTTTAAAGATGGCAAATCCTTATCTATCTTTTCGTATCTAGATGATGCAGCTTTCTTTACATATTCAATAAAATCATTGTCGATCTTATCATAAGCGCCAAAATCTAACTTATCTCCAATCGGAAAGAACACCAAATCTATATTTTTCTTATAAAACTCTCTTAAAATGTTTACAGAAACATTTCCAAAAGATAAAGAATTAATCGGCGCTGAAACTAGTAATCTCATATTTAGATCTTATGTTTTTAGATATAGAATTCAATGCAGCATTATGAATATTAATACATCCTTGTATGCTTAATTTCATTTCTTTGCTTATTTTTCTCCAGGGTGTAAGTTTTTTATTACCTGAGTATCTCATCGAGAATATCTTGTGCAATCTTTTATCAGGATGATTTTGCAGCTGTACTTTAAAATCTTTTAATACTGAATCTTTAAAGTCTTGTTGAGCTTTATTACATTCATACTTTATTTTTTCAAAATCATAAGAATGATCGTTTAGTTCAATATATTTTCTATTTTTATTAGAAGCATTTAGACACATCCATTTAGCTTCATTTCCTAAAAACGTAGAAAACTTAGTTCCTTTATCTTCATCGTATTTCAAGGCAGAATTATATATTGCTAATTCTTTATCGTTTATGATTTCTTCTCTTAAAGTATCGTTATTGCAGTTCTTTAGAAAAGAATTAACGATATCTAGATAAATTCCAGAATGCCTATCGATTAACTCTGATAAAGATTGATCTACATGTTTATTTCTTTTTATATTTTTGATTAATTGTATATCACTTAAATTCTCCATATAATGACCATTTATTTTTAAAGAATAAACGATTTATATGCCAATTGCAAGTTTCTTTTTCTTCAGTAAATGTTTTCCATTTTATTTTATAGTCTGCCGCTCGTTTTAATATAGGATCGTTTAGTTTCTCTTGAAAATTAGCGGGTTTTTGACCCATTCTGTTTAAATGTATAACAAAACCGCCGTTTTGTTTAATCCATTTAGCTTCGTTTTCATATCTTACATCAGTAATAATAACTATTATTTTATTATTGATAGAAGATTTAACTTTTTTCTCTATTTTTTTAATCCAGTAATCTTGATCTAGTTTTCTGCAAACATCTGTGCCGTAAGAAACTAGAATAGGTCTTATAACATCTTTTTCAGCATTGTTTTCAGTAAAAGCCGAAATGTTAAGTTTATCTTTCAAAAAGTCATCTAGATCATGTTTTAATGCAGAAGCAAACGATATCGTTAAACAAGGAAATCCATTCTTTTGAAGTTTTTGCATTAAATATTTTCCTAATGTATCTTTGCCACATCTAGCAACGCCAGCTATTCCAAAAATAAGCGGAAGTTCTTTTTGCACGATTTTTTTTCTACGTTTAATAATAAAATTATGAGTGTTTTGCATCTAAGGTATACCTAAGGAAATTATTAAGGTTAGTCAGAGGAATTTTTTAACGTGACACTATGGAAATTCGCTGTGGTTTGACTTTGATTAATTAAACTTTCTTCGAAGACTTCGAAAGTTTAATGTAAAGGTTCTCCTTTGTCAAGAAAAAAAGAGGATAAAGAAGATAAATCTTTAGCCAATTTATAATATCCTAAATCTGTTAATACTTCTGGAACGTGTAAAAATTCAATTTTATCATCACTATCATTAACTTTTTTAATATTCATTAAGAGTGATAATTTAGTATTTTTACCTAGCTTTTCTATTACCTCCTTTAAGGCTATAGTAGCAGCTTCAGTATAACTACAACTTAAAATAATACTTTGCCAATCAGCACATTCAACTAGATAAAAATCTTCTTGACTTTCTTCTGTCTTAAACATAAGATTAGAGTATATTAATAAATGCAAGATGTCAATAAAAAAATACTTTGGCTTGCAGATTTTGATTTAGATCAAGCGGCTGGCGGAGCGCAAAGAAGCGATAAGATCCTAATAGATCATGGAAGGTCATTAGGATATAATATTTTAAAAGTTAATAAGTTTAACTTTGGATCTCATATAAATTTGCACGACTATGATATTCTAATAACTTCTAATATTTGTTCATTGCATTTTTCCAATAGCTGGTTATTAGATGAGATATCTAAACACAAGCATCATATTCGCATTGAACATGATTCTAACAACTATCTAACAAACGAACAAAGGAAAAAACTATTTTCTAATTGCAAAAAGACATTCTTTTTAACCGAATATCACCATCAATACTTTGTTGAAGATTATGGCGATATATTTCATAACGTAGAAATAGTTCCTGATCCTATCGATACCGATTTGTTTTGCGATCTAAAAAAAGAAAGAGAAAATAAAATTTTATACGCTGGCTACATGCATCCTTTAAAAGGAAGCTATGAATTTTTTGATTTTGTGTTACAGAATACAGATTTAAAATTTGTTGTATCTGGATGGACCAATTATCCATCTTTGGAATTTTTATATAGAAGCATTCCAAATGTTGAATACATTGGAATCACCGATTATTCAAAAATGCCAGAAATTTATAATAAGTATTCTCATTTTTACTACAATCCAAATCTAAAAGAACCATTTTGTCGTTCTTTTGCAGAAGCTTTTTTATGCGGCTGTAAGATAATAAGTAATAAAGTAAATCAAATAGGCAGCTATCGATATTTTGTAAAACACGGGAAAGAAAAATTCATTAATGATTGCAAAAACGCTCACATTATATTCTGGAATAAAATATGAAAATAATATTAGTTTGTAATAAAAATTTGCCTCGCGAAAATCTAAACAGAATGGATTCTGGTTACTATAATGTATATATTCCATTAATAGAGCTAGGACATGAAGTATATTTTTATGATACTATAAACCCAAAAGAAAAAAATTTTTCTAAAGTTGTCGAGCGATTCCAACCTGATTTAATTTTTTGTTGTTTAACTGGCAATCCTCAAATTACTCCCTATGAACCAATTGAAGAAATTAAACAAATAACCAACTCTGGTAAAATCAAGACATTTAATTGGTTTTGCGATGATACTTGGAGGTTCGAAAATTTTTCTCAGTATTTTTGTCACTATTTCAATGTTTGCTCCACTCCAGAATATTCTTATATTCAGAAATTTAAACAATCTGGCTATAACAATATAATTCTAGGGCAATGGCACTGCAATGAAGATTTATATTTACTAAATCAAAAAAAATATAATATTGGTTTTTGCGGTGGATTGAATCAAACTAGATTGAACTTTTTAAAAAAATTGAATCAACAGATTTCATATTTTTCAGGATGTTCTTATGAAGATATGATATCGTTATACGCATCTTGTAAAATGGTTTTGAATCTTACCGTGAATGATAACGATACTCAAAAAAAACGCCAAATGAAATTGCGAATTTTTGAAGCGACTTGTGCTAATAGCATGTTATTAACTGAAAATGTCGAAAATATAGAAATATATTATAAACCAAATGATGAAATAATTTGTTTTGAAAATATAGAAGAATGCATTGACAAGGCTCAATTCTTTTTAAACAATGAAAACGAAATGCAAAAAATTACTCAAAAAGGAAATGAAAGATTTTTAAAAGAACATACTTCAAAAATCAGATTAAACAATATTCTTAAAGAGATAAATAAAATATGAAAATTTATATTCAAAGGCATTCTGAATTTGCCGGTAAATGGATTTATTCTGGTTATGCTCATGCGTGGGCTTATTTGGATTATCAAGTAAAATTTATTTCTCAACTAGAGGAAATAAAAGATGATTGTAACTATTGGTTATTTATCACAGAAGGAATTGTAAATGAACAAAATTTAAAATATTTAAAAAATAGCGAAAAAACTTTTTTATATGTACAACCCAACGAATTTCCGCATCACTGGGGAAAACATCCAAATTTTTTATGCTCTTTATCTTCTGAATTGATTGATAAAATTAATAATTTAAAAAACATAATTAAATGGACTTTTGGATATGATACGAAAACATATTTTTCATTATGGAAAAATGTTATATCGATGCCACTAGCTTATGATAATATAAATTATACATCCGATGAAACTTATAATTATGATTACGATTATGATATTTGTTTTATTGGTGGTTTTGCTAATAATGGATTTAATGAAAAAATTATTATTATGCAAGATACGTTAAACGCTTTTTTAAAAGCCGGTTTTAAATGTGGATTTTCAGTAGGTCAAAACATATCACACGATTTAGAAAATTATGTTTTAAATAGATCAAAAATTGCATTAAATATACATGATTTGTATCAAAGAACTTTAGGATTAGATACGAATGAAAGAACTTTCAAATCACTAGGCTGCAATGGTATTTTAATATCTGACTCTGTTAAACAGTTAGGATTATTATTTCCTCATTGCTATCAATCAAACAATATTGACGAGTTAATAGAAAAAGCTAAAGAATTTTGTCAATGGGATCTTTATGAATTAAATCTATATAAAAAACAAAATAAAAAAATAATAGAAGAAAAACATACGTATATCAAAAGAGTTCAACAATTTATTAATATAAATGAAAATTTCAATTATAGTTCCTAATTACAATAAAGGAAAATATATTGCAGAATGTTTAACATCTTGCTTGAATCAAACGTACGAAAATTTACAATTAATAATTATTGATAATGAAAGTACTGACAATAGCGTAGAAATAATAAAAGAGTTTCAAAACACTTATCCTAATAGATTTATATTTGACAGTGCAATAAACATATATCCTCGCTGCTGGGATGAATGCGTTGAAAAAGCTTTTAATTATATTTCTGGCGAATATTATACAATTATCGCATCAGACGATTATATAGATAAAGATTATATTAAAAATTCTGTTGAATTTATAAAAACAAAAAATTGTAAATTTTTTCAATCTTCTTTAAAATGGGTTGATAATGATAAAAACATTTTAAGAGAAATGACACAAAATTATAATAATATTGCCGATTTAAAAAGTCTTTTATTAAAAGGTTGTTATGTAAATTCTCCTACAGTTTTTAGAAAAACAGAAATTGAGAAAAAATATAATATATCTGCGAATCCATTAAAATATTCTGGAGCTGGAGATTATGATTTATATTGTCAAATCGTTGATAAAAATTTATATATTGAAAACTGTTCGAAATGGATAGGTTATTATTATAGAATAAATGAATCTCAAGCGACTTGGCAAATGCAAAGCGATGAAATAAAATATGATAAACTTATTCAAAAAAAATGGAGAGATAAATGGACGAACTAAATAACATTTTAGAATTAGTAAAAAATTATATTGATAGCAAACCAAAAACTTGGATCCCCGGCAAAGACTGGGTTCAGTATGCTGGTCCATATTTTACTTCAGAAGAGTACATTTCTTCCATAAAGTCTTTGTTAAATGGTTGGCTTGTGCTTGGACAAGATGCTATTACCTTTGAAACCAAATTTCCTAAGCATCTCGGCAAAGAATATGGTATATTAACAAATAGCGGAAGCAGTTCTAATTTGATTATGATGTCAGCTATGACGTCTAAAAGATTATACAATTTTCCAAAAGGCACAAAAGTAATTACTCCTATAGCTGGATTTCCAACTACTATCAATCCAATATTTCAAGTTGGATTTGAACCTATCTTTGTTGATATAGATCTTGATACTCTTAATCTTAATTTAGATCAAGTTGAAGAAGCTGCAAAGAAAGGGGCAAAAATAATTACTTTTGCTCATGTTCTTGGAAATCCTCCAAACATGAATCGATTGATGGAAATTGTAAATCAATATAATCTTATATTACTCGAAGATTGTTGCGATGCTTTGGGTTCTACTTATGATGGAAAACCACTTGGCAGTTTTGGTGAACTTGCTAGTTGCAGTTTTTATCCTGCACATCACATGACTATGGGTGAAGGAGGTTTTGTGGCTTGCAAGACTCAATTACAAGAAATAATAACAAGAAGTTTTAGAGAATGGGGGCGTGGATGTTATTGTGTTGGAAAGAAAGCTAATTTATTAAAGAACGGTTCATGCGGAAAACGCTTTTCCAATTGGCTTCCAGAACTTCCAGATGAAGAGTTTGATCATAAATATGTTTATGATGAAATAGGATATAATTTAAAACCAATGGAGCTTCAAGCTTCAATGGGCTTGGCTCAAATTAAAAAACTTCCAGAAATACATTTTTTAAGAAAGCGTAATCATGCTCTGCTCTGCGAAGCTTTTAGCCAATATGAAGATTATTTTATTATTCCTAAAGCAACTAAATTATCAGACCCAAGCTGGTTTGCATTTGCAATAACTATTAAAAACAATGCCCCATTTAAGCGTAAACATATTGTCCAACATTTTGAAAACGCTAAAATTCAAACCCGCCCTTATTTTGCTGGCAACATTATGCTTCAACCAGCATATTCAGGTATTATGAATCCCAAAGATGTTATTGAAAAATATCCAACAGCTCGTAAAATCACAACAGATACTTTTTTCTTAGGAACAAGTCCAGTAATAACTGAGGAGCAAATATGCTACATTAAGAAAAACTTAGATTTATTTATTCATAATTTATGAAAATAGTTTATATTACTGGTTGTTTAGGTTTAATCGGTTCTTATTTAACAAAACTTTGTCTGCAAAAAGGATATTATGTAATTGGAGTAGATAAAATAACATATGCGGCAAGACCAGATTTACTAAAAGAATTTAACAAATATGAAAAATTTAAATTTGAACAAAAAGATATTTGCAATTTAGATAGACTCGTAGATTGTGATTATTTTATAAATGTAGCCGCCGAAACACATGTTGATAATTCAATAAGAAAAAGTGATGATTTTATCAAAACAAATATCGATGGCGTTTATAATATTCTTGAATTATTAAAAACTTATAAAAGAGAAGGAATTATCGTTCCTACTTTTTTACATTTTAGCACAGATGAAGTTTATGGTGATATTTCGAAAGGAGAACATTTCGAAACAGATATTTTAAAACCAAGCAATCCCTATTCAGCCACAAAAGCTGCTGCTGATCAATTAATACTTGCTTGGGCTAGAACATATAAAATTAATTATATTATTGTTAGACCTACAAATAACTATGGAATAGGACAGTATGTTGAAAAATTAATTCCAAAATCTTGCAAATGCTTGACTCTTGGCAAAAAGATACCTCTGCATAATCAAGGCGCACCTTATAGAAACTGGTTACATGCTAAAGACACTGCATATGGAGTTGTTAATATAATTGAAAGCGGAATAAAAAACGAAATATTCAATATAGCAGGAGGATTCGAGCAAAGCAATATTGCAACAGTGCAAAAAATTATTTCTGAATATTTTGGATATTTACCTTCTGACTATCAAGAAAAATATTTAAATTTATCTATCTCTAGAGAAGGTCAAGATATTAGATACGCTTTAAACGATGATAAATTAAGAAGTTTAGGTTGGAAACCTCAATGCAGTTTTGATAACGAAATAAAAGAAATAGTGCAGTTTTATAAAAATAACTTTATATTTTAATGAGCGTTAAAACTTTAGACGAATTAGCTGATCAATTTAATTCAGATAAAAGCACTAAATCCTCTCATGGATCTAGACATGGATATGCTCCTATCTATGATAAACTTCTTAATAAATGGAAAAACGAATCTATCAATTTACTTGAAATAGGCGTTTGCATGGAATACACTTCAGGCGGTCAGTCAGTAAAAATGTGGGAAGCGTATTTTGAAAAAGCTAAAATATACACTTTTGATATAGTAGATATGTCAAAATTAAAAAACAATAGAGTTGACTTTTTTAGAGGAGACCAAAGCAAAAGAATAGATTTTGAAAATATGATTAAAGTTTTCAATGTTTCATCTTTTGATTTTATTCTTGAAGATGGATCTCATATTCACGAACACCAAATGATTTCATTAGCAAGTCTTTTTAAATATGTTAAATCTGGAGGATATTATATATTAGAAGATATTTCTGTTGCCGGAAGACCATGCTGCTGCCAAAGAAATGATCAAACTTTTGAAATAATTCAAAATTTTATAAAAACTAACAAATTTGAAAGCCCTCATATAACAAAAGATGAACAAAAGTACATAGAAGATAACATTAGTGATATAAAAATATACGACGATATTCAAAACGCTTACTGCGTAGCGATTTTTACAAAAAAATAAAATATTTATGAATTCTTTAGAATTTAACTGCGTAAAAATTTTAACCGATATGATTGAGAATCATGGTCTTATCGGTATTAAAACTAGTTTTGAAGACGAAGGCGCATCTTTTAATGAGACCATTAGATTGAAAGAGATCTGTAATCAAGCAAAAACTAAAATAACACTTAAAATTGGCGGTCCAGAAGCAATAAGAGATTTAAAAGATTCTACAATTATAGGGGTTAAAGGAATTGTGGCTCCAATGGTGGAATCAGCTTTCGGGGTTAAAAAATTTATAAATGCTGCTCAAACACATATCCCAGAAGATATTTTAAACTCTGTTCAATTAAATATTAATCTTGAAAGTGTTTCAGCAATTAATTCTATAGAAGATATATTCTCGACAAAAGAGATAGAAAAATTAAACGGCATAACAGTTGGAAGAGTAGATTTAGTTTCTTCTTTGAATAAAAACAGAGAATATGTTAATGATGAAGAAATTCTAAAAATGGTTAGAAAAGTTTTTATTAAAACTAAAGAAAAAAATTTAAAATGTTGTATTGGTGGCGCTGTGTCTATAGATTCTTTTTCTTTTTTGAAGAATTTACATTCAGAAGGTTTACTTGATAAATTCGAAACAAGATATGCGATATTCGATCCTTCGATAGCTTTAAAAAATTTACCAAAAGCTTTAGCAAAAGCTCAAGAGTTTGAATACGAGTGGTTAGTGAATAAAAAAAACTATTATCTTTCTTTCGCTAATCAGGATGACAAAAGAATAGAAATGATTAAATCTCGACTAAATAATTCAATAAAAACTTCTTCTTCACTTTCGTCATGAATAAAATATTAATTACAGGAGGTTCAAGAGGAATAGGAAAAGAAATAGTTAAAATTTTTAAACAAAACAAACATTATGTTTTTGCTCCTTCCAGACAAGAATTAGATTTATCTAAATCAATCAAATTAAAAGATTGTGATTTCGATATTGTTATAAACTGCGCTGGAATTAATCCAATAACAACAATAGAAAATAGCTTCGAAAATATAGAACACGTATTTAAAGTAAATTTTATTTCAGCTTTTGAAATAACAAAACAATGTCTTCCACATATGGTGAAAAATAAATATGGAAGAATAATTAACATTGGAACAATATGGACCAACATAGCAAAAGAGGGTCGATTTTGTTATTCTGCAAGCAAAAATTCTTTACATTGCTTATCTAAATTTATCACTGTTGAATATGCTAAATACAATATTTTAGCCAATACTATATCTCCAGGATTCATTGAAACAGATTTGACAAAACAAAATAATACTCCAGAGCAAATAAAAGTTTTAAAAAATAAAATTCCATGTCAACGTCTTGGCTTGCCTGAAGAAGTCGCTAAATTAGTATATCATTTATCTGTACAGAATTCTTATATTTCTGGTCAAGAGATAATAATAGATGGAGGCTATTCATGTTCAGCACAATAGATGTTAAATCTAAAATTCAAAATTATTCTATTTTGTTTATTGATAACATAGATGAAATAAATAAATTAATAAATCAAGAAAATGTCATAACTGTCATAGATAAAACAGTAAAAAATTTGTTTTTTACTAGCATTTGTGTTGAAAAAACTATTGAACTTGAAAGTAACGAACAAATAAAAACTTTAGAAAGTTCTGCTAAAATATTGAAGAAATTTTCTGATTTAAATCTTAATTCTAAAAGTATTATACTTGTTATAGGAGGCGGCATTTTGCAAGATCTAATAGGATTTTGCGCTTCTATATATAATAGAGGTTTAGATTATATATTAATACCAACAACGCTTTTAGCACAAACCGATAGTTGCATTGGCGGTAAAACCTCTATAAATTTTAATAATAAAAAAAATATATTAGGAACTTTCTATCCTCCTTGTAAAATAATAATTTATACTAAATTCTTAAAAACTCTTAACAAAATGGATTTATTTAGCGGAGCAGGAGAAATTTTTAAATTTTATATTCTACAGAGTAAAATAAAACAGTTTCCATCTGATATATCAAAACTTGAAATACTAGAAAAAAATATCTTTGAAGGGCTAAAATATAAAAACAGCGTTTTAGAAAAAGATGAATTTGATAAAAAAGAGAGAAAATTTTTAAATTTCGGTCACACTTTTGCACACGCATTGGAATCGACTTCTAATTATAAAATGCCTCATGGAATTGCAGTGATTATTGGATGTATGATAGCCATTGAAATAAGCAAAAAAGTATTTAATAATGTACTTGACTATGAAGATATTATAAAAACAGGAAATAGATTAATAAAAGAAAGCGTTAATTTCGAAATTGAAAAAATTTGGTTTGATTTTGATGTTTTATTGCCTATAATTAAAGCAGATAAAAAGAATACGGATTGCATTAACATGGTATTAATTGATATAGATAAACCTGTTTTATATAAAATAATCGAACTAGAAAATTTAAAAACAGCAGTAAATAAAATATATGAGGGTATCAGATTATATAATTCAATTTCTTCGTGACGAATATAAAATCGATACTTTTTTCACCGTATCTGGCGGAGGTTGCATTTTTTTAATAGACTCTCTTGGAAAAACCGAAAATATAAAATACATAGCAACTCATCATGAACAAGCAGCCGCTATAGCCGCTGAAGGATATGCTAGAATTAATAATAAATTAGGTGTTTGTGTAGTTACAAGTGGCCCCGGTGGAACAAATGCTATAACAGGCACTCTTTGCAGCTGGTTGGATTCTATTCCTGTTTTATTTATAAGCGGACAAGTCAATAAAGAATTAACAACTAATTTCACCAGATCCAATTTAAGACAACTAGGAGATCAAGAATTTAATATTGTTAAAACTGTTGAAAATATGACCAAATTAGCTGTTCAAGTAAATGATTCTAAAGATATTAAATATTATTTACAAAAAGCTTGCAAAATCGCAACAACAGGAAGACCCGGACCAGTTTGGTTAGACATACCTTTAAATATTCAATCTGCTGATATTAATATAGATGATTTGAAATCATTTGATGAAAAAATTGATAATCCGCAACCTTTTGAATTTGAAATAGATAATGTAATAGAAAAATGGAATAAATCAAAGAAACCTCTTTTAATTGTTGGAAATGGAGTTAGGCTTTCTGGAGCAGTATTAGAATTAAAACAGCTTCTTTCAAAAACAAAAATTCCAGTTATATCTGCTGTAAACGGAAACGATATTGTTAATTCTGATTATCCTTATTATTATGGAAGATTCGGAACTCATGCTCAAATTTGTGCTAATAAATTATTAAATGAGTGTGACTTTGTTTTATCAATTGGAAGTAGACTTTACGTTAGACAAACAGGATATAATTTTAGTTCTTTTGCTAAAAACGCTTATAGAATATATATTGATATCGACAAGGAAGAACTTAATAAACCAACTCTATTTCCTGATCAAAAAATAGTTTCAGACGCTAAAAAATTTATTAATAACCTTTTAAATAAAAAAATAAATTTAACTTCTCAGTCTTGGATTAATGAATGCAATAAATTAAATGAAAATCCGAAAGTATTAAATAGACACAGAGAAAAAAAAGATTTTGTCAGTAATTATTTTTTAATAGAAAAACTTTCTCAGCTGCTACCCTATGATCATCATATAATTACAAGCGACGGATCTGCAAATGTTGTTACTATGCAGGTTCTAAATTTAAAAGGTAATCAAAGATTAATCACAAATACCGGCTGCGCTCCAATGGGATACGGTCTTCCTGCAGCAATTGGTGCCTCGATTAATAATAATATTGTTTGTTTAGAAGGGGATGGAAGTTTGCATTTAAACATACATGAGCTTCAAACAATGAAGCATTACAATTTGCCTATAAAATTAATTTTAATTAATAACGATGGATATTTATCTATTAAAACAACACAAAAATCTTTCTTTAATAGTAAATTTGTAGCTTCAGAAAAAAATAGTGGCGTATCTTTTCCAAAATTTAAAAAAATCATTTCAGCATATGAATTGCCATATTACTCTATTAAAAATAATTCTGAAATAGAATCAGTTCTTTCAAAATTTTTAAAACAGACTGGACCCTGTGTTTGCGAGGTTTTTACAGATCCAGAAGAATATCATGAACCAAAAGTAGTTGCAAAATTAAATTCAGATGGAAAATTTATTCCCGGTTGTTTAGAAAACATACAATGGATAGATTCAAAATAATAAAATGAATGTTTTAGTTACAGGTTCTAAAGGTTATATAGGGCAATCTATCATTAATTCAAAAAATAAAAGAATTAATTATTTCGAAGGATCTAGGCAAACAATTGATTTATTTAATAAAGAGAACATTAAAGATTTTATTAAAAAAAATAAAATTGATTCTATTATTCACTGCGCCATCGAAGGCGGAAGTAGATTAAAAAAAGACGACTCTAGTGTATTTTATAATAATATTTTAATTTTTGAAAATTTATATTATTGCAGAAAATTAATTAATAAATTTATCAATTTGGCTTCAGGTGCTGAATTTGATAGGGAAACCGATATAAATTTAAAAAAAGAAGAAGAAATTTTCAATTGCGTTCCTAAAGATTATTATGGTTTATCAAAAAACATAATTTCTCAAAAAGTCATCAGCGTTAAAAAATTTTATAACCTTAGAATATTTGGCTGCTTTGATGAAAACGAACTTAATACAAGATTTATAAAAAGTTCAATAATCAAAAGCAAATTAAATCAAAATATTATAATTAATGAAGATAAAAAAATGGATTTCTTTTACTTAAAAGATTTAATAAATGTTATAGAACATGCATTATTTTTTGATTTATCCGATCAAGATATTAATTTAAGTTATCCAGTAAAATATAAACTTTCAGAAATCGCTCAAAAGATAATTGATAAAAATAATTCAAAAAGTGAAATAATCATTCTAAATCAAAATTGTTTAAACTATAATGGAGACAGTAAAAAACTTTTTAATACTCCCATTTATTTTAACGGTCTTGAAACAGGAATACAAAATACAATAAATAAAATTATATGAAAACAGCATGTTTTATATATTCAGATAATAAAAAATACGATAAACTACAAGAGTGCGCTATTAAAAGTTTTAAAAAATACCATCCAGATATTCCAATATTTGCGTACACTTCAAAAAACACTGAATTATCTCATTTAAAAGGTTTTCCATACTGTAAATATTTATTTGCTTATGAAGTAGCAAAAAAATGTAATATACAAAAAATCATCATATTAGGTTCTGACGTTATTATTTGCGACAGACTTAATGAATTCATCGATAATTATAATTTTGATATATTAACTTCACTTGATTATCCATATCCTCTTGAAATAGTTGCTGCACCAATTTGTCATTTTAAATTTTCTTTTTCAAGCGATCAACATGTTAATGCTGACGTAGTTTGTTTTAATAATATAAACGCTCTTGAAGAAGTATTGAACTGTCATAAATGGATGCTAACAGAATACGGAGAACAGGCAGCGTTAAATTATATTTGTAATATTCAAAACAAATATACAAATTTAATAGTAGATGGTGATTTTAAAAATTCTAATATTGTTTATAACGCTAGAGCAAAAGGCAATTTATGCGCTGAACCCAACACATCTCCTTGGTTTAAATACACTTCTAAATTTCAAATTATAAATAATAAATTATACACAGGAGTACATGAAAACATATCTAAATCAAAACAAATAAAAGTATGGCATTATTGTGATGCGTTTGGGCATTATAATGGCACAGAGTTTGAAAATAAAATAAACGATTGGATAAATAACGGTTTTAATTTAGAAACAAAAAATTTCTTTTCTGATCAATGTGATTGCGGAGACTTTTTTCGACAAAAATTTACAATATGAGCATTTTAGTAACTGGCGGTTCTAGCATGGTTGGAAAACATTTGCAAAAAATATTTCCAAAAGCTGTTTATTTAACTAGTAAAGATTGCGATTTAACAAATTACAATGAAACTTATAATATAATTAAAAAGATAAAACCAAATACTGTTATTCATCTTGCTGCAAAAGTTGGCGGAATTATGGATAATATAAATAAACCCGTTGATTTTTTTGAGCAAAACATATTAATAAACACAAATACATTAAAAGCTAGTTATGCAAATGGTATTAATAAATTTATTGGAATCTTAAGCACATGCATTTACCCCGATAAACTAGAAAATAATCAATACCCAATAGAAGAAAAATTATTACATTCAGGACCACCAACGCCAACTAATTTTGCTTATGGATATGCTAAAAGATGTCTCGCAGTACAAATAGATGCATATAATAAACAATACAGAACAAAATATTCCTCATTGATTCCTTGCAATCTATATTCAGAGAATGATCATTTTAACGGTGACAAAGCTCATTTTTTATCTAGCTTGATATATAAAATACTTAAAGCAAAACGAGAAAATCAAAATGCAATAGAGTTATTTGGAACTGGTTCTCCATTAAGACAGTTTATGTACGCTGAAGATCTTGCAAAAGCGATTGTTCAAACGCTTGAACTTAATGAAGCTTTTAACTTTAATATTTGCACTGATGAAAACAAAAGCATTAAAGAAATAGCAGAAATTGCACTTTTAGCATGTGAAGCTAGCCATTTTGAAATCAAATGGAATAAAAATAAACCAGATGGTCAATTCAGAAAAGATGCTTCGTCAAAATTGTTTTTACAAAAGTTTCCAGAATTTAAATTCACTTCTTTATTTGAAGGAATACAAAAAACTTATAATATCATAAAGAATGAAAAGCTGGAAGCTTAACGATTCAAATTTCACTTTAATAGACAGACTTAAAATATCTGCGTTTTTTCTCAATAGTAAAAATTTTTGGACAATGACAGATAAAGTTGCTCGTTTTGAAGAAAAAATATCTGACTTTACAAACAGTAAGTACTCTATTTTTGTTTCAAGCGGATCAACTGCGAATACAATTTTAGCTTATTACCTAAAAGATAATTTCTATACAGATAAAAGAAACACAATCGTTTTTCCTTCAACAACATGGATCACTTCTGTTTCTCCTTTTATAAGAGAAGGATTCAAGCCAAAATTTATTGATATTACGCTTGATGATTTAGCTATCGACCTAAACAAACTAGAATCTTTTTTAGATAAAAACCACGAAGAAGTTTCATGTATTTTTGTGACCAGTTTATTAGGTATCGTTCCTAATATCGATAAACTGATTGAAATTAAAAATAAATATAACATCAACATAATGATGGATAATTGCGAAAACACTTTCGGTAAATTTAATAATAAAAATATCAGTAGTTATTTTACATCCACAACAAGCACATATTTCGGCCATCAACTACAAAGTGTTGAAGGCGGATTTATATTTACGAATGACGAAAAGGAAAGAGATTTATTTTTAATGTATCGAAATCATGGAATGACACGAAGCATCAAAAACAATTCTCAAATAAAAAACAACGATGTTGACAGTAGATTTGATTTTTATTTACAAGGTAATAATTTTAGAAATTCAAATATACATGCTTTAATAGGACTTTTAGATCTTAATAGAGTTGATAAATATATAAATGATAGGCAAACACTATATAATTATTTTTGCAATAAAGTTAATGATTCTATTTTAAAATATAAAAATAATGACAAAAATGAAAATTCTTTATTTTGCATACCTTTGATTTTTAATGATAAAATTAAAAAAGAAAAAACAGAACAATTTTGTTATCAAAACAATATTGAATCTAGACCTATCATATCCGGCAACTTATTAAGGCAAACATGTTTAAAAAAATATGATGATTATTATAATTTTCCAAATAGCGAATATATTCATCAAAACGGTTTCTATGTAGGTTTAAATTCAAAAGTATCATTTAAACAGCTAGATATATTAATTAATTTCATCAATAATCTTTAAAATGAGCAAAAATATTTTAATTACAGGTGTTACTGGACAAGATGGCGCAAATATGGTTGAGTATCTTTTGAAAAACACTAACCATAAAATTTTTGGAATGATACGCAGGTCTTCCAATATTAATTTATCTAACTGTCAAGCATTTAAAAATGAACCGCGATTTCAGTTTGAATACGGTGATTTATCTGATTCGCAAAGCATTAATAATATTATAAGAAAAGTAGATCCTGATTATTTTATTAATTTTGCTGCTAATAGTTTTGTTGGCTGCAGCTGGCAAATGCCAGAACAAATGTTTGATATAAATAGTTTAGGAGTATTAAGGTGCTTAGAAGCCATTAAAAATCTTAAACCTTCTTGTAGATTTTATTCTGCTGGATCTAGCGAAGAGTGGGGAAATGTAGAATATAGCCCTCAAGATATGAAGCATCCTTTGAAGCCTAGAAGTCCATATGGAGCAAGCAAAGCTTCAGCAAGGCATATAGTAAAAGTATACAGAGAGTCATATAATTTATATGCTGTACATGGTATTTTATTTAATCATGAAGGCACAAAACGAGGAGAAGAATTTGTTACCAGAAAAATTACCAAGGGAGTTGCTAGAATTTATCACGCAATTAAAAATTCACAAATTTTTCAACCTATTGAATTAGGTAATTTAGATGCCAGAAGAGATTGGAGTGACAGTGAAGATTTTGTTGATGGTGTTTGGAAAATGCTAAATCAAGAATCACCTAAAGATTATATATTAGCTAGCGACGAAACCCATTCAATACGAGAGTTTGTTGAAAAAGCTTTTGATCATGCTCACATTGAGGGTTACTGGCATGGCAATGGAGTTGATGAAAAATATTATATTAATAATAGGTACATAGAAGATAAACAAGTCGAATCATCTTGTTTAGTAAAAATAAATCCAAAATTTTATAGACCCGCTGAAGTTGAATTATTATTGGGAGATTCAAAAATAGCTAGAAAAGAATTAGATTGGGAACCAAAAATTTCATTTGACAAACTAGTCGAAAAAATGGTACGCTTTGACATAGATAATTTTTAAAATTAGTGTATAATTGTTTTTATCATGAGCGACTTAAATATTCTTTCTGAATCCTTTCTTTCCAAATACAAAAACAAGCAGCCCAACTGGGGGTTTAATGGTCTCGGTTATATAGTATATAAGAGAACCTATGCTCGATTAAAAGACGACGGCAATACTGAAGAGTGGTGGGAAACAGTCGCTCGCTGTATTAATGGTGCTCAAAAAATCGGTGCTCAATATTCTCAAGAAGAAGCTGAAAGAATTTATGATTATGTTTTTAATCTAAAGTGCAATTTTGCGGGTAGAATGCTTTGGCAGCTTGGAACTTCAACTGTTGATCGATTTGGAGCTAATTCTCTTCTCAATTGCTGGGCAACAGCAATGCGTGAGCCAAAAGCGTTTCTTTTCCTTTTTGAAAATCTAATGCTTGGTGGTGGTGTAGGTTATAGTATTCGTCGCGAAGACGTTCATGAGCTTCCCAAGATTAAGAAGGGGGTTGTTGTTTCTCATGAAGCCACTAAAGATGCAGATTTTATTGTTCCTGATTCGCGAGAAGGTTGGGTTAAGTTGCTAGCTAATGTTCTTGATGCTTTTTATGTAAATGGAAAGTCTTTTACATATTCTACTATTTTAATTCGCGGTTATGGAGAACTCATCAGAGGATTTGGTGGAAAAGCAAGTGGACCACAAATTCTTATTGATGGAATTGAAAAGATCACAAAGATTTTCCAGAGTAGAGAAGGTAAAAAACTTCGTTCTATTGATGTACTTGATATTTGCAATATTATTGGAAGTGTTGTGGTTGCTGGTAATGTAAGACGTTCAGCAGAAATCGCTCTCGGAGATCCTGATGATATTCTATATCTCCGCGCTAAAAACTGGAGTTCTGGTAACGTTCCAAATTGGCGAGCTATGAGCAACAATACTATCTATGCCGATAATTTTGATCACATCATGGAAGAGGTGTGGAAGAATGGGTATGAAATAAATAAGCAAACAGGATACGCCAATGGCGAGCCTTATGGTTTGTTTAATCTTCCTCTTTCCCAAAAGTATGGTCGTATTGTTGATGGGCCTATTAGTGAATCAAAACTATATCCAACAGATGTAGATAACTGCGAAATGACTAATCCATGCGCTGAAATTAGTCTTTCTAATTATGAATGCTGCAATCTTTGTGAATTGTATTTAAATAATATTCAATCAAAAGAAGAATTAATTGACTGCGCAAAACTGCTTTACAAGACACAAAAAGCTATCGCTGCACTTCCGTTTATTCATGAAGAAACAAATCGTATCGTTCACAAAAACATGCGTCTCGGTCTTGGCGTTACTGGTGTTTGCCAGTCTCTTGATAAGCTCGATTGGCTTGATGATTGTTATGTTGCTTTGCGTAAGTTTGATAAGCAATGGAGCAAGGAAAGAGGATGGCCCGAAAGCATCAAGCTTACCACAGTTAAGCCCAGCGGGACTTTGAGTTTGCTTGGTGGAGCTACTCCCGGTGTTCATCCTGCATATAGCCAGTATTATATGCGCACTGTTCGCATGTCTAGCTCTGATGCTCTTGTTCAAATCTGCAAAGACATGGGATATCATGTTGAATATCTAATCAATTTTGACGGTACAGAAAATCATGATACCGTTGTTGTTTATTTTCCATGTGAAACTCCAGCAGGATCAATTCTTGCAAAAGATATGGATGTGATTAAGCAACTTGATATGGTTAAGAAGCTTCAAACTGTTTGGTCTGATAACGCTGTATCAGTTACTGCATATTACAAGGAAGAAGAACTCACCGCTCTACAAAACTGGCTAAAAGATAATTACGAAAAGAATATAAAGAGCGTTAGCTTCTTGCTGTTTAAGAACCACGGCTTCAAGCAAGCTCCATATCAAGAAATTGACGAAAAGTCGTATTTAACTGCTAAAGCTAAAGTTAAGCCATTAAGCGCTTTATCTATCAATTCTAACGAAATGTTAGATATGGCAGAATGCGCAGCTGGAATATGTCCAATTAGATAATCAAAGAGCCGCCGAAAGGCGGCTTTAATTTTTTCTAGGTGTTGCTATTATAGTGTATAAATCTTTATATGGATATAGTAGTAGATTTATCTAACTTGATTGCTAAAAAAAGACAAGGGCCTAAAAGCTCCGCTCAAACTCCAGCAAAACCAGAAGAAAAGAAAAAAGGTTCTAAAATAAATGAGCCTGGTTCTGCTGGAACAACGCCTGATGCTAAAGAAAGAGCGAAAGAAGCTCTTCAAAGAAAAGACGAAAAACAATTAATTAGCAAAGCTGAAATTACATTTAGTGAAAAAGTAACTAATGCATTAAAAGAAAAAGTAAAAAATCATAACGCTAAACACTCTAAAAAAGTAACATTATCACAGTTAAAAAAAGTTTACAGAAGAGGACTAGGAGCATTTAGTTCTAGTCATCGCCCCGGAAAATCTAGAGCACAATGGGCTATGGCAAGGGTAAATACGTTTTTAAGAATGCAAGGTGGCGGTAAAGTAAAAGATGCTTATCGTCGCGCAGATCAAGATATCGCAAACAGTTAATAATTTATGAAATACACAACAACAGCAGTATCTGGCCCCGGATCAGGACCAACAACCGGACCAGTTAAACCTAAAACCACAAAAAAACCTAGTACAACAACAGGTCCTGCAACTGGCCCTAATAGTACAACAGGCCCCAAAAAGAAGTAATCATGAATGATAAAGTTGTAGATATTTATCATTTTGATGATTTTGATGAAGAAGATTTTGCGGCAGCTTTTTCTGATTTAAAAGAATTTGGTGTAAATGATGATGAATTAAATTTAAATTATATAGAAGTAGAGGAATAAATGAATATAGTAACTAAACTTCTAACATATCAAAATCAAGTTAAAATTTTGCATTGGCAAACAACGTCATACTCTGAACATAAATCATTAGGCGATTTATATGACGGCCTTTCTGGACATATCGATCAATTTGTTGAAGTGTTTATGGGTAAATATGGTAGAATTATAAGCCCATCAACATTTAATTTAATTCTTGAAAATTATAAAAATTTAGGTCCAATGTCTCTCATGAATGAGATGGAAACATATTTGGTAAACGATGTGCCAACAATGTTAGACGCTAAGAAAGATACTGACTTGTTAAATATTAGAGATGAAATGTTAGCTGATGTAAATAAAACCAAGTATCTATTAACTTTAAAGTAAATAATGAATATATCTGTTAATTTTAGCGGCGAAATCAAAGCTGCAAAAGAAAAGAAAACATTAAACAAGCCTTTTCGTACTCCGAAAGGGCCTAAAAAGTTTTCTGTATATGTTAAAAATGAAAAAGGCAATATTGTAAAAGTTAATTTTGGTGATCCTAATATGGAAATTAAGCGCGACGATCCTTCTCGTCGTAAAAGTTTTCGCGCTCGTCATCAATGCGATACTAAACCCGGTCCTCGCTGGAAAGCTAAGTACTGGAGCTGTAAGATGTGGGAGAGTAAAAAATCAGTAACAGATTATACAACTAAAGGTTCTATCGATGATGTTGTTCATCAATGGGATGGTGTTACTTATTGGGATCAAGAAGATTTATTGAAGTTGATGCCATCTTTGGCTCAAGCTCCTGAAATAACAGAAGAAATAGAAGAAAATAATTCTGAATTGATTGAAGAAAGTTATGAAATGGCTTTAGGTCAATTGGCTTATATTTCAGACTATTCAAAAGATTTACTCGAAAAACTCAGAGCGAATCCATCATATGCTTCTAAATTAGAACCTTGGGTGCAAAGCAAAATCACATTAATGGAAGATTATTTATTTGCTGTACATAACTATATTATATATTCTCAAGAAGGCGGCCCACATGAAAACAAAAATATGCAAGAAGGTATGCGTGTTTTAAATACAAATGCCAGTTGCAAACATTTTGGCAGTGAAGGCATCATCAAACAAATTAAAAACTTAGATAACGACATGGGTCAAGTAATTGCATACGAAGTTACTAACAACGGATCTAATTTTAAAGAAGGTGATATTTTAACAAAAACCATCGATCAATTAAATTTATTAGAAGGTACAAAATAAATGAAAGCAAATTTAAAATTTAACAATAAACAATTTATCGCAGAAGTTTCACTTTCAAATGTTTTAGAAACAGATGAAAATGAAATTCATAGTGCATATATGAGCGAATGCATGATGAATGATGCCATGTTTGTTAATACTGCTGGCATGTCAACAAGCGACGCTAAATACATGTGCGGCATGTCATATATGAAAAACCGTCAAATGCTTATGGAAGGTGCTGGTGAACTTACTGAAAAACAAATGGGTTTACCAACAAATCTAAAAAAAGGAATTTTAAAGCGCTACGAAAAAGCTGGAACTCTTTCAGAAGAAGGAAAAAAACAATTAATGAGTTTAAGTTCAACAGTTGAAATCGAAGTTAAAGATGAAGAAGAGAATGAAAATGAATCTGGTGATGAAGGCGAAAATGGCGAAAAAGAAGACATGCAAGAAATGCAAGCCGAACCAACCGCAGTTTTCGTTCAAGAACCTGCTCCACCAAGCGGTAATATTACTCCGAAAGCTGCTGAAGAAGGTCTTAAAATAGACGAGAAGCTACAAAAAGAACAAGAAGCTGCTGCTCCTAAAAATCCTCAGTTACAGAGCCCCACATTTAATCCAAAAGTTTAATTCTAACAGTTAATATATAACCGCTGGGAAACCAGCGGTTTTTTTGTATCTTGACATCTTTACTGTTCTCTGTTATTGTTCTGGCATGAATAAAAGACAGTTATTACAAAAACTGTTGTTTGCGCCTAATAAAAAGAATCCAAAATTTTGGCAGAAACAATATTCTTTATTAAATAAATTACTTAAAGATTTTCCCGATATGAAATTCTGGGAAACTCATGAATTTGATAAAGTAAATTGTTTAACTTTATTTCTAGCCGAAAGAAAGTATGAAATAACAGATAAATATAAATGGTTCCTTTTTCAACCTGAATTTAAGAATCCAGAAATAAATATAGGCGATAAAACGGGTGATGATTATAATATAGAAAGCAAACCAAAAACAATTAAGCAATTTTTAAAATGAGTAGAAAATCAAAAGACGAATCAACTGAAGCAGCAAGCATTTTAACTTCTCAAGAACAGCTCAAAAGCTTTCTTAAGCAGAATAAAGAATCGCATTATAATTTTGAAGAGACAATAGATTATCGCGTATCTAGCGGTAGTTTAATTTTTGATTACAAACTAGGTGGGGGCTTAGGCACTGGTTTGCATCGTTTTGTAGGTATGAATGAAGGCGGTAAAACTAGTTGCGCTTTGCAATTCATGAAGAATTTTCTAGATACTCAAAAAGATGGTAAAGGCTTTTATATTAAAGCTGAAGGACGATTGAGCAAGGAAATGATTGAAAGATCAGGTGTTAAGTTTGTTTTCTCAGAAGATGAATGGGTAAAAGGTACATGTTTTGTATTTGAATCTAATATTTATGAAACTGTATTTGATGCGCTCAGACTTCTAGTTGGGAAAAATGATGAAAAGAATAGGTATTTCTTTTTGCTAGATTCTGTAGATGGTCTTATCAGAAAAGGTGATTTAGATAAGACTTTTGAAGAATCTCAAAAGGTTGCTGGTGGAGCTGTTATTGCTGCTGACTTAATGAAGCGCATGTCTATTTCGCTTCAAAAGCGTGGGCACATGTGCATATTTATTTCACAGGTTCGTGCAGATATTAAGCTAGATCCATATAGCAAAGCCCCAATTCGTCAAACCAGCGCAACTGGCGGTAATGCATTATTGCATTTTGCAAATTGGATTATTGAATTCGAACCTCGTTTTAAAGGCGATCTGATTCTACAAGATGAAAAAGCTAACTATGATGAATATAAGAATCCTTATATCGGTCATGTTGTAAAAATAACAGTTAAAAAGTCAACTAACGAAAAGACAAATTCTGTTATTAAATATCCAATTAGATACGGTCGCAAAAATGGAACATCAAATTGGATAGAGAAGGAGATATTTGATTTTCTATTAATGTGGAATTTTGCTGAACAAAAAGGAGCTTGGATCAATTTTGAAGAAGACTTTTTAAATATTCTTAAGGATGCAGGTTTTACAGATTTTCCTGAAAAGATTCAAGGGTCTGCAAAATTTGAAAACCTCATGAATGATAATGAAGCTTTAAAGAAGTTTTTGTTTAAATATATCAGTGAAAATCTACTAAGCTTTGGCGATGGAATTTCTGACACTGACCAATAAAAAGAAACGATGTAAAAATCTTAAACAATATATCATAGATTGGGATATAGATAGCAGAAGTAAGTTCCAAACCAGTGTTAAAAAGTTTGTTAAAAAATACTGGTTTGGAAATATTGTTTTTGAAGAGTTTCCAATTGTTGGTACACGTTTAACGTTAGATTTTTACAACGCTAATAAAAAAATTGCAATAGAAGTACAAGGAAGACAACATACACAATATGTTGAGTTCTTTCATCAAGATCGTATTAATTATTTGCACCAATTGAAGAGAGATCAAGCTAAAGAGAAGTTTTGTGAACTAAATAATATAAAACTTGTAACTATTTACGAAAACGATATAATAAATACATATCTATTTGAGTCTCAGGGTGTAATATTATAATATAAATGAAAAAACAACCGTCAGGTGAAGATTTTAAAAACTTCAAAATTCCAGATAATTATTTTAATAAATTATATGAGTTCACTGGATCTGATGAATCTTCTAAAGGGTTTATTGTTGCATACGTGTCACAAGACGGTTGTCCTATGATTTATACAAAAGTTGCGAGTCCTCTTGTAGAAATGGGTTTAATTAAGGCTATAGAAAAATATTTAAACGAAATTGATAACGCCGAAGAATCTATTGACATGTCTGGAGATTGAGGCTATACTGCTTCAAAATGATATACTCTTACGATTTAGAGACGCAGTTGTTAGCTGGTTTGATTAAATATCCAGATAGATACAGTGAGATAGCTTCATTTATAACAGAAAAAGATTTTTGGAGTGAAAGTTCTAAAATCAATAGAACTATATTTTTAGTTTTACGTCAAGCGATTGAGAATGGAGAAAAAATAGATGAAGTTGTAATTTCTCAACGTGTTAAAAACTATGGTATTAGTTTCGAGGATAATATAAATCCTTCTGACTATATTGAGTCTCTATCGCTTAAAAAGCTTTCTGCTGATTCTATTATTTCAGTAGCTAAAGAATTAAAGAAATATACTATTCGTCGTGAAATAGCTTTATGCGGTGCTGAAATAAATAAGAAGATGCGAGCTATATCAACTTCTGCTGATTATAGCTCGATCATTGAAGAAGCTGATAAATTATACAATCAACAAATTAATCTCTACGAAACTGGTACAGATCAGCCAGAAAATATTTTCGATGAGATGGAACAGTTGGTTGAAGAACGAGGAAACAATCCTGTTACAGAGTTTGGTTTTGCTGGTCCACATCCTAAGCTTCAGGATATGTATGGATCTTTATTGAGACCCGGAAACATAACTGTCATAGTTGCTCGTTCTGGTGTTGGTAAAACTCAATTCTGTTTGGATTTTACTACTAAGGTTTCTGAACAATATTCTGTACCTGTTCTTCATTTTGATAATGGAGAGATGAGCAAGGAAGAATTAATTTTTAGACAGTGCGCCGCAATGTCTAAGGTTCCAATGTATTTGCTTGAAAGTGGAAACTGGAGAAAAGCTGGAACTGAAGTAGTAGAAAATGTTCGATCTGTCTGGAAAACTCTTAAGAACAGATATAAACATTTATATTATTACAATGTTGGTGGCATGACTGTTGATGCGCAAATAAGTGTATTGAAAAGATTTTATTATTCTAAAATTGGTCGTGGTAATCCGATGATTTTTAGCTTCGATTATATTAAAACAACAACAGAAGCTAATAGTAACAAAACTGAATGGCAGTTGGTTGGTGAAATGGTTGATAAATATAAACGAACTATTCAAAGAGATATTAAATCTGATAAAGGTCCATGTATCTCAATGATGACTTCTGTTCAGTCTAATCGCGCTGGTATTGTTACAAATAAACAAGCGTCAAATGTTACAGACGATGAAAGCATTGTTTCACTTTCTGATCGAATCACCCAGTTTTCATCGCACATGTTTATTCTTAGAAATAAAACATTTGATGAGCTGCAAAGTGAGCCGGGATTTGGAACTCATAAGCTAATTAATGTAAAAGCTCGCCATCTAGGAAAAGATATTGCTGGCGCTATCAATCCAATAAAAATGGCAGATAACACATTAAAGAAGAACTTCGTAAATCTTGAAATTGCTAATTTCTGCGTTAACGAAAAAGGCGATTTGCGTGATATTGTTGATTCTTTGACTGCAACAGCAACCGTAGCTAAAGATGGAGGCGATGATGTACCAGAACTTGACTGAAAATCCCGCAGAAAGAATCGAAAAGATTCTTTTAGAACTTGGTTATAATTTAAACGATCGCGGTAAATATTGGCAAACAAATGCTGTTTATCGCAATGGAGATAATAGAACTGCTTTACAAATTTGGAAGGATACTGGAATCTGGAAAGATTTTGTAGCTAATACAACTTATCAACCATTTAAAAAGCTTATTGAATTAAGTTGTCAAGACGATATAAGGCTCAAAGAATTTTTTGAGGTAATTGAAGATAAAAATCATTGTTTTATAGATGTAATTAAGACTCCTAAAATGGAAGCTGATCAATTTTTCAGTCATGATGAGGTTAAAACCTTACTTCCTCATTATCAATTCTATAACAATAAAAAAATATCTGATGATATATTAAAAACATATCGATCAGGATTTGCAATGTCAGGCAAAATGAATGGCAGATTTGTTTTTCCTGTTTTCGATGAAAATCAAAAAGTTGTTGGATTGAGTGGCAGACACATGTTATGGAAAGAAAATTCAGCTTTTCCTAAATGGAAACATCTTGGTCGAAAAGCTAATTGGATATATCCAATAAATTTACCTTCTGATATTTTCAGTAAAACAATTGAAGAAAAGAAAGAAATAATACTTATTGAAGGTATTGGAGATAGTTTGGCGTTATCGCAACAAGGCTTATATAATCACCTTGTTGTTTTTGGTCTTGAAATCAGTTCAAAGCAATTATCTTACTTGATGTCTTTATCGTTGAATAAGATATATATATCAACAAACAACGATCAAGATAAAGCAGATAATCGCGGACTTCTTGCCGCTATTAAAATATATTTAAAACTTATTAAGTACTTTGATATAAATAAAGTTGAGATTAGACTTCCTGTTGTTAAAGATTTTGGCGAAATGCTCGAAAAAGATATTAGTATCGATAAGTGGATTAACAAGAAAGTAAATAAAATTAGCCAAGTAGAATATATTCTTAAAGAATTGTATAATAATAAATCTGACAAGAAAATTATTTTGTTACTTGAAGATTATCTGGAACAATTAAATGTTGAAAGAAACACTATCCGCCAGCAAGATCAAGACGCTTAAATCTTGTTCTTGGTTATATTGGTGCAAGTATCCTTTAAAGCTTCCAGATAAAACAAACAGTGGAGCTTTAAAAGGAGAAATTGTGCATTTAGTTTTTGAATGTCTTGGCATCGATAGACATAAAAAGCATTATGATCTTATTCTAAAAAAGAAAAATCCCTTTGCATCAAAAGCTGTCAAACGTCTTGTTTTAAAGCATGTTAAGAATAAAAATATTTATGAAGACGAGCATGTAGACGATATCAAAGAAATGATATATAAAGGTTTGCTTTATGATTTTTTTGGAAATAAGTTTGGTAAGCCTACAGAAGTCATTTCTGAAAAAGATTTTGAAATCGAAGTAAATGAAAACGATATAAAATACAAGATAAAAGGTTTTATAGATAAACTTTTTATTTATGGCAATAACAGTGTTGTTTTAATACGCGATTTTAAAACGAATAAGAAAAAATACGAAGGCAAAGAAGTATCAGATAATTTACAAGATTATATGTATACTCTGGCTATTCGAAAGCTTTATCCCCATCTTGAAAATATAAAGATGGAATTTTTGTTTTTAAAACAAGATTTAGATGTTGATGGTGTTATGGAAATGATACCTAAATCTAAATATGAACTACTTGGATTTGAGCATGAATTAACAGCTTATCAAAAATATGCTGATGGCTTTACTGAAAAAACTGCTGTTTCAAATCTTGCATACAACCAAGGTATGCCAAAAGATGGCAGCTTTAGCGGTAAATTAATGTGTGGTTTTGCATCTAAACCTAATGAATTAAAAAAAGATGGCAATCCTAAATGGTATTGCACATATAAGTTTCCTTTTCATTACTATAGTATTATTAATTCTGACAATAAAATTATAAAAAGTGCTTTCCAAAAAGAAGATTTGCTACAATATAAATTAAAAAACGATGAAAAGATTGTTAAAAAATACTATCAAGGATGTCCAGCATTTAATAAGAAAGACGAATTTGATCTTGACAATTTTTGATCGATAACATATATTCACTTGTATATGTTAGCCTTATTTAAGAGTTGCTATTCTATTGGTAAATCTATACTGACATTAGATGATCCAAAGAAAACTTCACCAGAAGGTTCTGATAGTATATTTAAAATTGCATTAGAAAACGATTTAAAAGAGATTATTCTGGTTGAGGATTCATTGATTGGTTTCTTTGAAGCTTTCAAGAGATCAAAAGAGCTTAAGCTTAAATTAATATTTGGATTAAGGCTTTCAATGCGTAATTCTTCTTTGCCTGAAGATTCGGACAGTCAGCACAAAGTTATTATCTTTGCAAAAAATAGTGAAGGTTGCAAACTGCTAAATAAAATATATTCTAAAGCTTTTTGTGATTTTAGCGGTTTTTTGAATTATGAATCGCTCAAGGACTTATGGAATGACGATGATGTAAAACTCGTTATTCCTTTTTACGATTCATTTATACATGTTAATTCTTTATCTTTTGCAAATGCAATACCTGATTTCTCATTTACAAAGCCAACTTTCTTTTTAGAAGATAATGGTTTAGCGTTAGACATGCTTCTTCAGGAAAAGGTTTTAGAGTTTACAAAAAATAATAATTTTGAAACTCAAGCGGCTAAAAGTATTTATTACAAAAACAATGAAGATGTTGACGCTTTCATGACTTATAAGATTATTTGTAACAGAAGTCATGGCAAAGATCGATCATTAGAAAAGCCTGAACTCGCTCATTTTTGTAGCGATCAGTTTAGTTTTCAATCTTGGAAAAATAAAATTAATTATGGTCACTCTTAAAATTAACAATCAAAAAGAACAACTTGTTGCTTCTGAAGATATTAGTTCTGGAACGACTGTATTTGTTTCTAATTGGTTTGATCAGGAAACTAAGAATCCTTTTTATCTTCCTAAGTCAGAAATCAAGATACAAGATAAACCTTGTATCAGCACTGATGATCTATTTACTCCTGTATCGTTAACTAGCTTTGGCGAATACATCAAACCTGATGCTCAAAACTATAACACAACAGCTTTAATTGATTATAAGAACAAACAGGTTTCTTTTGTTGCGGTTAAAAACATTAAGAAAAACGACGAACTGGTTTATACTTTAAATATTAATTTTTTTCCTAATGTTACGATTCAATAAAGATCAAAAATATATTTGCTTTGATTTTGAAACTTGCCATCTCAATTTAGTCAATACAGACAATAAGCCTTGGCAATTAAGTTATATTATTGCAAAAGGTAATCACATTATTAAAGAAGTAGATAATTATATTTACTGGCCTGATTTGAAATTATCAAAAGGAGCTAAAGAAGTTACTCATTTTGATGAAAGGCGTTATCATTCATTAGCTGCCGATCCAAAAGATATACTCTCTTCTTTTGAAGATTATATTTATGATAGCGACTACCTAATAGTAGGGCAAAATCTTCTTGGTTTTGATGTATACATACATAATATATACCGAAAACTTCTAGGTAAGTCGCCTGATTTTTCTTATGTTAAACGTATTCTCGATACAAATTGCATCGCTAAAGCGATTAAAAAGAACATTAAACCACAAAAGGATTTAGACTTTACTTGTTGGCAGTATAGATTAAATGATTTCCGAGAAAAGGGATTAAAAACAAGCATAAAAGCTCAATTAAAAGATTATAAGATTGATTTTGATGAGAACATGTTGCATAATTCTATGTACGACGTTCAGATGAACTTCAAAATCTTTCAGAAGCAGCTTTGGCAAATCGAAATATGAATTTTTTACAAGATATTCAGAGTTATGACGACGCAATGTTGCCGGGTGTAAGATTGCCTCAAATATCAATCGATAGTAAATATTATGATTTACTGAAGATTCCAACGTCTTCAGATAATTTTACTTTTCTAAAAACTCTATGCTATCGCAGTTTAGATAATAAGAATCTAAATAAGAAAGAGTATGTAGACAGATTAGAGATGGAGTTGCAGATTTTTCATGAACTTGACTTCGTTGATTATGTATTACTGAATTGGGATATTCTTAATTTCTGTCACGAAAATAATATTCCAACTGGTCCCGGTCGAGGCAGTGCTGCGGGTTCATTGGTTTTGTTTTTAGTTGATGTTACTAAAGTAGATCCAATTAGATATGGACTTTTCTTTGAGCGATTTGTAAGCAAGTCTCGCGCAAAGAAGATTATCAAAAACGATATTACATATCTTGATGGTTCGCTATTGCCAGACGTAGATAATGATATCAGTTATGATCGTAGAAGTGAGGTTATTAAATATATTGAAAATAAGCATTTTGGTAAAACTTCAAAAATCTTAACTCTTAATACTTTATCTAGTAAACTTTGTATTAAAGAGTGCGGTAAAATTGTTGGCGGTTATTCTGAAACAGAAGTAAATGAAGTTAGCGATCTAATTCCAAAACAATTCGGTCGCGTTTTTGGCTTAGAAGAAGCTGCTAAAGAAAATGATAAGTTTAAAAAGTGGTGTGATGATAATCCGAAGCTATTTAAAATAGCCAAGAAGATTGAAGGATTAAACAAGAATACCGGTGTTCATCCTTCTGGCATTGCTATTTCTTATTATAAGATAGATGAAGTTTGTCCTGTTCAAAAAACTTCAGATGGAGACTTAGTTAGCGGATATGATATGAATTATGTCGCTGAACTAATGGTAAAATTTGATGTTCTTGGATTGAGAACTTTAACTGTTGTTAATGAAGTATGCAAAATGTTGAATATGGATATGACAAGTATTGATCCAGAAGATCCATTTATATATGAAAACTTGCAAAATCTAAAAACTCCTCAAGGTTTATTCCAAATTGAAGCTGACACTAACTTCAAAGTCTGTAAAAAAGTTAGACCAAAGTCGCTTGAACAATTAAGTGCGGTAGTTGCGATCGCTCGTCCGGGTGCATTAGATTTCGTAGAGCAATATGCAACGTATTCAGCTTCAGGAGTGTTCCAGCTCGTTCATGACTTCTTTAAAGAAGAACTGTCTTATACTGGTGGTATTCCATTGTATCAAGAGCAGTTGATGAAGATGGCGGTTCGTTTAGGTTTTACCTTGGATGAATCAGAGCAGTTGCGTCGGATTGTTGGTAAAAAGAAAGTGGATCAGATGCCAGCATGGCAAGGTAAGATTCGGCAAAAGGTTACTGAACAAAATCTAGATCCAGCTATTGGTGATGTATTGTGGAAAGTTGCAGAGGATTCTGCAAACTATTCATTTAATAAATCTCACTCAATTAGTTATGCTATTCTTGCTGCTTGGACTACTTACTTGAAGTTCAAGCATCCAAAAGAATTTTTTCTAGCTTTGTTGAAGCTTTCTAAGTTTGAGCCTGATTCTCATAAAGAAATTAATAAAATATCAAAAGAGTTAATGTTTTTTGATATTGAATTGCTTTCTCCTGATTTAGCTAAGTCTGCAATTGATTTTAATATTGAAGATAAGAATATTCGATTTGGATTAAATTCTATTAAAGGAGTTTCAGAAAAGACGCTTGAATCGCTTCAGCAGTTTAGAGAAACCAATACTCCTAATAAATTTGATATTTTCATTACAGCTAAACAAGCTGGAATTAATATTGGTTTATTGTCTTCTTTGATTCAAGCTGGAACATTAAGCTCTTATACTCATCGTAGATCAAGATTGGTTCTCGAAGCTCAAACCTTCAATCTACTCACAGACAAAGAAAAGAAATACGCTTATTCTATTGGAGATAAATATAATTATGATATTCTAACAATCGTTAGTGAATGTGCTTTTAAGAATAAGAATATAAATCAAGATGGCAAGCCATTCATGTCAGATAAAAGAAAGGCGACCTTCAAGAAAAAGTACGATGAGTATAAGAAAATATACGATCAAAATAAGAATCATGAAAAATTTGCTAATTGGGTATTTGAAAACAAACTTCTTGGTTATACTCCATCTATCAAATTGAAAACTGTTTTTGAACAACCTGAAGCTACTTTCACTGATACTCTAGAATTTCAATCTACTTTAAAGAATGATTTAGTTAAAATTGTTGGAGTTGTAGATGATGTTTATAAAGGAAAGAGTAAAAAGAGTAATAATCAATTCTTTAGAATTGCTTTGAAAGATGAAGTTGGAACCGTGATGGGTTTATTTATGGACGGTGGAAAAAAAGCTCGTTTATCAGAGTATTTAGAAGATGGCTTAAAGATTCCTGAAAAAGAAAACATTGTAGTTTTTACTGGACGAAAAGGTGATGATGTGTTATGGATAGAGAATATTGCAATACTTGATGATAAAATCTATATGAAGCTATCCGACGTAGAATGAAAAATTTAAATCTTACACCAAGAGCGCAAAAGCTTATCAAAGAAGCTTTGAAAGTAGCTTTAGCACATAAAAATATTAGAATTACGCATCTTCATTTATTTAATGCGTTTCTAAATCTTAACAATAATCAAATAGAAGAAGCTTTTCTGCAATTTGAATTAGATGTAGTTAAGATAAAAGAAAAATGCTCTAAGTTCATAGATGACAACTATTCTGTAACAAATAAAAAGAGTAATAAGCCTTCTTTATCTGATTCAGCTAAATCTATTTTTACTTGCGCCAAAGAAATATCAGCTAAATTTGATCATAAATATATTGGACTTGAACATATCTTTTTAGCTATGTTTGAGGTTCAATATGATTTATTTCAATTATTTTTATCCAGTATTGATTTTAATTTTGAAAATATCGTAGACTATATAGAAAGCAAATTAGAAGAAGACGATTTGATGTCTATTAAAGAAGACATCTCAAAACCAGAACAAAAGATGTCCGAATCTTTTGATGCTAGAAAATATAAAATGCTTAACACATATGCTTCTAGTCTTAATGCACAAGTTATTTCTGGTAAAATTAATAATCTTCATATTAATGAAGAATTAATTAAAAAAATATCTGAGGTTCTTTGCAGAAAGACAAAGAACAATCCTTTGATTGTTGGTGAAGCTGGTGTTGGAAAAACAGCTTTAGTTGAATCACTGGCTCAAGCTATTGTAAATAATCAATGCTCTGATCTATTAGGATTGAAGCAGATTTATACATTAGATATACCAATGATGATTGCAGGTTGTAAATATAGAGGAGAGTTTGAAGAAAAGATCAAGAATCTGTTAAAAGAAATAGTAAACGATCCTTATATTATATTATTTATTGATGAAATTCATACAATCATTGGCGCTGGAAATCCAGAAAATGGGCATGATGTCGCTAATATATTAAAGCCTTATTTAGCTAGAGGAGAAATCAGTTGTATTGGCGCGACTACTTTCGATGAATATCGCAAAACAATTGCTGATGACCCTGCGTTAAGTCGGCGTTTTCAAATGATCAAGATCGAAGAACCGACGAAAGAGCAGACTTTCGATTTGATTAAAAATATCAAAAAAGATTATGAAACTTATCATATTATTGAGTTCACAGACGATATATTAAAATTTATTATCAATACTGCTGAAAAATATATTGAAGGCAGATTTCCAGATAAAGCTTTAGATATTATTGATCAAGTAGGATCTAAAGCTAAGTTAAAGAATTTTACTAAAACGCCAGAAATGGTTAAGATTGAAAGTAAAATCATGAAGGCGGCTAAAAAAGATAAAATTGCAAGTGAAAATCAATTTACTCCAAATATTCAATCTCTCTTATCAAAATACCAAGGAGTTGTTGAAAAATTAGTAAATAAATTAAAGAGTAAAAAATATAAGATTACTGAGGATGATGTTTTACAGGTTGTATCTGATAAAACTAATATCCCTTTTAGTGATTTAAAAAAGCAAGACTTTGAAAAAGTTCAGCAAGTCAAAAAAGAGCTTCAAGACAATGTTGTAGGTCAAAATGAACAAATAGATCAAATTTACAAATGTTTGATACGCGCTAAAGCTGGTTTTCGGAATCAGAATAAGCCTATTTGTTCAATGCTGTTTGCAGGATCAACTGGAATCGGTAAAACGATGACGGCCAAGCTTCTTGCGACTAATCTTTTCGTCAATAAAAATAATTTCATCTTTATTGACATGTCAGAATATGCTGATAAAACAGCTGTAAATAAACTAATTGGTTCTAATCCAGGTTATATTGGTTATGATAAAGGCGGCGTTCTAACAGAAAAAGTTAGAAAGAATCCATATTCTTTGATTTTATTTGATGAAATTCAAAAAGCAGATGAAGAAGTTTTATTCTTGTTATTACAGATATTAGAAGAAGGCAAATTATCTGACTCCTCTGGAAAGATAATTGATTTTTCTAATAGCATTATTGTGATGACCACTAATGTTGGCGCTCAAGCGGTAAATAATAATTCTATTGGATTTGTTACTGCTAAAAACTCTATAAAGACTGATGTTTTAAGTTCAGTAAAAAAATATTTTCCTCCTGATTTATTAAATAGGTTAGATGAAATAGTTATATTTAATCCATTACAAGAATCTCAAATTAAAGTTATTATCGAAAAAGAAATGAATCAGTTCAAGAAAGAACTGAGTGCTAAAAATATTGATATTGATTATTCAGAAGAAGTTATAATGTATGTATTTAACAAAATTCAGTTTGATAATTTTGGTGCTCGTCAAGTAATTAAAACTATTCAACGTGAAATTCAAACTTTGATTGCAGAAAAGATATTAGAGAATAAAGAAATTTGTAATATAAAAATTTCTGTAAAAGATAATAATATTTGTGTAACATAAATATATGCCACTTCCTAAACCTCGTAAGAAAGAAACTGAACAAGAATTCGTTAGCAGATGTGTCAGTGATGACATGATGTTAAAAGATTTCAAAGATCAGAAACAGAGATTAGCTGTTTGTTATTCCCAATTTAAAGTTAGAGAGCGAATGAAAGGCGAAGCTAGTTGGGACGATGTTAGAATGGGCGATAGTTTAAATCTTCTATAATATGAGCGAATATAATCCTCTTTACAATGTCAACGCAAACAATGATGGCAAAAACGATACGTTCGATTTTGCTATGCCTGACATTCCAGATCCAGTAGAACCAGCACAAGTCGAATTAAAAGATAAAGACGCTGTAGGTTTTAAGTTTGGTTTTATTGGAGCTGGTCAAGGAGGAAGTAAACTAGCAGAAACCTTTTCTCAAATTGGTTATGCTAGAGTTGGCGTCATTAATACTGCTGATCAAGATTTAGCAACTATCAACGTTAAAAATAAGCTGAAGTTTGGCGAGCAGCAAGGAGCTGGCAAAAATAGAGAGTTTGCTAAACAAGCATTTATTAATCATAAAGAAGATGTAGTTGATTTTATTAAACAGTCAGTTGGAACTGATATTGATCGTGTATTTGCTGTCGTTGGAGCTGGTGGCGGCACTGGAGCAGGCGTTTGTTCAGAATTAGTTAAAACTCTTAAAGAATATCAAACAACAGTTAAAGCTACATCTCCATACGTTGGATTGATATTGGCGCTGCCTAAATTATCTGAAGGCAAGAAGGTAAGCGAAAATGCTTATGCTACATTAAAAGAAGCTTGTAAATTAGTTGAAGACAAAATCGTTTCTCCATTAATTATTCTAGACAATGAAAAGATTAATGCTTTATATCCAAAACTCTCTGTAAACAAGTTCTGGCAAGTAGCTAATGCTAATATTTGTGCTTTATTTCATCTATTTAATAATATCATAACCAAGAATAGTCAATATAGCACATTTGATACAAATGATTTTCGTACTGTTTTAGACTCAGGCATTATGGTGTTTGGTGCAGCTAATATTACTGAATTTAAAAATGAAGCTGAAATTTCTAAGGCCGTCAGAGAAAATCTAAAGCGTAACGTTCTTTGTGGTGAGCTAGATTTAGCTACCGGCAGTGTCGCTGCTGCTGTAGCAATTTGTGATGAAAAAACTTTAGATAGTATCCCTCAAGAATATTTAGATAATGCTTTCAATCAACTAAACAGAACATTAAAAACTAATAGCACAGTTCATCAAGGTATTTATAAAGGCGTTAAAGATGGATTATCCATTTTTACAGCTATTGGTGGCATATCAACTCCAAATGGTAAGCTAGAAGCTCTTCTAAAAGCCAGTCAATAAGTGTAATATTTAATATAATGAATAATAATTTCGTCCCATTTTGTACTTTTAATACAGGAACTACTATTAGTTGCCCAAGCGAAAGAAGTATATATGTCACTGCTGCTTTAGGTAGTATTAGCGGTAGTGCTGGTGTTGTTTCAGTCGGTGCTAATCAAGTTCTTCAGCCTTCTGTGCCTGTTAAATTTGATTCAAACATCAGCGGCGCTGCTCGTACAATTTTCTTTTATATTGCTGATTAATTGGTAGAAATTTTGCTTCGCAAGACTTATCATCTTGCGATGAATCTACAAATTTATAAGCCTAATTCGAAGAATACCGGCTGCGCTATTAGTTTTCAAATTTCCCAAAAGAACGATCAAGAGCCTCAGTTTTACGTAAATTGTATTGCACAACATTCTTGGGACGAACAAAAGAAAACAGGTTCTTTTGCAGAGAGCAGGAATAACCCCGCAAAGACTATCGCTATCAAGTTCAATGAATTTGAGCTTGGTGAAATAATTAACGCTTTTCAAACGAAAGCTAATTATTCTGCTTTTCATTCAAGCGAGTCAAATAAAACCCAAATCAAGTTTGGCCCATACGAAAAGAAGAAGGGTACTGGTGAATATGCTGTGACTTATACAGCTTATGGTTTATCTTTTATTAGAAACGGAGCTGATACATTTAAGGTTCCACTTGAGCCCGGAGAAATGGTTCGTTTAGTAGCTTTCATTAATAAGTTTTATTCATTGCTAGACGATACTCGAAAGATAGCTTCAAAGGGGGATTATAAGAATCAAGCTTCAAAAGCTCAAGCTCCAGCTTCAGCGCCAGCGAAGACCAATAAAGTTGAAACTGAAGATTCTGAATTCTAATGCGTAAAAAGAGAATTCTTATTCATAGTAATCATTGCAAAATGTTTACCGGATTCGGTAAGCATAAGAAAAATTTGTTAAAATATTTGTATAACACAGGTAAATACGAAATCATTGAATTCAGTAATGGTTATCCGTGGTCTTCTGATGAGTTGCAGTATACTCCTTGGAAAAGCTATGGATCTTTGCCTGATGATCCTGAACATCAAAAAGAAATAGCTAACGACGAAAGAAAAAAATCAACTGCTGGTTATGGCGGTGAAATGATTGATCGAGCTATTTATGAATTAAAACCTGATATTTATTTAGGCATAGAAGATATTTGGGGATTTAATGGATTTTTTGAAAAGCCTTGGTGGAATAAGATTCATTGTATTATACATACAACACTAGATAGTTTACCTATTTTGCCAGATGCTGTAAATGCCGCGTCTAAAATAAAAAATTATTTTGTATGGGCAAGTTTTGCAGAAAAAGCTTTACACAAATTAGGTCATACACATGTTAAAACAGTACATGGAACGCTAGATGTTAATAATTTCTATAGACTTCCAGACGATGCTCGTTCAAGACTTAGAAAACATTTTAATCTAGAAAAAAGTTTCATTATTGGATTTGTATTTAGAAATCAATTAAGAAAATCAGTTCCTAATTTGCTTGATGGATTCAAAATGTTTGATGAAGCAAATCCATCTGTTAACGCTAAATTATTATTGCATACATTTTGGAACGAAGGCTGGGATATTCATAGATTATTAAAAGAAAAAGATATTCCTCTTAATAAAGTACTTACAACTTATTATTGCAAAAACTGTTACAATTATCATATCAAGCCATTTCAAGGGCAGATTTTAAAATGCGATTATTGTCAACATCCTAATTCATGCGAAACAACAAATATTAAAAGTGGCGTAAATGAACAACAGTTGAATGAGATTTATAACTTAATGGATGTTTATTGCCATCCTTTTACAAGCGGTGGACAAGAAATACCTATTCAAGAAGCAAAACTTACTGAACTGATAACGTTAGTAACTAATTATAGTTGTGGTGAAGATTCTTGTAGCTCTGAAAGCGGCGGCTTTGCTTTAGACTGGGCTGAATACCGAGAACCCGGTACTCAATTTATTAAAGCTTCAACATTACCTACAAGCATTAATGAAAAATTAAAAATGGTATACGAAATGGCTTTTGATGAAAAAGTATTACTTGGTAAAAAATCACGTAACTATGTAATCAATAAATATAGTATTGAAATCGTAGGAAAATATTTTGAAGATTTATTTGATTCATTTCCTGAAGTTGAATTTGATTATGAGAAAGCGGATATGACTCCAAATGCATATTTTGAACCCGACAACTCATTAAACGATAAAGAATGGATTGAGTCGTTGTATGAAAACCTTTTAAAACGAAAAGATTCATCTGGCGTTATTCATTGGATGCAACGCTTGAAGACTGATTTAAAACGGCAAGATGTATTAACTTATTTTAGAAAAGTTGCGTTATCAGAAATACAAAAAGCTGAATTTGAGAAAATGCTCAAAATTCTAAATGAAGACAAAAGTCTTAAGAAAATTGCTTATATTCAACCTGATGGAGCTGAAGAAGTCTTGATCGCTACATCAATTCTTCCTTCTATTCAAAAAGTTTATCCTGACCATAAAATTTATTTCTTTACAAAAAGCGAGAATTTTGATTTAATAAATTCACATCCAAATGTTTATAAAACACTATCATATTTTAATAAATTAGATGATCCTCTTTATCTAGAAGGAAAAGGCAATTTAAATAAATATTTCGATATTGTATTTGCTCCATATTTATCAATTAGAAACAATTATTTTAGAAACGCTCAAGATATTTTAGAGTATCAAACAACATGAATTTAGTAGATAAAATAGCTTTAGATTGTGGAGTTAAAGTTGGAAAACCTTATATAGACAGGCTATTCATGCCTTTGAAAAATCATGACTTTATAATTTTTGATACAAGAAGTAAATATTCTCACGGCACATATGATTATTTTGGCGATGTATATGATATTATTCGCGCATATTTAAAACAAAATAATATTGAAACATTTCAAATAGCAAATGAAAACTCTCCTCGTTTGCCTTGCGATAAATGTTTTGTAACAATAAATAAGAAGCAAGAAGCTTATCTAATATCAAAAGCTAAGTTAATTATTTCTAACGAAAATTATAGTTTATATTTTGCTTCAATACTAAATACTAAATCAATAGGATTATATTCTATTAATAATCCTAAAAATACTCAACCCATCTGGAACAGAGATTCGCAAATCGTTTTAGAATCTTCAAGAGATGATAATTTACCTAGTTATGGTCAATTAGCAGAAAGCCCCAAAACACTTAATCTAATAGATCCATATCAAATTGCTAGAAATATTTTAAATACCTTAAACATAAAAAATGATTTAGATAAATTTGAATTAGTTCATCTTGGAAAAAATTTCAATCAAAGAATTATTGAAGTGATACCGGATTTTACAGCTTCCGCAGAAGTATTAAAAGGCGCTTCAATCAATTTAAGATTAGATTACATAGACGATTTAAATCAAAATGTATTTTATTATTGGTTAAGCAATAGAAAAGTAAATATTTTAACAAATAAAAATTTAAATATCAAATCATTGTTGCCATTTAAAAATAATATTATTATGATAACAGTTATTATGTCAGATAATATTGATGAGACATTTTTAAAACAGTGCAAACAAAATGGTTTTCGCGTCAGGCTTCATTGTCGAGAACCTGAAAAGATCAAAAATTATCAATATAAATTTTTTGATTGGAATATCGAAAAAGATTTTAAAACAGAATTAAAACTTAAAGACTTTTCAAATATAAATGAAAAATCTTTTTTTATTAGTTCAAAAGTATTAATTTCAAAAGGTAAACAATTTTCTTGTCGAGCTAATCAATTGCAAAACAAATTTCTTGACAAAACTCAAGAAACTGTTATCTTCTCTGAAACGTTTGAAGAAGAGTTAGATTATTTTAAAATATATAATGAAAGAGAAGAATCAAGTTCCAATTCCTCAACAGCGTAATGCTTGGGGATTAATTGAAGGCATTAATTATATTAATAATGAAGATGGCTCTATTAATTGGAGAGCTATGGTTAAGCCTGATCATTTATTTCCTAATAAAGGATGGTTTGAAACAAGAAAGCAAGTAGTACCAAATAATATTGAAGGATTAGGCGATCATCAACTGTTAATTAAGTTGGCCGGAATTAAAGAAGTAGCAAAGCTTCGTGGTTACAAATCAGTTAAGTATGATATTATTAAGTGTGAATCTAGTTATGTTGCAGTCAAATGTGGTATAACTTGGATTCCAAATTATGAAAGCCAATATGAAAGCTATTATGAAGATGTGGCAAATGCTACGGTCAATAACACTACGGATTTTGCTGTCAAATTTCTGGAGACGATTGCAGCTAATCGCGCATTCATTAGGGCTGTAAGAAACTTTCTTAACATTCATATTGTTGGTAGCGACGAAATTGATTCGTCTAAAAAAGGAACTCCAGCACTATTCGAAGAAGAAAGTGAAACAGCTTTACCTTCGTCTCAGAACATGCTAGAAAAAACAGCAAAAGCTCATGGTCTATCTAGCTTTGAAGAGTTTCAAGATTATTTGAGAAAAGCTTGGAAGCTGAATGTTTATCGTAACGAAGAAACAAAAGTTTGGACTTCATACAGCGATATTCCTGCAAAAGAAGCTAGAATTTTAATGTCTATTATTAAAGATAAATAATATAAAATGTATAAGCAATATATTTCAATTCCTATTAAGAAGCTTTCTAATAAAGCCACTATTCCTAGTCAAGGCAGTACTGAAGCTGCTGGATATGATCTTTATGCAGCTGAAAATGCAGTTGTTTATAGCTTGAGCCGAGCATTAATTAAGACAAATATATCAATTGCGATTCCTGAAGGTTATTATGGACGAATTGCTCCACGATCAGGATTAGCTTATAAAAATGGAATTGATGTTTTGGCTGGTGTTATTGATTCAGATTATCGCGGTGATATAGGTGTTATTTTATTTAACACAAGCACAACAAATGAGTTTCAAGTAAAAGCTGGTGATAGAATAGCTCAAATCATTATAGAAAAATGTCATAATGTTCATTGGGATTCGGAAGAAAATCTAGATCAGACTAAAAGAGAACAGAAAGGATTCGGCAGCACCGGAGTATGAACGCAAAACATATTAAAAAAATTATAGATAAGCAATTTAAGATTGCTGGTATTGATTTAAAATATGAAGATGTTTGTAATAATCAGATGCCTGAATGGTATAGAAAATTGACTTGCACTCCAGAACAAAACGAAAAATGGAAGAATTGGACTCTTAAGTATATGAAAGACAAGCTTAAACTTACAAAAGATAAAGCTTATATTGAAACTTCATGGTTAAATTTAAATTACGGACTAAAAGTAAAAAACAAAAAGAATGAAAATTCTAAAAAGTAAATCTGTTTATTATGATGACGTAAATTTAATTGCGCAACCTTCAGAAATAATATCTAGATCACATATTGAACGTGAACTTCACAGAATTATTGTTTCGCCAATGCAGGCTGTTGTTGGAAAAACATTTGCTAGAACTGCTTGTAATTATGGCGTTTCTGTTGCGCTTCATAGATTCTGCAAAATTGATGAATTAATTGAAACGTTCGAATATGTAAATGAAAGCAACGATTTTAGCAAAGGGAATAAAATTTGGTGTTCTGTTGCGTTAAATGACTATTCTGCTTTTGAAGCTTTATATCAAAATGGCGCAAGAAATTTTATTATTGATATTGCTAATGGATATTTGAGTTCTGTCGATTCAATGATTAAATGTTTAAATTATGATTATAAAGGTTCTGAAACTTCAATAATGGTTGGAAATATACATACTGAACAGGGTCTTAATTTATATAAAAATTATGATAATGTTTGGGTAAGAGTTGGAATTGGTCAAGGATCCGGTTGCACGACTAAAGATCAAACAGGCTACACAAGAGGTCAAATTACTGAAATTAGTGAATGTTATAATGATAGAGTTAATTCTAATAATATAATTGCAGATGGCGGAATTAAAAATGGTGGCGACGCAGCTAAAGCTTTTGGTGCGGGTGCTGACTATGTTATGATGGGCGGTTATTTCGCTAAAACAAATGAAGCGCAAAATGTAATTGATGGTGTTTATCAATTCTGGGGTTCAGCGAGTAAAAAACAATTAGAGTTAAGCGGTAAGAAGAGAGACCATGCTGAAGGCAGAACTTACAACATTGATCAAACACAGATTGAACCTCTTAAAAATAAAATTGATGAATTGTGGAGCGCGATTTCTTCTGCTGTTTCTTATTCAGGCTATCAAAGTTTGAGTGAATTTATAGGAAGGGGAATTTATGAAATCAAAGAAAGATAACCTTCTTTTAGATGCGTGTAAAACGCTAGATACTGATTATGTGGATTATGGCGGTAAAATAACTCGCTGGGCCGATCCAGATAATAATTATTTAGATTGCAGTTGTGGTTGTAAATTTTTCAATCCATTATATAATAATAAGTATGATGGAGCTGATATGGATTTTGGCGTTTGTTTAAATCCAAAAAGTAAAAGATATGGTTTATTGACATTTGAGCATCAAGCAGGTTTTGGATGCTTTGAAATAGAAAAACTTAAATAATTTTAACTGCCCGATGGTGTAACGGTAGCACAGAGCACTTTGGATGCTTTTGTATTGGTTCAAATCCAGTTCGGGCAGCCACTTTCAATGCAAAATAAATTAGAAGAAATTAAAAAAATCGTTCAAGAACTATCTGACGATATCTATAATGTAAATCCAGATCAAAAAACTGCATTTCTCGTTAAAGAAATCGATCAACTTGTACAAAAATGTTATACTAAATTGTATAATGTTACAGATACAAAATATCAATTAAATCATGTAACCGATAAACATGGACACTGCTGCTAAGATATCAACTCCGTGCGTAAGAGTTTGTAAATTATTAAATGATGTTTGTTATGCTTGTCAAAGAACGAGACAAGAAATAACGAACTGGTCTTTCTATTCTGAAGATAAAAGAAAACAAATAATGGAGGATATAAATGAGCGCAGGAAAAGGAAGTAAACCAAGAAATTGTTTCAGTAAAGATTTTAAAAATAATTACGATTCAATTAACTGGAAAAAGAAGGATAAAGAATGCCCTACGAATACAAAGCCAGACTTAAAAAAGTAATAGATGGTGATACAATAATTGTAGATATAGATCTAGGATTTAGCATTGTGCTTAGAGATCAAAATATCAGATTATCTGGTCTTGATACTCCAGAAAGCAAATCAAAAGATAAAATAGAAAAAGTTTTTGCAAATTTAAGCCGAAAAGCTGTTGAAGATTTTATGAAAAACAGCGATAAAGAAAATTTAATTATTCAGACTTTGTATGATAAAGATAACGGTGATAAATTTGGCAGAATTCTAGGCCGTGTTTATAATTCTAATAAAATCTGTTTGAATGATTGGTTAATCGCTAATAGTTTTGCAGTTGCATACAATGGAGAAAATAAAGAATTAGTTAAGCCTCAACATCTGAAAAATAGAAAAATTTTGATAGATAATAAAATCGCGCAAATATCATATGCTGAAGCTGGAATAATTTAGTTTCAATAATATAATAAACGTGAAGAATTAAAGACAAGATTAATTTCTTGTCTTTTTTTATTTTAAAGTGTAAATAAATTTATGGCTGAATTATTCGCAACTCAAGCGCCTCAAAACGTAAATTGTACTCTTATTTACGATAAAACAAGAGAGTTTTATCGACCTTTTACAAATTTTGATTTTGCTGGCGGCCCAGCAGGTATTGATGCTTTTGGCAGACAAAGAGTATCAAATCCTGAAATGATATTTAATAGTAAACAGATATTTGATAATCAATCAATTTATTGGGACGATATACAAGAAAGTGGATCAGGAACTACTAGTACATACGATATAAATAGAGCTTCTTCAACTTTATCCGTTAGTGCTAATACAGCAGGTAAAAGAACTCGCCAAACATTTATGCGTTTTAATTATCAAGCTGGTAAAGCACAGCTTGTAATGATGACTGGCATATTAAAAAGAACTGGAGGTGGAACAGGAATTACTACAAGAATGGGGTACTTTGATGATCAAAATGGTATATTTTTACAAAGATCTGGTTCAACTATTAGTTTTGTATTACGATCATATGTTACAGGTTCAGCTATTGATACAACAGTGACTCAAGCTAATTGGAATATTGATCAAATGCAAGGTAATGGACCTAGCGGAGTTGATTTAGATTTTTCTAAAACTCAAATATTAGTTATAGATTTTGAATGGCTAGGTGTTGGCAGAGTAAGATTAGGATTTAATGTAGATGGAGTAACTTATTATTGTCATGAATTTTTAAATGCAAATAATAAAGATTCTGTATACATGTCAACTCCTAATTTGCCTTTAAGATATCAGATAGAAAATAATGGAAATGGTGTTGCTTCATCTATTGAATGTATTTGTTCAACTGTAATTTCTGAAGGAGGAAGAGAAGAAGTTGCTGCAAATGGGTATGTTTCAACCGGTGGTATTTCTGTTACTGCAACCAAAAATTTTGTAAATGCCGTTTTAGCAACTCGATTAAAAACAGGATGGATTGGAACAACAATTGATATACTTGATGTTTCTTTAATTACAACAAGTAATGATAATTATGAGTGGAAATTAATATTAAACCCATCTGGCATAAATGGTCTAACATATACCACAGCTAATAATTCTTCTCTAGAATTTGCTATTGCTCCAAATGAAACTCATATTTCTGGAGGTTATGTTATAGCTGGTGGTTATGCTCAAGCAAAAACAGATACAGCAGCTGAATCGTTGAAATCATTATTAAAATTAGGTTCTTCTATTACAGGTTTAAGAGATGTATTAGTATTAGCTTGTGCTCCATTGGGATCATCTAATTCAGTAGTATATGGTGGTCTAAATTATCGAGAATTTATTTAATCTATTTTATTATTTTTTTGTGTAAAAGTTTGTGTGCATAGGTATTTTTATATAGCTTTAAGCTGTATTATTTTAAGCGGATGCGCCGTACTTCGCGGTACTAAAGCTAATACAGTCAGTCAAACAGCTATTATAAAAGAAGAGAAAAAGGCTTTAGATATCGATAAAGCTATTCAAAATAATTCCAATGAACAGTTAAAACAAACCGCTGCTTATGCATACGGAGTAGGCTACTCATTAAATCAAGTTCAGAATCCTTCTGTTGAAGTAATAACAGCAGGCAGAATGAACGATAGAGTAGTCGCAATAGTCGGTGCTCCGAATTTAAAAGAAAGTGAAAGAATTCGCAAACTAGTTGATTATTTAAATTCCGAAATAGACAACGAACGATCTAAAGGAGAAAAAATACTAATAGAAAAAGATAAAGAAATAACCGCGCTTCAAACACAAAAAAGTGAATTAGAAAAAAAATACGACGCTCAAATAGAAAAATTAATCGCACAATCTAAAGAAGTGGCGAAAAAATCAGACGAAAAACAAACCACTCTAGATTCGATGAGTGGTCTTATGGGTTTAAATGCTGTATTTTGGGGACTGAAAAAATTCTTTTTTACAACATTAACTTGGATAGTTATATTTGCAATTATATTTTTAATTTTAAGAATCGCTTCAGCAACTAATCCGATAGCTGCTGCTGCATTTTCCATTTTTAATATCATAGGTTCATTTATAATTAGTTTATTTAAAACACTCACGCCTCAAGCTTTTAGTTTATGCAGTCTCGTTAAAACTAACGATATGGTTAAATATAAAACAACATTAACTAAAATAGTTGATGTCATTCAAGAATTCAAAGTAAAAGAAGATCTAAAAGACGGCGATGAATTTAGTTTAAATGACTTTTTAACAAAATTATCAATTGATATGGATCAATCTGATAAAAATACTGTAAATGAAATACTAGTAGAACAAAAATGGAAAAATAATTAATATGTTTATTTTAAATTTTCTTTTAAATCATATTGGTGATATATTAAGTTTTTTAACATCAACAGGTTTAATTTATGCTTTTATATGTAAAGCAATGAAGAAATTACAGCCTTATACAAATTTAACTGATCATGTAGAAAGTATCGGAACAGAAATAAAAGAAATTAAAAAAGAGTTAACTTATAACTCAGGAACATCTTTAAAAGATTTAGTAAACAATATAAAATCTGATGTCAAATCTAATACAGAATTAACAACAACTATTTTAAATAGGCAAAGATGGATGCTTGATAATAGAAGCGAACCTATTTTTGAAACAAATAAACAAGGCAAATTCACTTGGGTAAATGATTCTTTTATTAGATTAACTGATCGAGGTTTCAAAGATTTAAAAGATAATAATTGGATTAATATTTTAGATGAAGATACAAGAAATGATATAGCAAACGATTGGTATTTAGCAGTATCAAGCAAACGAAATTTTGAACATACTGTTAAAATTATAGATGGTAAAAACAATGTTTTTCAAGCGAAAATAGTAGCTCACAGACAGGAAGACGGTAATTATATAGGAACATTAAATAATATAATTAAACATAATTAACAAAAAGCTTGCATTTTTCATTAGGCATGATATATTGCACCTATGTCAGGTTATGCTAATCAGATAACCACATTATTATTAGATAATTCTTTTTTACCCTATTCGTTTTTAACAGGGCGAGCCGCATTCATTCATTTAATTAAAAATAATATTAAATGTTTTGATGCATCAGAAAATATAATAGATAATAATTTTGAATGGTTTAGAAACGAAGGGCTTTCATTCTATGAAGATCAGCCTTTTTTAACTTCAAAAGATAAGATTTGGTTCATTCCCACCGTTGCAGTCATCAAAAAAAGTTTTTTCTATAATAGAAAAAGAACTCCGCGCACTCTCAATATTCAAAAATTATGTTTGATTTTTGATTATACTTGTCAAATTTGCTATGAGAGATTTGATAAAAGCCAGCTAACAATCGAACATCTATTTCCTAAAAGCAAAGGCGGAACAAAAGAATTAGAAAACATTACTTTAACTTGTCATAAATGCAATCAGATTAAAAAAGATATATATCCTTTCTTGAATGTTAAGAATAAAGCTATATCATCTGTACCAATGCCAATACCAGTTCTTCCTACTAAACCCACCAAGATAAGAGAAGAATGGCGTAAATACTTTCTATATAAGAAATTATAGTATGAATATTTCAGAATTCGAAAGAACAAAACCCACAATCACATTAAAGAAAATTAATAATTTAATTTCTTTGATTGATGATGAGAGAGAAAAAACAGAAAATCTCTATAAAGATAGAGTTAAAAGCTTAGAAAAAATTAACGACATGCTTAAGGATTTGAAGAATAGCTTTAAAAAAGGTGAATAATGAGTTATCTTCAAGCGAATATACCAATACAATTTGCTTATTTAGATAAATCGTTTTTAAAAAACGAAGAAGCTGGAACTATAGATGAATATTTACCAGTTGAAATATTTTCTGTAACTTCTCTTTCAAGAAGATGCTTGTTATTCAATGTGATGAGTGAATACGGCGCTCAGTTCACAAGAGTTCCTATTCATTATCTAAAAAGCAAAATAAAATCTGAAACTATCTATCCATTAGATTGGTTGCAGTTATGGGATTGTTATAGTTATTATTTTAACATTACAAGATTTGAATATTTAAAAAATAGTAATGCTTTTATTATTCTTAAAAATAAAGAAAAGATTGTTGGTAAATATATTTTTACTATTGACTGGTGTAATAGTGAAGAGTATAATTTAGGTTATTCAGAAGTTCAAGGAGGCCATAAATTAGCTCATGTATTTTGGGGCGAGAATGGTCAGATGTTTGCTCAACCAAGCAATAGATGTTTATTCAGAGATTCTGGCGCTTGGATTTCAAAGAAATTACCGGATGACTATAAAACTTGGAAAGTTTTTTCAAAAGAATTTACCTGTGAAGGAAACGCATATAAATGGACTGCTGGTGATGATGAACTAATGTTTTATGAATTTGACAGAGACAAGATTAACTAAATCAGAATATGGTTGTTATCTAGCCTTAGCTGCTAGATCAAGATCAGAAGATCCACATACTCAAGTTGGAACAGTGCTTTTTGATGAAGATTGGCGAACTGTTTCAACTGGTTTCAATGGTTTTGCTCCTCAATTAATACCACATGATGATATAATTCAAAATAGACCATTAAAGTCTGATTTGATTAATCATGCTGAAATAAATGCTATTTTATATTCTTCTCGTCAACCGTATTATGCTTGCATGGTTTATAGCCCATGCATTCATTGCGCCAAAACAATCGCGGCTTCTAAAATAAAAGAAATTTATTTTCTCAAGCAATATAAAAAGTCCAATAGTGAAACGCTTGATGTCAAATATATGGATATTTTTAATTTTTCAGGAATAAAATATAATCAACTATCTATTGATAGTTTAAATAAGATTTTATTTTGGATAGATAAGGATAAAGAATTTATCAAATCTTTAATATGACGGCCAAAAATTTATATTTAAAAACAGGAAAATTTTTAAAGGATGAATCAAATAAAATAATGCGTAAACTTATTCATTCAAAAGATAAAAAAACTTTAAATCAAGCTAGAAAAGAATTAGCCGCAATACGACGACGAATAGCTATCGAAATCGAATTGCTAGAGAAGTTTAGTGAAGAAAATGATTGACACGACATAGGTTTCTGATATTATTGGCCTCGTTAGCGTTACAACTATATGAATACTATGAATACTATGAATAATAATGAAAAGCAGAGTGACTGGAAGAAAAGAGAAAAAGGCGCTTTTTGGAAAAAAACAAAAGGAAGCACCACTTATTTGACAGGTTATCTTACAATAATCGATCCTTTTGGAAATGTAATTAAAGAGCGTGTGATTATGTTTTCAAACAAAACAAAGACTAACGAAAACGCTCCTGATTTTATTCTATATAAATCTGAAGATCAAAATACAGAAAATGAGCCAAAGGCTGTCGCTGCAAAGCCAAAGCCTGTAAAGAAGGAAGTTAAGCAGCCGGAACCATCAAATGATGATGAGATTCCTGAAATCACAGATTAAGTAGTTAACCCCCAGAAATGGGGGTTTTTTATGATCAAAATCGAAAACTATAAATTGTTTGTTAACTCAAAAGATTTTGAATATCTAGTAAAAAAAGCTGAAATAGAATTAGCAGGTAGTAAATTACCATATTCAGAATCTTTAAAAAAATATCTTAAAAAATGTATAAATGATGAATCAATATTAATATTATATGAAAATGATTTGCCTATTGGTTTTTATATTATATATATTAACAATAGAAGAGTTGAGTTAAGTTTTACTTATATAATATCTCAATATCGGAATAAAGGTTACAGCCATGAATTACGAATAGCTGCAATCGAAAAGTTCAAAGACAAATACGATAAAATTGAAACTTACATATTAAAAAACAATATAGCATCGCTAAAAGGACTCGAAAAACTTTTAGAAATATATAAACCTCAATATGAAAAAAAACAAATTGTTGATCAATTCGGGAACCAATCATATCACTTTATCATACAAGGATTTAAATAAATCGTTTAATGATTTTGCAATAGATAAATTAAGCAGTAAAAAGTTAACAAAAAACGAGAAAAAACTATTGAATTTTATTTTAAATATTTTGCATACATATGATATAAACGAATTGATGCCAGCTAGTTCAATGATCGCTTTTATGATGGGAGGTTGCGGTTTAGATTATCCACAGGTATTATCTTCAGCCATAAATTCTTTTGGCGGCAATCATTTTTGTTTTACAAAGATGGCCGAATTCATGATTAATAATTTTACCACTCATGAGGATTATTATCCCGGTTTTGGACATCCAATATTTAAAGATAAAGATCCAAGAGTTGAAGCTATTTTGCAGAAAATGAAATCATTAAACATTAAAAGTTCAACAGTTGATAAATGTTTAAATTTTTCAAAACAAAAAAAATTAATTTTAAATATAGGTGGTATTTCTGTTGCTGTATTATTAGATTTAGGTTTTGATAAATATACGGTTAATTATTTTCCTATTATTTCTAGAATGCTTGGAATAACTCTTATTTATAAAAAAATAAAACAAAACAAATTAAGATTTGCTACATCTTTAGATAATATAGATAAATATAAAAATTTATTTCAGCATTCAAGCCTTGACAATACTTAACTTCCTTGATAAGGTTCACACCTATGAAGCTTGGACTAGTTTGTATCTCTGAACTTTTGCGCGAAAAATCTCCTGAGTTGAAGTTCAAAACCATGACTCGCACTCAATTCCTTAAAAAGGATAGAGAAGAGTCTATACAGGAACTTTCCCGTAGGATTTCACATAATCTAACTGTTACAATTGAAACAATTAAACACTGCAAAAAGATAGGAATCAAACATTATCGTATTTCTTGCAAATTGTTTCCTCTTATAACTGATCCAACTCTCAAACTCGATCTAAGTCTTTTTCCTTATTTCAATGTAATTGAGCAAAAGTTAATTGAAATTGGTAGAACCGCCAAGGAATTAAATATATCTGTTTCGGTTCATCCTGATCAGTTTGTTGTGCTTGGTTCTGAATCAGATGATATTTGCGCTAATTCCATACGTGAATTAAATTTTCATGCTTGGGTATTAGATATGATGCGTATGCCTCAAGATTTTACTTGTCCGATCAATATTCATCCTAGCTTGTCAAATTTTTCTAGTGCTGAAAATTTTGTTAAAAAGTTTATTCTTAACTTTTTTCAATGTGATATTGGTGTTAGAAACCGCTTGGTATTAGAAAATCAAGACAAAGGATTCTGGAATTGTTCTAATCTTTACGAGTATTTTCATTTGTTTATGAAAGCTGCGTATACATTTCATATTCCATTAACTTTAGATAATTTGCATGATGAATGCAATCCTAGTTATGATCCAGATGGTAAGGTTATTCCTTATCAGAAACACTATATGAAATTTTATCAAACTTGGCCCGTTCCTCCTGTATTTCATTGGAGCGAAGGAATTAATGGGACGCTCAAACATGCAGATAAGTTAACAATTCCTCCTCCAGACATGGGTTTAGATTGCACATATGAAATTGAAGTTAAAAAGAAAGATAAAGGCTTTATTCAGTTTCTTTCAAAAAATTCCGTTGTAAGTATTTAAAATATCAATAATTCATATATTATTATATAATGAAAAGCGTTACAATTAAGATTGGCGATGATGATTTGAATGATTTGGCTAATATTTTTAAAAATGAATCTTCATTTAAGCCTATGGCTAAAGAAGATCGTTTGATTATTCAAATTCTAAAACAAGTTTTAGATAATCCTAAAAACGAGATTATCGAGGCACAAGTTATCGATTCATGAAGGCTAAATTAAATATTGTCGGCACAAATGAAGGCGGATCTTTTTTGAAAGAATATCAAGATCAAATTGTTAATATTGAGAGCTTGTATAAAGATATTGAAGCTAATGCTCCGCCACTTGGAATACTAAGAACAGAAAATAATAAGCAATTGAGCATTCAATTAATAGATGTTCGATTTATTCAAGAGTCTATTTATATTCAATGTTTTGTTATGAAGGAAGACGATAGTAAAGGCGGTAAGGTACTTATTCAATTAAAGCCTATCGGTGAATAAATGTATCCAGAAATCAAGAGTGTTTTTGAGAAATATGATGATCATGTTTTTATAGTATCTGTCAAAATTGACGATATAAAAGCTTATGACGGTTTAGACTGTTTAAAAAATATAATGTTTCTCGATATTATATCAGATTCATTATCAGACGATCAAATTAAATATATTTTAAATGATGATTTCAAATACGAAGTCGCAAAACAACTAATTTTAGAGAATTTACGATTTTATAAATTGCAAGAATGCCTAATTTTAGTCTTAAAGATAAATAAGATCCCCGAAATAACAGAAAACTCTTGACTTTAACATAAACATACAATATACTTTACCCGAATTTTGTACGATTGTACAAATACATAAAACTAAATATATGAATGAGACTGCTACTATTACTCAACCTGTTGTCTTGTTGAATGCTATCACCAAGGCTACGCCTGAACAAATCGACACGTTGTGGTCGATTCTAAAGTATAAGGAAATCGGCATCTATCGAAAGATCAAGTGCATGAGTTCTGTGCTTGGTTTGAATTTTGATTCGGTAGTTACTGATCTTCCAAAAGATGAAAATGGTAGAATTCTTGATTTTAAGACTCGCCATTTGATTCATGACGTTCTAATTAAGAATTCCTAATAATGAATAAAAGATATATTGTTCGAGATAAGGATGGTGCATATCAGTCCGCTTATAATTTATCCTTTGGCAAGGATAAGGCTTATGATTGGGCTTTGCAGTGCGCCAAGTCTATTAATGGAATAATTTATTATTCAGAAGGAGAAAATACAAAAGAACAAGAGGTGTATAGGGCACCTGATCCTAAAAAGTAGGAGTAGAAATAGGAAGGTTTGCGGTAATCCTTAAAACCGCTTTTGTTTTATTCAAATGAAGAAGTGCGATATCTGTCGTAAAGAGACGACTTTATTAGAGGATCTTGATTATTGTTCTGTATGCACAGATTGTTTAATAGAAATTGAAGATACAAATAAGCAAGACGATCTATTTAAAGATATAAAAATAAATGAAGAATAAAAACCCCGCAATCGCGGGGTTTTGTTTTATTATTTATTATTTTCCTTCTTTGGATGATCGGGATGATTCGGATGTACTTTTCTAGGACCATGATGCTTTTTGCGCTTTCCTTCTTGTTTTTGTTCTTTATTTGGTTTGTTATTTTCTTGATTTTTTTTGGATTCATCAGCGAATAGATTCACTGAAAAGAATAATGCTATTATAAATATGATATATTTCATATAATATATTATACATAGTTATTTTATAAAAAGAAAAACTTTTACAATTCCTTTACAAAAAATATATGAATGATGTATTTACAGATATTTATCTGAAAAAAGAATGGCAACAAATAATTGGAACTTTTTCTGGTCCCGGCGCTTCATTAGAATGCTCAAGTTCGTACTTAGATTTTTTGCAAAATTTTATAAAAGATAATAATATTAAATCTATCTTGGATATCGGATGTGGCGATTTCAATTTGATGCAACATCTAAATTTTGAAAATTTAATTTATAAAGGTGTTGATATCGTTCAATTTTTAGTGAACGAAAATAACAAAAAATATTCAAAATCAAATATAAAATTTGAGCATAAAGATTTAACTACACAAAAAGAGACAGAAATTTATGATCTCATTTTGATTAAAGATGTATTTCAGCATCTTTCGTTCAAAAATATTTTTCTCATATTAGAAAATATTAAAGGTAAAAATATATTGATTTCTAATGATTATTACAAGAATTATAATTTAGATATAGATGATGGCGGTTGGAGATATGTTGATGTGTCATATCAACCTTTTAATTTAAAAGGTGACTATATTTTTCAGTGGCCTGTTTTAAGCACTACTAAAAAAGTATTTCATTATAAAAATGAATAAAAACACTCCAGAATACTACGGTTATACTATAGGTCAAAATATAGTACCATATATTAATAAATGTATTGATGAAAATGGTGAATGTTACGTTTCAGAAGGTGAACATATTTTTGGGCGTAATGACGAAGAATGGCATAAAGGCCATGTTTGGTCTGATAGTTGTATTACTTGGGGTTGGAATAGATTTGATAATGTTAAATTAATTGGCGCAGGATATGATAAAACTATTTTTAAATTAATAGATAATGCAAATAGCAAAAATCTATTTGGAACGCCAGCTCCAATTGTTCACATGTTATCTACTAATTATAATGTTAGCTGCGATAATAATTTAATTGAAGGAATAACATTTGATGGTAATTATGAAAATAACCATGACATTAGTACTGTTTGTGCAATAAGAATGCGCGGTTCAAATAATACAGTTAAAAATTGTAGATTTATTAATTTTGGAGTGGGCGACCAATCAAATCACGAATGTTTTCAAGTATTTTGTGTAGGACATGGTAAATTAGATGACGGCGCTAAAATATTTAATAATGTATTTGAATCTGTTGGTAAAAAAAGAAATAGCAAGAAAGGTCATTGCCCCGAAAATACATTTATTGCAGTTGGCGGCAAAGCGCCACAAATAAAAAATAATATATTTAAAAACTGTGAATTCGATATAATAAATCAACAAAGTCCATTACATGCGATTACAATTGCTGATTCTTTAAATGCAGAAATAACAGATAATATCTTTGAAAACTTTCAAGGTAATTGTATTTATATAGATAGTTGGACTAATAAAAATGCTGTAATAGTGAACAACCGTGGTACAAATATATGGAATTTTATAGCACTGACTTGTCAGCATTGGCAAAATCAAGATCAAATTAGTTACAGTGAAGATTTTTGTATAGAAAATAATGAAGTAGTTTTAAGTGATGGTAATATTTATTATCAATGGGATCAAGAACCTATCGTATCTGTATTTTTTGCTTATAATCATGATCCTCAATTAAATATTAATATATATACAGGATTTAAAAATATTGTTGCAAAAGATAATAAAATCACTTTAGGTCATAGAATAGTTAATGGAGTAACTGAAGTCAGTAATATTTTAAAGTGTTATTGGGGATATGCAGCTAGCACAGACAAAATTCTGTTGACAAACAATCAAATTTTGAGTAATATCCCTAAACCAATTGAGAAACCATCTATCTTTAGAAGATTTATTAATTGGTTACTAAATATATTTAAATAATTATGAAGAGATTAATCGCACTACTATCTATTATTACTGCACTCACGGCCAACGCTTTGGATTTCTCCATTGTTGGAAGTGGAAACACTCAAACTCAAGGACCAACTACGCCAACACAGTTTGCTACTGGTCTTCGTTTCGAAACTTTTGTTACTGATGCTATTAGCATTGGCGCTGTTCAATCTTTTGGATTGACGACTGTTAATAATGTTCTATTTAATACTGAAGTATTTACTGCTTACAATATTAACTATACAGTTTTTGGAATGAAGAATACTGTATTCGCTGGCGGCGATGTTAATCTAGCTTATGGCGATGGGACTCAAAGCGCGTGGCAAGCTGGACCAATTCTAGGTAATCGATTTTTCCTAACTGATAATACTTATATTCTCGCCCAAGCTGCTTACGATGTAGCTTTGAATGGCGTGTCAAATAATCAGGTTCGATATACGCTAGGTTTGGCTTTTAGATTTTAATTAGAATAATCTAAAAAATTTGTGTATTATCCAGTAGGGGTCAAACCCTACTGGATTTTTTATTTATGAGGTGGATCAAATTTCTGATCATTAGTTTATTTTTTGCTATTAATTTATATGCACAAGTTGTAACAAATACAGCTACATTATATTCTAATGTCACTCAAGCAGATAATAGTATTATAACAGTTCCTATTCCCATAACCGTTGTTAGAACTAATGGAAGAATTGCTGAATTGTCATTAAATATTAGTAATGTTTCTCAAAATGCACAAAAAATCAATTTACGAGTATATGAATTAATTTATACCACAAATGTTGTTGAGACTCCGTTAACAAATTCTACTACTACTGGTGGCTCAACAGGTGGAACTACAGGAGGAAGCACAGGTGGTACAACTGGAGGATCAACAGGTGGCACAGGCAGCACAGATAGTGGTACAACAAGTGGAGATACAGGAGGTACAACAGGCGGAAGTACAGGCGGTACAACTGGAGGATCAACAGGTGGTTCTACTGGCGGAAGCACAGGCGGTACAACTGGAGGAGGAACAACATCTACAAATTATGTATATGTAACAAATAGTGTTACATTGAACGTAACTTTACAGACTCAAACCGGCACAACAAATGATGTACAAATACCTGCTCAAACTATTTGGCATAATGATCAATTGCATAATATATTATTTGATATAACAAGTCTTCCACCTGATGCAATTATATTAAGATTTAGAATATTGGATTATATTTATGATGAAAATGGCAATCTAGTAGGACCACAAGGATCAGGTACAAATAGTGGAGGAAATGGAACTGGAGGATCTGGTACAGGTGGAAGTGGTACTGGATCTGGAGATTCAGGAACTGGAGGTACGGGTTCTGGGGGTGGATCGACAAGTCCGCCATCAGCAGATGCTGTACAGTTTCCAATAGAAGTGCTTGGTGCTGATCAACATACAGAAGAATTTAAATTTGTAGTTAATGATAATTTAAATGATATATACGGTCTTCAATTCACTGCACACGCTTTAACATATACAAATAAAGCATCAATAAGCGTTAATAATTCTCCTTGGATTCCTTTAAATAATAGAACAGTTATATTTCCAAGAAAATTTGAAAGAGTTTGGACTGGTATTGGTGGTTTTCAAAGTACATTAACAATGATATTGCCATTTGCTAGTAACAATATTCTTCCTAGCATAACTAATACTATTAAATTTAAATTTAATGATATCACAAAACAAACCGTTGGATATAGAGTATTAAATGCTGATATTGTAAGAAGACAGGATACCGCTGAAAAAGAATATACATTTGGACATCTTACAGGCAGGTTTTATACAAATACAGTTTATAATTACACGCCTACAACACTTGCTACAACCAAGGTTATTGATGATCCTAAAAATTGGACACCAGCATCAAGTGATCCTGTTATTATAAATCAAGGAAAAGATTTATGGTTTAACGGCAATATCTCAGAACGAGGCGTTGCTCTTAAAGCAAAATGCAGTGATTGTCATTTTACAGATGGATATGACTTAAAATATTTCAATTTCAGCGATAAATCTATTGTAGCCAGAAGTAAGTACCATGGGTTAGATGAACAACAAGGACTAGCATTGGCATCTTATATTCGTAGTTTGGATGTGCCTTATCAAGAAAAAGGTAGACCTTGGAATCCTCTGTATCAGCCCGGTCCCGGAATGAGTACTGTACCAATTGATAATTGGGCTGCTGGTGCAGGTATGGATTGGGTATTAGATGACGATATTAAATCATTTAACTATATATTTCCAAATGGAACACAAAATGGAATTGTATACAATGGTGTGGTTCAACCAATAGACATAAACAAATCATACAATATTCATGATATTCCAATTGCAATGCAACTACCAGATTGGAATCATTGGTTACCTAAAGTTCATTTGAAAGATAGTGCTCCCGAAATTTGGGACTGGAGTGCAACCAAAGACGGTGGTAGTGGTCGTAGATTCTTTGATTGGTTTATGGGTAGTATACCAAAAGACCAAGGAATGAAAGGTCTTGTACAAATAATGAGATCGTATGGAGAAGAAACGGGATATCAATTAGTTCATATGGATCAATTCTTTCAAAAGAAATATTTTGATGCTGGAAAACAAATTCAATACATGAATGATATAAGAATGGCGTATCGTCATTGGGTAACTGTAAGAACATTGGAAATTATGCAAAGATGGAAGATGCAAGATTTAGGTCACGATATTCTTGAAGATAACGCTAATACAAGAGATCAATGGGGAGAAAGAGGAGCAAGATCATATATCAGTCTATACAAATTGGATAGAATCAAAGCTCAATTTGGTAACAGCTATACAAATACATTCAATGATAGAAGATGGTTTGCCAATACATGGCCTTTTCATCTAGCTCCACATATTGGTAGTTTAATAGCTGTCACAGATCAAAATAATCCTAATTTCACTTATGAACCTTATGGTGATCAGTCTCCACAATGGTATCAACTACAAATGTATCTGGATGATAGCAACAGAATGCCAGAATATAATATAGTGGACTGGGGTTATATACATAACTTCTTGTGGGGAGGAACAAGTCAATGGGGAGAATTAGCTAAGTACAGTTTATATACAGGTAAACACAATGCTTTACAATTCATCAACACTTTAAAATCATATGAAGCATATGCATTTAATGGGGATTACAAACGTTTGCTTGAAGGGCTTTTAGATGATCACCATCCGCATATAAGATTACTTGGAGGCACTGTTCTTTTGAATGCTGATAGCTCAAGTTCAGGTAAATTTAATGAGTTCACAATGCACTATATTGATGCGTTACATACAAAAGAAAAGAAAGACATGATGGTCGGTATGTACAATCAAATACATAAAATACAAATAGATGTATTAGAACAAAATCCATACATTGCAGACTATAATAATCTTACAATGTCTGAAAACTTTTTAAGATATATGGGTGGTGATCCAAATCTAATTCAAAGATTTGTTAATTTTAGAAAATCAAAATGGCCTAATGATACTTGGACAAGCCAAATCAAACATCTTTGGCCTCAACCATTCTATCCTGCTTTGTAAAAATATAGCTTGACAAACAATTGTTTTTGTTTATTATTTTTGCATGTTCGTATTCGAAAAATTAGGCAACGATAGATACGTTATAAAGTCACACGAAAGAATAAATGGCCGTCTTCTGAAAGATGATGACGGCTATTTTTATTACTGGCCCGAATTTAGAAATGAAAAGTGCTGGGACGCACTAACCATGAAAGTGATTGCTAAAAAATTAGACGAATTAAATAAAGATTGGGATCGCGAATTAAATTCTAATTTTATTTCTAAAATAAAAATTATTGCATGATTATTGATAAAAATACAGCTAGAATGTTGACAGAGTTAGTTTATATTGTTTTCGGTTTATTTGTTTTGACTTATATATTGATGAAAAAAAGAAAGTAAGGCTTGACTTCTATCAAAGTTCTGTTACTTTAATACAAAGATAAAAAATGAACGTTAAATTAGTAGCCGTAACTTCACCCAAAATTGAAGATTTAAATACTGCTGAAGATATTGTTTCGTATTGTGCAAGAGTAAGTAATCCATCTAATCAGATGAATACAGAAACTGCGCCGCGACTTCTTAAATATTTAATCAAACATCAACATTGGAGTCCATTCGAAATGGCTAGTGTTACAATAGAAATTGTTACAAGCAGAGCTATTGCTGCACAAATTTTAAGACATAGATCTTTCGCATTTCAAGAATTCAGTCAAAGATATAGTGTAGCTACAAAACTAGAAGATATTCAATGGCGAATGCAGGGCAAAACTAATAGACAAGTTGGCGATACTGAAGTTAATTTACCGCAAGAAAAACTTGAATTAGTAAATAATGCGCTTGATCACAGCTTGAAAGCGTATGACGCATTAATTGAAGCTGGCATTGCCAAAGAATGCGCTAGAATGGTTTTACCATTAACCACACAAACCACCATGTACATGACAGGTACACTTCGTAGCTGGATTCATTATATTGAGTTGAGAGCAAAAGAAGATACTCAAAAAGAACATAGAGAAATTGCAGTTGGTATTAAAAATATATTTATTAAAGAGTTTCCTGTTATTAGCGAAGCTTTGAGTTGGATTTGAATTTGAATGAATTGTTTTTTAAATGACAATACAAGAAGTAAAAGAATCATACGGTTCTGAATTATTGACAATGGATGGTTATGATGACTGTATCGAAGGCATTGTAACGCGAGTTAATCAAACTCCATTTATTATTTATAATTACGAAAAAGTAATTACTAAATTAATGAAACAAGGTATGACTTATCATGAAGCTGTAGATTTTCATGAATTTAATCAAGCTTGTGTTTGGATGGGTGAAAGCACACCAGCTTTTTTACATAAGATTGATGAGTGATGAAGATTTATCTACCAGTTATTTGCTATAATCATACTGTATTGTCTCATTATATGTTTAGTATAATGAGATTGATATTTGAGGCGCAAAAGAAAAACATATCATTCAGTTTAGACTGTATTTATTTTGATAGTTTAATCGCAAGAGCGAGAAACGCCGCAGCCGCGAATTTCGTTAATAAAATGGATTGCGATTATATGATGTTTATAGATACAGATATTTCTTTTGAGCCAAAAAGCTTTTTTTCTTTAATTAATAGAAATAAAGATGTTATATCTGGTTTATATCCTAAAAAATATATCAGTGCTGAAAAATTAAGTAAACTTGTTTTACTAAATGGCCCGATTCTTCCTGACAATTATAATCAATTATGTACAGATTTTGCTACAGAGATTAATTTAAAGAAAGAGCCACAACAAGTTGAAGAAGTTAATTATGCAGCAACTGGTTTCATGCTTATCAAAAAGAAAGCTTTATTAGATATAATTAAAAAGCGTCCAGATATTAGTTACAAAAATGATATTGACGGTTATGCAAGTTATGGTGATACTTTTTATGATTTATTTCCATGTAAAATAAATAGCCAAACAAAAAAATATGAAGCTGAAGATTATGGGTTTTGTGATCTATATAGAAGCATTGGCGGTAAACTTTATGTAGATACAACATGCGAGCTTACACATTATGGCTGGAAGGGATATGAAGGAAATTATCATCAACAATCTATAATTTTTAATCGTGAACCTAGTTATCTGCCTACCCGGAAATAATTTTTCGGGTGCTTTTCTTGATAGTTTTTTGCAGTTTTATAATTGGTGCTCCATCAATAACATTAATGCTATCATATCTCGTAGATATGAATGTAATATATATTATGTTAGAAATATGTGTCTTGGCGGCGATAGCACTAAAGGAGAAAATCAAAAACCTTGGCAAGGCAAAGTCAATTATGATTACATGCTATGGATAGATAGCGACATTATTTTTCATCCAAATGATTTTATTAAACTATATAATCTCAAAAAAGAAATCGCGTCTGGATTGTATTTTATGCAAAATGGTCAACAGTTTGCTACAGTTCAAGATTGGAACGAAAAAACTTTTGAAGAAACTGGTAGATTTGAATTCTTAACGCCGGAACATTTAAAAAACCAAAATAAACCTTTTATTGTTGACTATACAGGATTTGGTTTTATGCTGATAAAAAATAATGTTTTTGAAAAACTAAAATATCCGTGGTTTAGACCAATATGGAAAAAGTTTGGCAATGTGACTGAGTTTACAATGGAAGATGTCGCTTTTTGTCATTTAGTTAAAGAATTGAATCTCGATGTTTGGGTCCATCCAGAAGTAATTGTCAAACACGAAAAGAAAATATTATTATAAATGAGCAAATATAAATATACTATTAAAATTCATTTGGCAAAAGATTTTGATGAACTGCAAAACTTACTAAATGATTATGGTAAATCTGGTTTGCGTGTTTTTCGTGTAGAAAAAATGGATCATTGTATTTATGAAGGAGGCAGTTGCAAATATGTAGTTTATTTAGAAGAAAAAATCAAAAAGACAAAAAATGGATAATTCGCCAGTAAATATAATCGTAGTCTCTGAAAAGGAAGAGAAAAAGTATTATCGCCTAAAAGAAAAAGAAAATATGCAAGTTGGCGATTTAGTTCATATTGTTAATGATAAATATGCTTTAATAAATGAAGGTTGTATACTTGCAAAGAAAAAAGCTTCTGAAAACGATAAAATACTAAGAAAAAAATGAGTAAACCTTATTATATTTTTTTAGATGACGAGCGTTTTCCAAAAGACGTGAAATGGACTTCCATACCTGATTTGCATTGGACTGTAGTTCGTGATTATAATAATTTTAAAGTACTTATAGAGTTGAAAGGTTATTTACCAAATTTTATTTCATTTGATCACGATTTAAGTTTTGAGCATTATAAAAATCTTTGCAATAGTGAAACAGACTATTCCAAATATACAGAAAAAACTGGCTATGATTGTGCGAAATGGTTGATTGAATATTGCATAAAAAATAATTTAAAAGTACCAGATTATACTGTGCATTCTTTAAATCCAATTGGTGCAAAAAATATTATTAGCTTATTAGAAAGTTATAAACAATATGCATAAGATTTTATTATTGTTTATACCTTTTCTTTGTTCCGGTTGCCTTGTTTTTTTAAGATATCATTTTGAAGATGCTTTGAACAATTTGCCGCCTCACTATAAACTAATCAGATTAACGAATACTTATATTGATTATAATCTATATGGCACTAATTATCGCGCTTATTATACAGGTGATGAAGGTAAAATATATAAAACGCTTATTTTGAAATAAAATCATCGTCTTTTACATCAGAATCAACAGACTTTTGACCGAAATACCAACCAACAGCAGCCATAACTAAACTATTTAAAGCGTCATTTTTAATTTCTAAAAAAACTGTGGTCGAAAAAATAACTATTAGTGTAAATACAATTATCGCTCTTACTGATACTCCACCTATATTAGATTCGTTATTCATAAATTTTATTACACCATGACTGATCAACGCTATAATGAATTAATGTCAGAAAAAGATGTAGAAATAACTGATAAAGAATTTAATGATGGCTGGCATTTTTGTATAGATTGGGACGGCCAACTTATCGGACCCGGTATGCATTCTATGCAGTTTTGTCGTTGTAAAGGTATAAACAAATCAAAACATAAAGAAATTTATAGCAAGATACCAGATCAAGGTTATTTAGAAGATTGGGCGTCTTAAACAAAATCTGGATATATCTTAAAAACATCTAGATACCAGAAATCAAAACTTAAAAATCTAAAATCATCGTCGCAACCACAGTTTTTTGCGATGTATGATTTTTTTATTGTATATTCTTCTTGACAGTACTCGCAGAACATACTATATTCTAACCTGCAAAAGAGTCGAATAGTGAACGATATTGTTACAAATATACAACAAATCGTATTTGACTCTTATAATTTAATATTTATTATATAATATTATGAACTTTCAAATGGCTAATTTCGTAAAAAACCTATTAAAAGAAGGCTGTTCTTTAAATAGATTAGCTGAAGAATTTTATAATAAATTTGGTTCAACTGAATATTGCAAAGGTCCAACAGGACATTATTATGTTCGAGGTAAAAAGCTGCCACAATTTTCAACTTTTGATGGTAATGACATAAAAACAACTGCTTCTTCTATTTTAAATGAGCGGTTATGAAGAAAAAGGTTTTAAAAAAAGCTGTTAATATAGCTCACGCTATGTGCCCGAGTATGCGTAAAAATGGATTACGAGCGTCTCATGTTGCTTTTTTAGTAAAGAAAAACAGAATAGTTAAAATTGGTTGGAATAAACCAAAAACAAATCCAAATAGCGAAAAATATCCATACATTGGCGCTACTGGTGAAAAGATAACTGTAAATACTCATGCGGAGCTAGATGTAATACTGAAGGCGAACGAGGAAGATTTATCTGATCACGAAATTGTTGTTTTAAGAGTTGACGGTGAGGGAAAATTGAATAATAGTAAGCCTTGTAATGGTTGCTCGCATCTGATAAAACAATTTTCAATTAAAAAAATTTACTACTCAAATTCTAAAGGAGAAATCTCTAATATTTAATATATGAACAAAGATCTATTTTATAATCGGCCATATCCTGTTAAGTCTGATGATTTGAAGTATGACGGAAAGAATATTATTATTCCTTCTTATTATACTTCTATTCTTCTTGATTATCTAAAGACAACTGATACTCATGACATGAATGATGCTGATAAGGAAGATTTTAAAGCTTTTAAAAATTTCTTGTACGATGTTCAAGAGTATAAAAATAAAGGAAATTAATGAATGAGATTTTAGTATTTGCTCATAATTATTTGGTTAATGATTGGTTTGATATTGTGCAAGACCAATTGAATTTACTTTTAAGCAAAGGTTTATACGATGTTTCACATAAAATATATTATTGTGCATATAGTTCAGATATGTTTCAAATTTATAAATTCATTGATTTAATTAAGAAGCTTGATACTAAAAATAAAATAAATATTATTGTGCATCCATATAACGATGGTGAAAAAAACACTATCATACTGCTACAAGAAATTTGTAAATCTTATGAAAACGCATTTGTCTTATATTATCACGCAAAAGGAGTTACATCAATTGTTCATTGTGATAGAGTTCGCAGAAATATTAAATCATGGCGTGAAATGTTGAATTATTTCAATATAGAAAAATGGGAATCATCTGTTTTATCGTTGAATAATCATGATGTTTTTGGCGTGATGCGCGGAGAATTTTCGTATCCAAATACCAGTGAAATTAAAACAATATATCCAGGAAATTTTTGGTGGGCAAGATCAAGTCATATTAATAAATTACCAGATGTTAAACAATTAAACAATCATTCAGATTTAGAATCTTTAATAACATCTATTCCTCATAGCTGGGCTAATGCTGATATGAGTTATGCAGGTAATATATACGAGCGTTATTTCGATCCTCAAGAGTATAGAAACGATTAATAATTATGGGTCTTTACGATACTATTAAATGTAAATATTCACTTCCTATGCCAGATGATCCTAAAGGATATTCTGGTTCTGAATATTTTCAAACTAAAGATTTAGATTGTTCTCTTGGATATTATGAAATCCGAGAAGATGGTGTTTTATGGGCGGAACATCGAGAAACTGAATATGTAGCAGGTAACGCTAATGCAAAAAGTTTTTTAGAACAATGTGGTAAAATAACAACTAAAAAATCTTGGTTTGAGCCTGATTATTTTCATGGTACAATAGAAATGTATGATTATATTGATCATGATAATAGCAAAGACTTTGATTATTTCATCTCTTATGAAATACAATTTGATAAAGGAGCTGTAAAAAATATCAGATTGTTAAATTTCGAAGCCACTCCTAATCAAAAAAGAAAAGAAAAAGATAAGATTTTTAACGAAAAACTGCGTAAAGATTACGAGTTTCGGCAGACTAAAAAATATAAATATATTTACGCGCCATATAATAAAGCAGTAAGATATATATTTAGAAAGGTATATAATATTAGTAGTAAAATACCTTCATTGATATTAAAATTAGAAAATAAAATATCATTATGAAATTTAAAAACTTCGAAGATATAGAATATGAATTAATATTCGCAATACCAAAGTTTAGTCGTGCTGTGGAAGGTTTGTGCGATAGTCCAGATACAGAACGACCACAAATCATTGTAGATCCGCAGCTACTAAAAAGAAGAAAGCTTAACGTTCTTATAGAAGAGGTTTTTCATGCTCATCTATATGATTTGCCTGAATGGAAAGCTAGAAAATTTGCTGCTAATTTAGGTAAATTGATTTATAGTACTTTGATGGCGGAACCTTCAAGAAGGTGTGCCCGTAGAAAGCCAAGGAAGCGGAGGTTGAACAACAGGAGGAGTGATTTGATTTAAAATCTGTTGACCTGCACCGCTTTCAAATGCATTTTTTTGATCTTGTCCAATTGTGTCCCAAACCCAAGTAAGTACTTGATTCTCAGTTAGATTGGCATAAGGAATAAACTCTCCTGTATTTAGTGGCACTGAAGTACAAGAATAAACTCTGCCATTAAAAGGACCGCCGCTTACTCCAGAGTAGTATGACAAACAATCCCAATGGACTGTAAAAACATAATCAACATATCCACTGAAATCGGGATAACAATCCATTGCGCCTACTCTCCATGTATAACTGATATCGCTCATATATATAAAAAATATACACTATATTAATATATAAATACAAAAATTAAAGCTCAATAGTGAACGATGTACTTACAAATATATAGATTTTCTAATAAACAACAGTATAATATTTCACATTTATAAATACTAAATGTATTTTTAATTATTAAATATGAAAAAATGTTTATACTGTGAAGAATTTATAGACACTGAGAACGATGATTTCCAAAAGGTAGGCAAAAAAATCATTTGTGCTTTTTGCTATGAAGATTATGCAGATGAATTAGATAATTTTGGTGCAGAAGATGATGACATAGAACAAGAGAATCAAGATATTTAAAAATATATTCTCTTTATTATTATTTATAAGTGTAAATATATATAGCGCAAAATAAAACTGGTCCAACTTTTTTTCAAAAGTTCCAGTAAAGCCTCATAGCGCGTTCATCACCTGTGTTTTGAAAGTGAGGCTTCTTTTTCCCCAAAAGTAGCAAAATCGCGATTTTAGGCCGTTTTTTGAAGATTTTTACCTGTTGACAAACCTTAAAAACCTGATACTCTGATCACCGTATGCTGAACACTGAGAAGAAACTGCGTGGACGCCCCAAGGGCGCAACCTCAACCGTAAACATCACTTTGGGAGATCTTCTCTCAAAGATTGGCACCAATCCTGCTACTGAGATTCAGGTCGGCAGGACGTGGCTTGCAAAGTTCAACGTCGTTGACGTTGAGACTAACAAGGAAGTCGATGAGCTTCCTGAGAACATCAAGCAGCAGCTAGAAGAGAACTCTAAGGTCGAGTTTGTCATTAGCTGATCATGTTTGATTCACTAGTGGGTCAAGTGGAAGTAAAGCGTAAGCTGGCGTTCTATGCGTCAGCTTACGCAACTTCTCGCACCGTACCGTTTCTCAACTTTATCGGTGCTCGCGGTTTGGGCAAGACGAATTTTGTTCGTGCTTTCTCGAAATCGCTGCTGGATAGCAATGGACAGAAAAAGCCATTACTTGAGATTAACAGTTCAAGCATCAAATCTTCTGCACATTTCTTTGAGCAGATTTTTATTAATCATGTTCAAGATAAAGAAGTTGTGCTGTTTTTTGATGAATGTCACTGTCTTCCTGAAAATCTAGTATTTGCTTTTCTTACAATTCTAAATACAGAAGCAGGAAATATTAAGCATTATAATCACGGCGACAATCTTTTTGTTTTTGATTTTACAAAAATAAATATATTGTTTGCAACTACTGAATCAGATAAGATCTTTCTGCCACTGAGAGATAGATTAACTACAATAGAATTTGCTGATTATTCTAATAATGAATTAGAGCATATTTTTAAGTTGAATCTTCCTCAGATTGAAATTGATAATGATGCGCTTGCAATGCTGGCTGATACTTCAAGGGGTAATGCACGGTCATGCGTTCTCCGGGCCAAGGAAGTAGCATTGTATTGTAAAAATTACAATGTCAAGAAGTTTACGCTTGACGACGCTAAGAAGTTGGTATATATTCTCGGAATACTACCTCACGGTTTGAACCGGATTGAGTGGCAGATACTAAATATTTTGCGTCAAAATGGACATTGTTCATTGTCTGCTTTGGCTGCAAAAACAGGTTTGTCGAGAAGCGCGATTCAAAAAGATTTTGAATTATATTTGATCAAGAAAAACTTAATCCATATTGATGGTTTACGACAGATCACGTCTAAAGGTTGTAATCTTTTAACCAATCATCAATTTTCGGTATAATTGTTACTTTTTAATATATTATCAATAGCCCAGAGAGGTTGTAAATTATCAAGTGACCAACATTTTTTAAATTCAATACTTTCTGGGCTATTTATTTTAAACAATGATTTGGGTTTTATATGGTCTATATGCCATTTGCCATAATTTTCCCAATTCATTCCATCTGAAAATTTAGATTCTAAATGTAGTTTTAATTGTTCTAAAGTAAAATCAACATATTTTAACCAACTTTTATTCTTTTTTATACAAGCTCCTTTTAAGTGATGATTGATACCTCTAGATATATTACTATGTAATTTGTAAATAGGATCTAATCTTTTTTTTCTTTGTCTATTCTTAAAATATTCTCGAAAATATTGTTTATTTTTTAATCTATATTCTTTCATTTTTAATTTATTTTTATCTCGATAATCTTGAATTTCTTTTTGATGATTATTTTTATAATCTTTTAATCTTTTTAATATTTTATCGTGATTTTTAAAATGATAGTTTTTACAATCTTGGTTTTCGCATTTTCTACATTTATATCCAAATCTAGATTTTCTTAACATCCAAAATTCTTCAGTTAAATTTTTGAAAGATTTGCACTTTTTACATTGACGAGTTTCCATATTCATATTATAGTTACACTAAATTCATGATCTCTTTTATTATATGATTGTTCAATATATTCACGATCCAAAAAAGAATAAGCTGCGTGGTGTTTTGATTGCTGATAAATCAACAAATGATTATCCAATTATTAGTTGGTCGTATACCAATGTAAAAGCTGGTGATCGCTTTGATAAGCTACGTGGTTTTAATATTGCAGTTAGTCGTTTCGCCACGAAAACCAATGCGGTAATTCCGCATCATGTTAAAAAAGTGTGTAATAATTTTAAGAAAAGAGTTGCAAAATACTATAAAGTAGATATAAATAGTATTAATATTGTTGGTAAGGGTGAGAATTTTTAGTTAGTGGCCTCCTAAGCATAGGCAGCGATGCAGGGGTTTTGTAAACCTCAGAGTTCGGCGCAAGCCCGGAAGGAGGCTCCACTTCAAAAAATCGCTTGACAAGTGTGTGTGTTTGATGTAGAGTTAGTGCGTTGAAAGTGAGTTAGTAGCAGGTTGGAGAAGTAGTCTATCTCGTCACGCTCATAACGTGAAGATCGCTGGTGCAAATCCAGCACCTGCTCCCAAATTTTTCTCTCTTGACAGAGGCAATATTCTAAGATAGAGTATTGAAGTTCTTTAAAATGGGATCGAAGCATTAAAGTGATGCAATGGTCTTTTAAACCATAGAAGAGGGAGCGTTACCCTCCGGTCCTACCAATTTATTTTTGTTCTTTTTATAATTACGGGCCTTTAGCTTAATGGTTAAAGCAGCGAACTCATTTAATAAAAGTGCCTTATAGAAGAAATTCTATATTGAATCGCGTCAAAGTCGGTGAAACCTAAACTACAAATAGTAGGCAATACCGAGCCAAGCTGTAGAAATACAGAAGGTGTAGAGACTTGACGGCGCGTTCCTAAAGTAGAAATACTATGGAAGTGGTAAAGTCCAGAGAGAATAGAAATATTCACAAATCCGAATTCGTTGAGTGAAGGTTCAAATCCTTCAAGGCCCCCCATTTTATTCTGTTCTTTTACATTTTGAATCAATAATATTTGTTATTATATCTACAAATTTTTGAACTCTGTCTGGTTTGAAATAAGAAATACTAGATACATCAATAATGCATAATTCTATATTCCGTTCTAAACAAGCTTGAAATTTTCTTTGATCATTATTTTGTGTTCTTAAAAGTTTTTCTTTACCATAAATAGGTTCATAATGAAAAATACCATTTAATTCAAAAGCTAATTTCAAATCAGGAATATAAATATCTAACTCAGAATTAATAGTATCAATTCTATTAAAATGAAATTCTAAATCAGGATAACGATTTGGTAAAATTTCAGATAAATAAATTTCAAATTTAGATCTTCTACAACCATGAGTTTTATGAGTGTTGTTGTATGTTGCGGCGCATGATCTGTTACAAAAAGAATTTGGATGCCTTCGATGTTCTCCTGCTACTTTGAAAAATTCACTTCCGCATTGCTTGCATTCAACTTTAATTTTTGTAATTTGTTTAATACCTTGGCATTTATTCGAACAATAATGTTTTGTTTGATTCTTTAATTTAAGATCGCTTTTTATTTGAGCTTGTCTTCTTTTAAAAATTTTTTGACAAGAATCGCATTTAACATCTAAAAGATCCATTGATTTATAATTAGAAATTTGATCTATAGAAATTAATAACATAATATATATTATATACATGATAAGATTCGAAATGTGAAATTCAAATCTTTTGATGTTGACAAGAGCAAGTTTTCAGAGTAGATTGTTCGTGTTCTTTAAATGCATCTGTAGCTCAATTTCAGAGCAAACTCTTTATAAGGGTTAGGTTGCGCGTGAGAGTCGCGCCAGATGCACCAAATTTTTCCTTGACAAAGGGCGTATCCAATAGTAGGATATGTACGTTCTTTTAAATGCCGCTATGGTGGAATGGCAGACACAGCAGACTTAAAATCTGCTGCCAGAAATGGCGTGACAGTTCGACCCTGTCTAGCGGCACCAATTTTTCCAAAAAATACATCCGGCTTCCAAAAGCGAACACATGATAATAGATTTGGATTTCTATTACGGACGGTATTTGAGGAAAATTATGATTTGGGAGTAGCTACCTAAATCATAATAAATTTTGCAGCAATGAGGGCAGTCGTCACTAAGACGTAGCTTAAGGTAGCCAGTGAAAAGCCTCTCGGAAAGAATCTGGTAGAAATCAGGACATTTAATTAGCGTAAAGTAGATGATGCTTTTCGAATCATCCGAGCTAAAGTATGTCGATATCTGATTGGGAACACATTAAGCACTGAACAACCTGATCTGCAATTTTTGCAGCAATGACGGGAGTCGGTAATTGACCGTAGTTTGGGGCGCTGGAAATTCTGGGCACCAGACAACTCAGCGACGTGATCTGCAAAAAACATACAGTGCGCCCAAGCGATCTTGATTTGAGTCGCTTTACACTGAGCAAAAAATGGGCATTTAGTTCTTTTATAATAATTTTTAGGTTCAACCGCTAATGAAAGGTGTCACCTATTGGTTTAGGGGATGGACACTGCGGATCGGAAAATAACCAATACACCGTATGAACCTAATATTTCTTGCTAGGAGGAAAAAGAGGCTCATGCCTCTGTCCTGTAAGTTTTTAAATAAACGAGAAAGGCACTTTTAGCAAGATTAATGCACCAATAGCCGAGCAGAGCTTCTACCTCTGTAATCGTAAATGGAGCTGAAAATGCAGGTTCGAGCCCTGCTTGGTGCGCCAATTTTAATTCCTCTCTAGCTCAATGGTGGAGTCCGAAACTGTTAATTTCGTTGTTCTTGGTTCGAGTCCAAGGGGAGGAGCCATTTTTCTTTTATGAAATCATCTACAGCTACATTAATTAAAGCATTACAAATACTATCTAAAGAAATACAATCAGAAGATGGTGTTGCAAATGCTGCAATAGCTGAAGCGGCGGATAGATTAAAAATGCTTGACAAGCGTGTTATTGAACTAGAAGATGCAATATATAATGTAATCAAGCAACTGGAAGAAATTCAATAAAATTGAACATTCACGTTCCAGAAGAGATAAGAAAAAAATATCCACATATAGAATTTCGCGGTAAACTTAAACGAATTAAGAATCGCGATGTTCTTGTTGCATTTAATCCTGCATTAAATGCTACATTTCATTATTCTTTTCAAGAAGATTTTTTTTGGTTTGCGGGTCAAATTCCTGATTATATTTTAGATGTCACATAAGAAACGTTATACAGATTAATGTTTCATATAAAACACTTTTTTAAAAAAATATATTTTTAATTAAAAAATGCATACTTCAGCTTATAACAACGCAAAAAAATTTTATGAAAAATACTGTAATAATTTAAATTCAGAATCGTTTATTTTGGATTTTGGATCTTATGATGTCAATGGCACATTAAAACCTATTTTTCAAAAACATAAATATATTGGTATAGATATGTTTGATGGACCAAATGTTAATATAGCTTGCAAAAATGAAAACGTTCCATTTAAAAATAATTTTTTTGATGTAATTGTATCATCTTCGTGTTTTGAACATGATGAATTCTTTTGGCTTACTTTTTTAGAAATGTGCAGACTAATAAAAACAAATGGTTTTATTTATATAAATGCACCATCAAATGGTCCATATCATGCTTATCCAATTGATAATTGGAGATTTTATTCCGATAGTTGGAAATCTTTAGAAAAATGGGGATTAAAAAATAATTTTAATATAAAATTAATTGAGAGTTATATAGATAAAGATGGAGGATGGGAAGATTCTGTTGGGATTTATCAAAAAAATTAATTTTTATAAATATCATTAATATAATACATTTCATAATTTGGCTGAGTATTTTCTTGCTTCTTGTTGCTGTTGCGATTACTGTTTTGTTCGACAAAGATGACGAACATGAAAATTAATGCTATTCAATGCCCTTCTTGCGGCGATATCGTTTTCAGCCGCGCACGTCACGATATGCGATGGTGTAATTGTGGCGAAGTTGCCATAGATGGCGGTTTCGATTATGCTAAAGTCAGCTATACAACTTCTTCTCCTAAACGAGTTGAGATAGAAGTTAATGCTACAAAAGCTGAACTATATAATGATTGGAATAATCGTATTGATGATTTTGGTTTGATTAAAAATAAATGAATTACGATTTCGGAAATATTAAAACAGTTGAAGAAGTTGAGCTTTTGAATTTGCAAATTGAAGAGTACAAGCGTATCATGTTTAAATATCGCGAACAAATAGTTCAACTACGCAAAGAAAGAGACGCAGCTTTAGAACAGTTAGAACAACTTAAGTCTACAATAAAAAATGACAAGCAGTAATTATAGTTCTTTTAAAAAGAGACTTGACAATATCATCTCAAGTCTTGATTCTATCAAGGAAGATATTGAACACGCTGGAGGTTTTCAAACCGATACGATGAGTGAAGAGTTTCTTGACAACATGGAGAGCGCAGTGATAAGTTTGCAGGACTGCATGGACAATCTAGAGTCTGATGAAGCAGTAAAATCCTACAAAGATTCAGATGAAAATCCAGACGTATATTAAAAAACTACAACAGATTGCAAAAAATAATCCAGATGCAATTGTTATTTATTCGTCAGATGAAGAAGGAAATAGTTTCAACGAAGTGTTGCGCGAACCAGAAGTAATTTACTACAATCGCGAAGAACGAGAGATTAATGATGTTAAATATGATGGTTTTGTGACTGCTGTTTGTATCAACTAAATACTATATACATTATGCTTAATAAAGAACAAATGTTTATTGTTCACGAATTCATTGACAAGAATGCAACTAAAAATGTTTGGAACGTCAGTGATGAATTAATTAAAATGGTTTTTGAAGTTGTAGACGCGCAAGACTCTAATCAAATCAAATTGCTTGACGAGAAGCTGAAAGCACTGCAAGCTATTCCAGCATGATCATGATTACTATCTACAAAGATTTGCATAACGAGTACAGTCTTTCCTATCTAGTTGCAAAAAATAACGAACATAATGATATGTATCAGTTCGTTAAATTTCATCTAGAAGATTGGGAAGTCGGCCAATATCTGGGCGGTAATTAATACCGCTTGACAAGTGAAGTTTTTGCTCTATACTGTACCCACAACAATAAAAAATTATGGGACTTGATTCTTATTTGAGTGTGACTGTTAGCGTTGATAAAAGAGATGCCAACTATCAGAAAGTAGTTGATACTTTGCGTATCAAACCTGATCGAAGTGCTTCTTGGATAGACGTTAATCATAATGTAGCTTATTGGCGAAAAGCTAATGCTATTCATTCTTGGTTTGTAAAGAATGTTCAAGATGGTGTTGATGATTGTCGCAAAGCTTTTGTATCGCGAGATCAACTAGAAAAACTTGTAGATCTTTGTATTGATATTAAAAACAATAAATTAAAGCCTGAAAATAATTTGCCTACACAATCTGGCTTCTTCTTTGGATCCACAGAATATGACGATTATTATACGCGAGATCTTGAATATACTATTGATGTAATATCTAGTATTTTGATGAATCCTGATTATAAAGATGCGTCATTCTATTACCGATCTAGCTGGTAATTAATATAATGAAATTGCTTGATCTATTTTGTTGTGCTGGCGGCGCTGGCATGGGTTATAATAAAGCTGGTTTTGATGTTACTGGTGTTGATATAAAAGATCAGCCTAATTATCCTTTTACATTCATTAAAAATGATGTAATTGAAGTATTACAAGATAAAGATTTCTTGTCTCAATTTGATGTAATACATGCCTCGCCACCTTGTCAAGGTTATAGCAAAGCAACAAAAGATGATTCAGTTTATGTTCATTATTCTCAAGGCAAGCAAACTCCTAAACTGATTGAACCAGTTAGAAAAGTCTTGATCGAAACTGGTAAATATTATATTATTGAAAACGTTGTTGGCGCAAAGAATGATTTAATTGAGCCGTTTTATTTGACTGGATTTATGTTTGATCTGCCGATTGAACGTAAAAGATATTTTGAAACAAATTTTCCAGTCAAGCAGCCACAAGCAAAAGCAAAACGAGGCTTCACTAAAAAATATGCTGAACAGAATAATATAGATTATCGCGACATGAGTGTTACTGGAAAGTCTCGGCGCAAGGGTTCGATTGACGTGTGGCGCAAAGTCATGGAAATGCCTTGGGCTGGCAGAGGTTGGGAGTTGACAGAGGCTATACCTCCAGCATATACTCACTACATCGGTGAGCAACTGAAGGTGCATCTGAAAAATTAAACAATTGATTTTTAAGATATTAAAAGTAAAATAAGAGGCAAATTGACGGCATTTAGGTATCTTGCTAGTTAGACATCTGCCTGCGGCGTAATCAAATAAAATCGCTGCCTTTTAATTTCTTACCCTTGCTAATAAAATAGTAAGGGTTTTTATTTTATGAAAAGTAAATTCAGAGTCTGGGATAAGAAAAAAAATAAGTATTTAGATAATAGTTATGTACAAGCCATTACAAATAATGGTAAACTAATTATTGGCGACAGTGATTATTATGAGTCATTTACAAATACAAATGAAGATGACTATATTGTAGAATATTGTACTGGATATAAGTCTATAAATAATGAAGATATTTATGTTAATGACTACGTTGAATATAAATTAGGTTTGAAAATGGTTCGAGGACGAGTTGTTTATGATCACTTTGGATATTATGTTGCTGAGATTCGCGGTGGTTATATGCAATTTACTCAGCAAGATTATACAATAATTGGTAATTATAATACTAATCCTGTTAATGAATAAAATATGAAAGCAAAATTAGAGTACAATTTACCAGAAGATCAATCGCTTTTTGATGCTGCCTGTAAGGCAACTGATATGCGGAGCGCCGTTTCTGATTTCGACAATGAGCTTAGAAATTGGATAAAGCACGGCCACGATTTTAAGAATGCTGACGATGCTTTAGAGAAGGTTCGCGAGTCTTTGTATGTTTATTTAAATAGTTATGGTATAAATATACATGAGTAATTATATATTCCGAATCTGGGATAAACAAGCTCAAAAATATGTAATGACCGGCGCACTTTACGGATGTGAAGGTGTTGCCGGTTTATCTACTTATTTTAATCGTAAAACACACATTGTACAACAATTTAGTGGTTTGACCGATGTAAATGGTGAGAAGATTTATGAAGGCGATGTATTAAAATATGGAATGAAATTGGGCATTGTTAATTTTACTTATGGATGTTTTTATGTTGACAATCTTGCATTGAATGAGTTTATTTGTAATGAAATTTCCGCTTCAATGGATTATCCGTGGATTGAATTAGAAAAATTCGGTAATATATTAGAACATCCTCAATTAATTAAATGAACAATAATAACAAAAAATGGCAAGACTGGGCATCTGTAATATTGTTAATGATAGGTGCTAGTTTACTTGCATTAAATATTCCTGAAACAAAATGGGCGTTTCCAATTTTGTGTGTTGGCAGAGGATGGTTATCTTATTTAATGTATATTAGAAAAGATTGGCCGCTCTTTGCTAGTAATTTTTCGTTCTTTGTAATTGACGTATTTGGAATTTTTAGATGGTTCTAAAATGAATAAAGATCAAAAATTTATAATGTGCGACTGTCATAGTCATGGTCTTGTTGTTGAAAGATTTGATGACGAAGAAGAAGTTTATATTGCATTATTTGAGCGCGGATTAAATGGCAGAAAGCTGTCATTTATAGAACGAATCAAATGGTGTTGGCAGATTCTTAGATATGGTAATCCTTGGAATGATTTGATCGTTTTAAATAAGGAAAAGCAAAAAGAACTTGCTGAATTTTTAAATCATTAATATGAGTGATCGCTTTAAATTCAGGGTTTGGGATGAAGTAAATAATAAATTCTTTGCCCAAAAAGTATTAAATGTTTTGCCGCTAGAAGTATTTTTAGCCAGTAAACATATTCAACAATATACAGGTTTAAAAGATAAGAATGGTAATCTAATATTTGAGGGGGACATTGTTCAATATAATCAAAATTCTAGTTATGACAATATGGATTTTATTGCCAAATGGAGTGATGACAAACTTGGGTTTATTTTTCAATCTAATTCTGGAGAACAATTAGTTAATCAAACGCCATATCTAAATAGATTTAAGCATCTGGAAGTTGTTGGTAATATATTTGAGAACAAAGAATTATTAAAGTAATATGAATAACCGCTTTAAAAATGAAAAACAAAGATTTGCCACTAAGAGTTGAAATTACAGAGGATGGAATATTAAATATTTCTATTGGAATAGATACCCTAGTTTTTTGTGCAAAAGAAGAAAATGGTGGGGTAATGAAAGAAATAGATGATTTAAGCGGAATAAAATATAAATTGACGATTGACAATCCCAAAGATTTCTGTTATTGTATTGTTAATAGCATTATTCGTGAAGATGAATTGGGTAATAGTCATTTAACGAAGTTTCTTGATGAATGTATAAAAGATTCTCTAGATAGAGGAAATTACGGAGTTGAATATAAAAAATTATGAACAGACCAATTAAATTTAGAGTGTGGGATTTCACCATTAAACGATTTGATACTCAAATTTATCAAGTGGGAGAACAATTTGGACATCCATCTTCATGCGATTGGATAGCTCAACAATACACTGGCTTAACTGATAGCAATGATAACCCTATTTACGAGGGTGATATCTTAAAAATTCATTATGATGTCGGTGGTGATGTAATTGGACAAGTCTTATATGAAGCTGACCACGGTGGTTATATCTTTCAATGGAAACGGAAAGGACGAAACCAAGATTATGACAATCTAAATTGTGATTTAGCATTTGAGTCCGTCATTGTTGGTAATATTTTTGAACATAGTGAACTATTAAAGTAATATGTTAATTTTGTCAACAATATTGATTGTATGGATCGTTCTCAATGTTGTGTTCTTACTAAGAATGGAATATAATCCTCATAACGATCACAAAACAAAAGAAATATATCGCATATTAGAATATGTTTTTTTCTTTCCTATTGTGATTCTTGCGTTTATTATGGGATACATTTTCATCCCCATCATTAAAAAAGTTAGAAAATAATATGAATGTCACTGAAGCAGTAGAAATGTTAAAACAAAAGAAAACGCTTATTACAAACAATAGAATTGGATGGTTTACAATGGGTGACAAATATATAAATTTTAGCTGTCCCGGTGACTACCCATGTTGCCACGATGATTATACAATAGATGAATTCTTTGATATATTCAAAGATGATAATTTTGAACTAAACTAATATGAATAACCGATTTAAATTTAGAGTTTGGGATAAAATGAGATTACAATTCATTTATCCTCATAATGACAATCAACAACACTTTATCATTGATTTAAATGGACGCTTCCATAATCTACAAAATGGTAGCGGTGGCGATGATTATGTAATCCAACAATATACAGGATTAAAAGATAAGAATGGAAAAGACATTTACGAAGGTGATATTGTAAAATATATCAGCTTTGTTGGTTGTGTCGATATGCATAATGGCGTATATATTATTGATAATGAATATAAATATCATAGCGTAATACTTGGACATATCCCTAAAAAAGACATTAAAATTATTGGTAATATTTTTAATGTACCCTGCAAGTTAGATGCTAATGGTGAGTGTTTAATTTGTGATGATATTATTGATGATTGTCAATTTAAAAGTAAATAACTATGAGTTCATTTAAGTATAAAAAAGTAAAAGATTATAAAGTTGAAGTACGAACCAAAAACAATGTTAGTATTGCAAGTATAGAACGAGATGTTGATGGTTATTTTTATTTTTGGATGGATGAAAGTATTAATGGAGCTTGGACTTCAAATACTTTAAGAGAAATTGCAAATAAACTTGACAAACTCAACAGAGAGTGGGATATTAAGATCCAACAAGACATTGGAAAGTGATCATGACTGATTCAGAAATCAATAAAATTATTGCTGAATATATTCAATGGAAACCAGCAATCATTCCAAGAGACATGACTGGTAAGCCATTTGAAGGATGGGATATTCCGCCTGATTATTGTAATGATTTGAATGCAATGCGCGAAGCAGAAAAGATTTTGTTTACAACGAATAATTGGGATGCTTGCGCGTATGAAGCCGCTTTACAAAAAGAAACAACATCATGGGCATGGCATTCTACCGCTAAACAAAGAGCACAAACTTTTCTTAAAACTATTGGAAAATGGAAAGATTGATATGACTGATGAAGAAATCAATATTGAGATTGCTGAATATTGTGGGTGGAGAAAGATCCGAGAACAGGATTATCAACCATTTGGAACAGACCCGTATATTGATGGACCGTCTCAAGTATGGGTTGGAATACATCAAGAATCAGATGTTGACAGCAAAGAGTATGAAATTATATCTGATTATTGTAATGATTTAAATGCAATAAATAAAGCAGTCAAGATATCCTTTAAAGAAAATAATTGTTCAGATTATATAGATAATTTAGAAAACATTTGCAAAACAGATGGTTGGACAATAATGACTATTGAAGAAAGATTTAAGATTATAAATGCAACTGCTCGCCAACGTGCAGAAGCATTTCTAAAAACAATTGGTAAATATAAATAATAATATGATTGAATCTGAACTACTATCTATACTTCGCGACTCTAAATTTAAAAAAGAGTTGACAGCCAAAAAAACCGCCGAATTAATTGAAGATAAAAAATATGTTGTTACTGGTTTTGTAGTAACAGATAAAAATGGTGATATTGGTATAATTGATAAATCTGCTGTTAGATGGCTTGACAAGCATGATTTTTTTAGTATGATGCATGAATATGAACAATAAAGAAATACAATTCAGCGCCGAAAAGCTAATTGAAAGTGTTCAATCTTTTGCAAAAGATTTAGTAAGTTTAAATAATCAAAACTACTACATGGAAAAAGAGATAAATGAATTACAAAAATACAAATCATTTGTAAAATCATTGTTGAATCCTGATGAATATGGTCACGCTGTAACTGCTGAAGTGCGCGATCAAGCACGAATTTTGTTGGGTATGAAGCCAGTTGAAAGTAAATTAAAGAAATAATATGAACCGCACATATTATTATGATATCAATGGTAAAAAGCTGCCAGATCCAGAAAGTATGGCTGCTTATTTATTGGATGAAGGTGTATTGTTTGTAACCACGGCAATTGATAGATGCACTCAAAAAGAGTGTTTGGGATTGTATGTTTTGATAAATGATTATTTTGTTCCTGCTTCGGATACTGAGTCTGTTGCTTATGATGAATTACCAAAATTGTATGAATTGTATAAAGAAAAACAATGGGATGGCGTGTCTCAATTTGTAGCAGATAAACGAGGTATTTCAAATATTTACTGGAAAGATGAAGGTAGCGCATTTCAGAATAAAATAAAATCAATTATATGACCCCAGAACGCCAACAATATCTAATCAAAATTTTTCCTAAGATTTATACAGATACTGGCGAAAATACGCCATTTAATCTGTTTCATTTTGAATGTGATGATGGTTGGTTTCTAATTCTAGTTAGACTTAGCCAATACATTCAAAAATATATTGATCAAAATAATGAATGGGCAGTTAAATATCCAGATCAATATAAAATAGTGCCCCAAGTTAAAGCTTTACAGATTAAAGAAAAGTTTGGCACATTAAGATATTATTTTACCGGTGGTGATGAACATATTTCTGCTGTTGTAAGTTTTGTCGAATATAGTAGCAGTTTTACTTGTGAAACTACTGGTAAAACAGAAGATGTTGGGCGTAATAAAAAAGGCTGGATTAAAACTCATCATGTCAGCCTAGCTCGCAGCAATGATTTTAATTTTATTGATGATGAAGAACTTCGCAAGTTATATCTTTCCAAATAAAAAATTGTTGACTTTTTTGAACCTCTGAGGCAGACTATTGTCACGATGAACGCCATCATTATTATTGTTACTTTTATATATTCAGTCTTGTTTTATTTTACGGAACTTGAAAGTGAAAGCTTTCTTCGTGATGTGGATTGTGCAATGTGTGATTTGCGTGACTCTAACTAAAAAAGTTGTTGACTTCTCCAAAAAAGCTGATAGACTAAAAGAGTAAATTAAATGAAAATTATGAAGACATATAAAGTTCAAACTGATTATAGTGGTACTAAGTATTGGTATTTGAATGGTAAGTTACATCGCGAGGATGGGCCTGCTATGGAATTTGCCGACGGTTCTAAGTATTGGTATTTTAATGGAGATCGTCATCGTGCTGATGGACCTGCTGTAGAACTTGCTAATGGCACTAAGAGGTGGTACTTGAATGATAAACTACATCGTAAGGATGGACCTGCTTGTGAATATGCTGATGGCTCTAAGGAGTGGTTTATAAATGATAATTTACATCGTACTGATGGGCCTGCTATGGAATTTGTTTATGGTGTTAAGGGTTGGTATCTAAATGGCCGTAAATATACAGAAAATGAATTTAAGCGTAAAACTCAAGATCTAGTGACAATGAAATTGAACAAATAAAAGACTGCTTGGCTTCCCCAAAAAAGCTAGTAAACTGAAAGAGTAAATTAAATAAATAATTATGAACACCCGTGGATTTTACAAAACTACTATTACCTTTGATGTGCTTAGTTTAGAGCCTATACCTAATGGAATGAGTTTAGAAGCAATTTCAACTATCGGTTATCCTATGAGTAATCTAAAACGTTCACGTCTACAGATGAGTGAACAGGAAATGGGTAAAGAGCTAATAAAGATAGGCTACAGTCATGATTTTTTCAAATCCCAAAAAAGCAGTTAAACTGTAAGAGTAAATGAAATATAAATACAACAAAGAAAACCTTGTTGATGCTTTAAATAATTTTACTGAATGGGTTAATAATCTTAGTGATAAACAAAATAAAGAAGTTATCGACCTTACTTGGGATAAATTTGAAAGATTGTTAGATGAAACTCAGATGGAATTTAGCGATATTTTTGGTACTGAAGGTTATGAGTTTCGCATTTTGGGAAAAGATTAAAAAAGATTTTGACTTCCCACCAAAAACCTGTAGAATGTTTTTACGATGAAAATTGATAGCGGAAAGTATATGCTCCTAGGCAACCCAAAATCATTATTTGGTCCTGACATCCGTTATGCTGATACTCTCAAGGGACTCAAACTCAAGGCTTGGGAGAAGGATGAGATAAATCATGGTACGAATGCTTTGTTTGTTGCTCGGAATAATAAGATTATTAGGATTAATATAAACGGAACTAAACGATAATAATATATATCCACGATGAATGTTTGGAATCAACAACAGATTGAGGGTGAGCCTCTTTTGGAGAGTTGTGATGAATGTAATTCGTTAATTATGAATTGGGAAACTCTAACAAATAGTTTCTTGACATTTGATAATCGTGTGGTCTGTAAAAAATGTAAAGAAAATATTGACTTTCCCGCTGAAATACTACAATCTTCGTAAGCGATTTCTTAAACTAAAAGAAGAAAATGATAAAAATAGCACATACGCTTATCGGTATTTGGAAGTAGCAGGTTTAATAAATAGAGGATAATATGAATAAACAATCAAACGCTATATTTTATTTAATTTTAACATTTATAATTGGATTTCTAACTACTTACATTATTACAAATGATGGAAAAGTAGTTACAATAGATAATTGCCAATATATCAAAACCTTTGGTGGAAGAGGTTTCTCATTAACTCATAAAGGTAATTGTACAAATAGAATACATTATACAAAATAACAAACCAATATGACTACTATTAAATTCAAAAAACTTCGTTGGTCTCCGCATAGTCAATATGGATATGCTTCTGGAAAAATGATGACCATTTGTTTTGATTCTAAAAAAGAATGTGATGAATGGGTTAAAGAAGCTAACAACTCTTATAAAGGTTGCACTCAATACATTTCATTACCTTATATTATACAAAAAGATTTACTTGATGCAGAAGTAATCGAAGAATAATATGAATAGAAAATCTTTTTTAGCAACTCTAGTTGGTAGTATATTTGGCGGCAAAATATTAGCAAATACTGAACCGCCAAAACCAAAACAAATAACCGCCAATTCACTTGTATTAACAAACAGTACAGGCGAATCTTTTACTTTAACTGTTAATGAAGCTGGTAATTTAACAATCGGCGAAACAAATAACAAGATTGATCGCATGACAATTATGCATTCAAAGAATGAGATAAAATTTAATCAACCTTTGAATATAAAAACTGATGGCTTTCTTGGTTTAAATGGTAATTCTTCTTATCCGTTAGATGTTCAATATGATAAATCTAATTCTTAATAAAATTCTTAAAAAAGAACAGAAGCAATTATCTACTCCAAAAACGCATTATGTAAAAATCATATTAGAAGTAGAATATATAACTCGTAAATCAGTCATGATATATTCAAACAGTTATGAAATAACACATGATAATCATTCAGTATTTATTAAACTAAGAGAAGAAAAAACTAAAGAATATACTGACGCAATTAAAGCTATACATATTAATTTAAATAATAAAGATAGCGAATTTATCAATATAAATGATAATATTTTGATTAAAAAATCAGATTTTACTAACGCTAGAATACTTTATAAGTATGAGTGAAACGCCAAGAACAGATGAAGAATTGGATCACATACAAAATGTTTATCATCATTGGGTTTGTCGTCCAATTGTAAAAGTAGATGAAGATAAATGCGTTGTTGATGCTAAATTTGCTAAACAATTAGAAATAGAACTTAACGAAACAAATTCCATCATTCGACAACAACAACTACTTGACGAGGAAAACCTCAGACTGAGGCAACGCATCAAGCGGCTGGAAGAGGTTGGAGATGAGATGAGAGTTTGGTGTAATGACAAAAGATCGTGCGAACAGTGGGACAAAATTAAGGAGGATAAGTAAATAATGAATACAGTCAAATTAACTGACAATCATTTGCGAGTAATTAATGCCGCACTTGAAACTTATTTTCGTTTAAAGACTGGACAGGTTGATATTGCATTAGATTATGCGTATGATTTTAAAATAGATCGCCAACAAGTTGATGCTATTGGCGCACTTATTAAATCTATTGTAATGCCTGAAATTGCAAGTCGCGGTTCAAGTTATGGTTTTAACGCACCACAAATTGGTGATGGCCGCATAGCATATGAGATTAAAAAAACTTTTGAAGAAGTATTAGCTGTTAAAAATAATGATGGTTATTATGGTTATACAGTTGATTTTCATGGTCCATTAAAAGCAAGTGATGAGCCTTTACCTGAAGTTGTAGGGTTTAAAAACTATATAGACTATCATCTTGATAAAAAGCAATCAAAGAAAGTAAATAAATTTTTTGCTACAAAGGACTTTGATGGTATGTGGAATTACATTGATTTTTTAAAACTTAATCTTCCTTCTGGAGAAAGAACTGAAGTTATTCCTTCGTTTGAATGCGTAACTATCAGAGTAACAAAACCTAGAAAACCCGAGAAGGAAATTGAGCAAAATAGTTAAAGACTGTTTTTAGTGCGCGGTGAAGTAGGTGCATTTACTGAAATTAAAAAACAAAATGTCTTTTTTTAAATGGCTTAAGTGGTGGTTTTGGGAAACTCGCAGGTGTCAGCATTCTTCGCTTGACGATTGTGATTCATTTCTATACGATGCAGGCAGAAATAAGGCTTGGAGCTGCAAAAAGTGTGGCAAAATCTTATATAAATTATATTGACTTACAACATTTTGCTTGACTCCCCTCGGAAATCCTCTAAGATCTCAGGCAGACAGTTAAAAAATTCACTTCTCTATAACACTAAAATATTGCGCCAATGAAACGACAACCATCCAAGAACAAGCTAGCATTCAAGGCTTTAATGTCTGCTGAAGAAGAAAATCGTAAATTGACTCTTGAAGAAGCTGTGTTGATTCAAAGCAGCAGTGATTATTCACGGTTCAGCATTGGAGGCGATATTCTTACTCCTGCCGAGCTGATTGAATATCAATATCAAAGACTGCTTGAGATGAATGCTCGCAGACAACAAATATGAGTAAAAAAAGCAGTTCAATAAGATATCTCTGTGAAAAGATACTATTTCAGCATTGATAATATTGAACGTGGGCGTAATAAAAAAATATATATTACAATCACTGACTCTTCATTAAAAGGCGCGAAGAAACAAATTAAAAAAGTATTTGGTGAAATAATAGCCAATTATATACATGAATGAAATAGACATAATAGAGCTTGTAAGATTAATTCGAGTAAAGTATGAACAATTACTGCTCGAAAATCAAGAACTCAAACTTAAACTCGCCGCATTAGAAAAACAAAATAGTTCAAGCCATGCTTGATTAATTTCTTCTAGATTATGCAACTATACAGATGGCAAGAAAAAGACAATCCTTATAATTGTTTTCAAATATCTTTAATGTTGCCGGTCATTAAAAGAGTTTATTTCTTTGATGACTTTTCGCAATCTTATTATAAGGGAGTAAATATTTCGTTTGACACGACATTTGATTTTCGCTATACTCACGATCATTGGATGTTCATGTTCGCCATTCTTGGCTTCGGCATCTCAGCTTCACGTCAAACAGATTATTAATATGGATATTAAATACATTTACGGATATATAGCAGAAATAATTGAAGATCAATATTATCATATTCGCAGAAAAATTATTAGCACATATCAAAAACTAAGATATGGTTCTAGTGATGAAGAATGTTGGAATGTTTTTCGAGTAATTGCTAGACATAATTTAAAAAAGCTACGTTATTTCAGAAACATGCAACGCATGGGTCATCCAGCAGAAATGACCGAAAATGATTGGCTAAATCAGATTGATGAAATCATTTGGGCGTATGATTATATACTAGATGACGAGAAATATAATCCTATTCCTGATTGCGGCGAATTAAAACTAATTAAAAAAGAAGAAGATGTTTCTCAAATAGAGTTTATTACAGAGCCTAGTTGTAAGAAAAAGTGGGATGAATATAATAAAAAAGCACAAGAATTAGAGATTAGAAAAAAGAAAGCTCTTGTCTGGTTTGCTGAAAACTTTGAGACTTTCTGGGATTAGAATAAATTATCTAATACATCTTTATATTTATTAAACCAAGTATCATTGTTTACTTGGTTTTTTGGTATTAAAGATAAATATAATTTTTTACTGAAAGCGCCGAATCCGTGAGTTTCAGCGTCATTACAATTTGCGTATTGCTCGAAATGATTTGGTAAAGGAATCATTAATAATGGTTTGTTATGCAATATAGCTTCTGAACTTGTTTCAAAACCGCCGCTACAAATAACCGCTTTACATACTTTCATCTTTTCTTGAAATAATTTACCATTTAAATTATAAACTTTTAAATTTCTGGGACAAATAAATTCTTTAGTTAATTTAGTAAAGCATTCTAATTTAATATCTGGATTTCTAATTGCTTCATCAATCAAATCAGGCAACATATCTTCATTCATTAAATAAACAAGAACAAAATCTTGTTTGTCTTCTGATTTGATATAAGTTTCTTTTCTTAGAATTGGTGGACAAGCAATTACTTTATCATCATTAAATTCATAATAGCTTAAAGCAACTTTTTGGGCGCGAATACTAGTTATATAATTAATCAATGTCAAGAACATTTTTTGTATATAAAATCCTTCGATTTTAGGATACATATCTAATGTCATTGCATATTGATGTCCAAAACTTATATATTTGATCTCAGGAAACAATAAAGCAGATAAACCAACGAGTGGCTCATAAAAATTAACAATGATATCTGGCTTTTGTTGTTTAATTGTTTTATATATTTTATAAAAGGAATAAACAAACTTAGGAAGTTCATATATATTTTTTAATATTGTTTTCCATATAACTACTTTGCCATTATCGCCAAATACAAAATCAAAACCTTCATATTCTACTGTTTCAAATTCATCAGTGAAAAATGATGCTAAACCTTTTTTCTTTTTAGCGACAAATGCGGGGCCAATTTCATAGTTCCTTGTTTTTAAATAGTCTTTAATGGATAATGCTTGGACCATATGTCCATTTCCTTCACTTTGAACGCCGAATAATACTTTCATAGTTTGATTAGTTATATTTTTTTAATTCTAATTGATCATTTAAATGCTGAACTATATAATGAGGATCAGAATCATCCATCCAGCATCCTGAATTTAAATATCTAATTTCATTTATTGTTTTATCGCAATGTTGATGAATATGTCCTAAAATAACAGTTTGAAATCCTTTTAACTTAGCATCTTCGGCAGCTAATGTTTCAAAAGAAGTAATGTACTGCATTACTTTTTTTAAATTAGATTTAACAAATGAGCTTAATGAAAAAGTAGGATTTAATTTAAAAAATATTTTGCGAAAATAATAATTAAAATTCAATAACGTTTCATATCCTATTGCTCCTATTTCAGATAATTTTTGAAACTTTCCTTTAACTAAAAAGTCTAATTTATCTCCATGATGAATGAGAATAGAATTATCGATTACATATTCTTCGCAAAAATAAATACCCGATATTTCTTCATTTAAAAAACTATCAATTAAATTAAGTTCGTGATTACCTCTGATCCAAATAATTTTTCCGCCATGACGAATAAATCTCAATAGTTTTTGAATAACTACAGAATGTTCTTTCGGCCAATTTTTAAATTTTTTATTATTTAAAGCTACAACATCAATAATATCTCCATTAAGAATTATTTCATCGACCTCAATATTTTTTAACAATTGCAAAAATAGATCGCTTCTACTATGTTGTGATCCTAGATGTAAATCGCTTACGATTAATCTTTTGTATTTGTTTTTCATTTCTTGAGATTTTATATTTTTGATAGACATCTGATTTTCTTGCTAAACCAATGTTAAAAGTTTTTTCTAAAGATTGACAAAATTTTAATCTATTTTCGATATTCGTGAATTCAAAAACAGAATATCCGTGAATTTTCTTCACATGAGAAGATGACAATCACTAATAAAAAGTGCGCGAACTTTCATTAACAGTAATTACACTTAGCTATCATATTTAGATTTTATGATTTATTAATTTTATGCAAATATCACAATTACCATCATTAAAGTATTTAGAAGAATGTTTTGAATTAGATGCGACATCGCCATCTTATTTAAGATGGAAACCAAGACCGCGAGATCATTTTAAATCTGATCTAGATATGATGATGTCTAACTCTAGAACAAGAGATAAACAAATCAAAACAAAAAATAGCAGTGATTATTATTGTGTGATGATAAATTATAAAACATATCGGTGTCATCGCATCGTTTATGCTTTATATCATAAAACTACTGATTTTGGTAATGAATTGATAGATCACATTGATTGTAATAGAAATAATAATAATCCAAACAATTTGCGGCTTGTTGATAGAACTATTAATAATATCAACTCTAAGATAAATAAATCAAATACTGGATATAAATATATCTTTTATAATGAAAAAGGAGGTTTTTTTGATTGCACAATACAATTAAAATACGAAAAATCTCGTTTTACATCAAAAGATTTAAAAGAAGTGCTTGAATTTAGAAATAATCTGATCAAAAATAGTCCTTATAAAGATTATTACAACGTTGTTGATAAACCTCTTGACAGGTTCAAGCTACCATGCAATGATGTCAACCATGCAACCGCTGATCAAGTCTGATCAAGAGCTAACGTTCCACAAGGATGGAACTGTTAGTTTTTGGTGTGTTTATAATCAAATCTGGAAAAGAATGAAGATGGACCAGATTCCGCCACAAAATCTAGCTTCTTTTTCTTTTGAAGAGCGAAGTAAAATTGTTAATAAGTTGTTGAAGAAAAAATAATTGATATAAAATATATGCCTAATTATTGTTTTAATAGCTTAGATATATCTGGAACTAAGTCTGATATTCTTTCTTTTATAGAACAGAATAAGAAAGATGAACAATATCTAGATTTTAATGGTTCGGTTCCAATGCCTGAAGAGTTAGTTGGAACAAGAGCGCCAAATCTTAATATTGAGTCTGAAAAAAGCAAAGAACTGATTGCTAAATATGGTGCTTGTGATTGGTATGATTGGTCTATTTTAAATTGGGGTACTAAATGGAACGCTACTTGTATTGAGGATTGGTATATCGCTGAAGATGGAATAACTGCACAAATCAATTTTGATACTGCATGGGGCCAACCAACTGAATGGTTGATTGCAGCTAGCAAGAAATATCCAAATATTGAGTTTGGTTTGGAGTTTTATGAAGAGGGTAATTGCTTTATTGGGTATTATAAGATCATAAATGGTCAATTCTTGGTTAAGAATGAACCAGTTTGGGATAGCGAAGAAGGTATTAATATGCGTAAAGATTATGGTATTTACGATGACGAACAACTAGAAGATCAAGAAAATTAAATTATATGAATACTGATAAGCCTGTTTTTAGTAATAATCAAACTAAAATCCTTCTTAAAAAAGGATATGAGAAGATATCAGATGATTTGTTTAAATTAGAGCCTATTCCAGTTCAACCGTATTTGCGTAATGCAAAGATGATTCGTATAAGTTATAATCCTATAATTTCTAGAAACGTATATACATTAATATCTAATAAGCCTAAAACACTTCAGAATAATATATTTTACTATTTTAAAGATTTAATAGAAGAGATGGATAATATTTAAGTTGTACATATAATATATATACATGTACGACTTATTTTATCTTATTAATCATGTAGTTCCAGCCGTTACAATCGCATACATAGCTTATGTTTGGATACAAACTAATGCTGTTTATGAATACCTACTAAAGTGGAAGCCTTTTACCTATCTTCCATTTATTAAAGCATATAAACAATATACTGAAACAGTAAATATAGATTTCAATGTATGGCTTAAAACAAACAATAATTTTGTCGCCAAACTACTTAGCTGCCCATTCTGTTTTATATTCTGGGTTTCTTTATTGACTGGTTTGATTGGCGGTTATAGCGTTTTCCTACTTGCATTTGCTGGTTATGTGCTATACAAGCAACTATGAATAAACCCATAGTACTTGCTAAAAAGCAGATACTCAAAATCATATTTGATAATAAAGATAAATTTGTACACATTGGTCCAGAAATTTCAGATCTAATTAATACCCCAGCAATGCATTGCATTGGTTGTTATAACAAAACCCTATATGCCAAGCTAGATATTATATTACATAAATATAATACAGATATATTCTCTATACTAGAACAAATGCTTGGTAATAAAATAGAGTTATATCCTTATTAATACTTGTAAAATTGTTAATAAGTCGGGCGCAAAGTGTTTGTTATTCATATTTTGTATAGCTTTTATGTGCTAATTATGTTCTAACTTGTACCAAATAAGATAAATTATGTCTATTTTGTTCCACGTGGAACATTATGCTATATGATAGATATTATATATGTATATATGATAAATATAGTACCAAATATGTATCAAATAAGATGATGCATTTATAGGCTAATTTATACCCCCAAAATAGCTAACTAAAATCCCCCAAATACATCAAAAACCCCTTGTTTTTGTATGTTTTTGTACATTTTTCCAAATATGTCTTTATTCTTCCTTATTATAGGTTAAATATATATAGTATAATAATATAGAATATATAGATAATAAGATAGGAAATATAGGTATACAGATAAAAACGTATCTGCGAGCTTCTGCTTTATAAATAATATGTTAAATAATAAACTAAATAATAATTTTAATTACTATATACATAAATATGGTGTATTGTTTCATTTCTTTGTATGTTTGTATATATTGTATAGTGCTCATATACATCCAAATACCTTTATTTATTGGGCTTTTTTAATAAATTTGGTATTGATTTCTTATTTTAATTATGTGAATGGTGTGGCGCTTGGTATCAAGCAAACTTTGCTTGCTACTGCCGAAATGCAGCTAGAAAAAGAAGATATGAATGATATAAATCGAAACAATTGATTTTGTTTGTTTTTGTTTGGTTTTAATTGTTTTTGGTTTGTTTTGTTGACATTAGGGGTATTTTGTATTATTGTATATATATACTATATATAAGATATATATATGAAAAAACTAGATAAAGAATTTGAAAGCGCCGGGTTCAAATATAAGCAAATACATAGAGAAGATATGTATGCTATATATGAAAGATGTTATAGTAATAATATAAATAAGAAACATTATGAGGCTATTAGAATACAATCTCATAATGGAATAATAATAGCTGGTAATAAAATAGCGCCGAGTGAATTTTATCCATCTAATAATAGTTGGGGGCTGCACGGTTACACTTGTCTAACTAAACAAGATGCATATAAAAGATTAGATAGAATGATAAATGAGGCCGCCGCAAATAAAGACAAAGCTGAACGAAAAAAGGCTAAATAACTACTTTTAAATATACAAATATATATGGAATCAATATATCATATGGGCATTTTTACTTTTATTTTATTAATTGGTTTAATGCTCGCGCCAGTTGGAATTGGTTTATTTATTATTGGATATGCTTTTTATTATCTATTTACTGCTACAAATACTAAATAGTGAGCGATTAAATAACAAATAAGAGTATATATAATAGCTAGAATATAGTATACCATATATATAATATAAAACATATATATTGGTATTTTTTGTATTTAATATAAATAAAAACAGAATAGAAAATAATACAGCCGCCAGGTCGGGCGCTTGACATGATGGCTGAATGGTGTTAGCATATGCGGAATAAATAGAATAAACACTATATATAATACATGTATATAATATTGATAATGATTATTGCGCTATTGTTGATAATATGTGAAAAACATGTTGACAAATAGTCAAATATCCTATATAGTAAGCGCGTCAAATATGACACTATCTGAAACACTAAATAGGACAGCTGGCCGTTTTACAACGCTAGTGGTGAACAAGGGCAAGACAAATAGCACATATTGTGCGCGAATCATGAATGCAACAAATAAGAGTGTTCGCTTTTATGATGTTAATGCCGAGGCAAATAGAACTGTAAATACAGATAATATTGTATTCGCTCGTTCTGGACGTATTGAATATCGTAAGCCTCGTCGATAAATAATCAACTAAAAACCGTGTGTGAAACCTATCAGGGTAAAACCTGGTAGGTTTTTTCTTTTATAGCTGAATGATTTTTTTCCAAATAACTGATCTATATATAGGCAAATAATACATAGTCAAATAACATATATACAAATATAACTATATAAGCTAGTAATAAATAAACAAATAAGTATTAAATAAGTATAAATATAAACTATATATATATTAAAAAGTAGTTTGACTTATAATGTCACTTTATCGATAAAATTGAAAAAGTGCTTTTGTAAACCCTTGATTATCAAGGACTTACGATGGGGCCCCACCTTTTGTAAGTCCTTGAATATCAACGACTTACGTAAGGAGGGGCCCCAACGTAACTCGTTGGAAGACAACGACTTACGTTGGGTTTTCCCAGGAGCATCTCCAGGTTGTCAAGCGTAAAAGACGTGCCAACCGCAAAAAAAAATCCTCCCTTGCGGGAGGATTCTTGCTTGACTGGTTCAGTTCGCGGTAACCGCTTCCATCGCGCTGATGAGGTTGCGACCGTTGCTGACCAGATTGGTGAACCGATCCCGATTGAACGTCACTTCCTTATCCACGTCGAAGATCTGGCCGAAGAAGTCCTGCTTTCGCTTGGACGCTGCGCCAAAGTCGCTGGAGATGGTCTGCTTCATTCGGAACCCCGGTTGATCCTGACCGCCGCTCGATTCGTGCGAATAGAAGTCAGTCACCGCGCTGAAAGCGTCGAGCAGGGTCTCGCCGCGATTTCCAGCACCCCGAGTGAACAACTCGGTCAAACGCCCGACAGTGTTGAATGAACGAGTGGATAGCCCATTGGTCTCTTCAGCGATCCAACCAGCAAAGAGCGGACGAGCCTGATCCAGCTTGACCGGGATCTCATTCGCGATCTTCATCGCCTGCTGGAACTGGGCGGTGACACCGATGAACTGATCGATGGCCTTCTCCATGTTCTCGATCTTGGGCACAAGATTCTTCGAGTGCCGCAGCTTGAAACGGAACTCGCCGGACCTGTCGCCCATCGCCATCGCGAAGGTATTCGAGCAGACGACGCAGGTGCTGCTGTTCACGCCGTACAGATTCGTGCTCTGGTCGATGCTGTCCAGCAGGGAGAATCGATTCTTGAACTCACGATCACCCACCTTGAACGTATCAAGATCGGTCTGGAGTTTGACAGTCACGAATCGGCGGCAACGGTCGAAAACCGTTCCAGCGGATTCGATGACGGCGCCAGTGCCACCAACCGCGTTCTGCACGATTTCCCAAAAACGAGCGTTTGAGATTGCGACATAAGAATCAGGAAGGGTCTTGCCGATCTTCTTCTTGTCGTCAGTGCTGCGAAAGTAATACTCTCCTTCGATTGGGGTGCCGTCCTCGCTGTCAACCAGTTGACGCTTTTCAATTTCAAATGGAAAGGCGTCAGCGAAGTTGATGACGGGAACGATCTTGGTCATACCGTGCCAAGCCATCTCAAGTCCGGCCTGAACGTCACGATTTTCAATGTTTGCTGGCATACTGTGTTTTCCTTTTGGTTAGTTGTTGAATCGAACTGCGGGTACAGTGTGTACGATTTCCTATGCGGCTACAACAACTTTTCTCAGATATTTTTGCTTCACCAAAAAAAATCCTGGTCAAGAAATCAATTTTCATGCCAACTATGATTTGGCATTCCCATTGCTGGGAGCATAAACCGTGCCAACTACCTGGAGAATACCAAAAAAAATCTCTTGATTTTTTTGGGGCCCCACCTTTTGTAAGTCCTTGAATATCAACGACTTACGCAAAGAGGGGCCCCAACGCAAGTCGTTGAAAGACAACGACTTACGTTGGTTTCTCTCTGAAGAAACTCCAGGTTGTCAACAACAAGTTTCGTGCCAAGTGCCTCAAAAAAAAGTTGTTCAGGCGACAAAAATCCCTTGTGCCTTGCAGTACAAGGTGATACTTTGATTGCGATGAATGTAACTGAATTACAAAACGCTTGCTTAGTTAGAATACAAAACGTATATTCAATTTGCGAATCAGTTTATAATGCAAAGTTTCCATTTCCTACTGTTGAGTTTAATTTGGGCGGTCGCCGTGCTGGTGTTGCTTATTACCATCATAATCTAATTCGATTGAACAATGTTCTTTTAATTCAGAATGGACAAGCATTTATTGATGATACTCCGGGTCACGAAGCTGCACATTTAATTTCGCGACAAGTTTATGGTATGTTCATTTCTTCACATGGTGCCGAATGGAAGAAAGTTATGCAAGTTATCGGCCAATCGGCAACTCGTTGCCACGACTTTGAAGTAAAAACAGATCATGTTTATTCTTGCAAGTGCGATAAAAAGATTTATCTAACTACATACAAGCATAACGCAATTCAATCTGGTAAAAGAAATTACTATTGCAAGTATTGTAAGCAATACATTATTTGGGATAAATTAAATGAAAAAGTTGCCATCACAATCTGAGATATTTAAGAAAATTAGAAAGCCTCTTCCGCCTCCAACAAAAACAATACCAAGTAAAAAACAATACAAAAGGAATAAAAATGCAGACTAAAATTAAGTACTATGTTCAGCACATCTATGGTGTTCCCCGCGAGAAGTTCATCGACAAAGCGCAGGAAGCCATATTTATTCAGTTGACTGGGCGCAAGACTCTTGATACTGTGTCCCGTGAACTCATTCGTGATCTGAGTGGACGCGCAATAGAGTTTGAGCAAGTTCTTCCTCCTGTTTAATTATGTATTTATTGTTTATTATTGTTTGCGCATTATTAATCACAATCTATCAACAAAAGAATAAGTAGATAATGTTTTTGCTTTGTTTATTAATTTGTATTGGTATTTATTTTTTCTACAAGGGATTTACATACAATGAGTGATAGTCAATTTAAATCGCGTATTACAAACAGATATGATGTCAGCATGGATGGCATCTATTCTTTAGACCTTCCAGATGGCACATATAAAATGATTGACGACGCTTTTAAAAAGTGGGAGATTCGTCGTGGCTTCATCACAGAAGATCAGCAAAAGCTAGGACTTCGCGGTCGAGCATATCACTACGGCGAGTTTGCCAAAAAGAAAAAGCAAGAAGAAAATCAAACAAAAAATCTATGCAAAAAATCCGTTTCCGCTACCAAGAAGAAGACAACCACCAAGTCGAAGTTGAAGAAGGTGGCAAGTGGAAAAAAGACAAAAAAGTTGGTTCGCTCCACCTCACGCAAGTCACGCTGAACAACGGATACGTTGTCGGTTGGACTGTCAAGTCTCCTGTAGGATTTTATGGGGGCGTTTTAGAGTACGATTCCAATAAAAAATCCTTTACAAGGCGCGGTGTTCCAGTAGATTCAGTCTCAGCGTTGACGGTACAAGGTAAAAAATTATTTGTATGAAACGAAAAACCATTCCAGTTGAGAACATCAGAGAACAAGCAAACCGATTCTTCCAGAACAGCAAGAATGACTTTGCGGATCAGCGAATAGCTCTACAGTATTTCGTGGGAGATCTTCTCATGCAGACGGGTAATTACAAAGGATTTGGATATTTGTCCAAGTCTGATGTGACGCCTGGAACCACATTTGGTGTTGACCGCGACACTCTTCCTGTTACCTTTCCTGACGAGTCGCGCATCTTCTTCTACTAATATGAACAAACAAATTGCTATTGTTGAATATCGCAACGGCCCAACTATTGGGTATCATTTCAAATCTGATGTTAAATTAGATCCTATTGATATTCATAATTGGTTAGTTCATAATGATGATTTTGATGCTGAAAAAGATAGCTTTACTATAATTGAAGAAGTAATTGATGTAAGTTATACAAAAAATCCAGTTAAATAAATAAACAATCGCCCTCAATCTAAAAAATTGAGGGTTTTTTATTTAAATACTTAAATAGTGATCGCTAAATAGTTAAATACAAATAGCTAAATAGTGATATATAAATAGATAAATAGTTCGATAGTTACCGTTAACCTGGAGTTTTAGCTTTTGTAACCCCTTGATTATCAAGGGTTTACGCATGGGGCCCCTCCTTGCGTAAGTCCTTGAATATCAACGACTTACAAAAGGTGGGGCCCCACAGCAATTGCCGTGCCAAGTGCCGGTTGGCATGAAAATTGCTCGCGCTATTTTTATTTATTAATTTATTTTAATTTTTTTTAATTAAAAAAGCAATGGTGTTTCAATAGGCCATAACACAATCCCGTTGCAAGATCTCCTTGCACACCATGCCATTGCTTTATCGTCTTTTTTCCAACAAAATTATATTAAAAGAAAGCAAGCTCAATTTCATTAATTCGATCAAATCGAAAACTGCGCCAACCTGCTTTTTGATTTGCGCCGGTATTTGCCAATTTCCAGGCTTTGAAACCGACAATTCTATTTTCGTCTTTCTTTTTATTACGAAAAAGATGCTTTGAAAGACGGAAAACTTTATATACAGCTTGATTGCCGTCTTCGCGAGTATAATTGATAACTTCAAACGGTGCAATGTACTTTTTAATTGTGTGCATGATATGTTGTTTGTTTAGTTTTTAGAAGGAAACTCGAAAATCACATTGTCGCGATTGCTCACGATTTTTGCGGATCTAAACTCATCCTTTGTGATGAAGGATCCAAGTTTTTCAAAAGCTGCCGTTGAACCTTCGCGATTGTGCGGGAAAGTAAAGAAAGACGTGCAGGCTTCGGTTTCAACAATCAATTCGTATTTCATTTTTGTTGAGAACAGATTACCAGAAGCAACGCCACCGTCAAGACCAGAAACAACATTTTTTCAGTGAGTTTTGTAGTTGACGTTTTGGACGGACTTGTCCCAACAGGCCCGACAAGTCAGGCACTTGTTCCCCTGAGCCGAAGACGGACAAGTGAAACCCGTCTTTGAAACTCCCGAGGTTGTCAAACCCAATCGGTTGGCGATTCCAACCGGAGGTTGACCTTCCAACATCAGAGCCGAAAGCCTGATCGTCAGATTTTCAGGCAACGCACCATTTGCCTTGACCCATTCCGAAACGACACCGTACTCCCGAGTCGGCAGCCAGAACTTGATTTCCGGCAGGTTGCGAGCAACCTGCACGATTTTGTCAAGATGCGCGACATCTTGGATGTCGCCGGAATCATGCCACCTGAAGAAACCGCTTGACTCGGTTCCCCGGATCGCAATCGTCATGGCCTGAACCCACAGATCGTTTTTCAGGTTGGCGAAGCGCCTTTCGAGCGCGTTCTGCACGTTCGGGAAACCGTATCGTCCCTTCAGAGCGTAGCACTTAGAGCAGATGCTACCAGCAACTTCACGGAGCTTCTGCCCCGTTTTGCAATACCGCGCCGGGATGCTGAACCCATGACAGGGCATTTTTGAGGGAGCGGAAAATCCGCCCACGTATTCAATCGCTTGTGCAAGTTTCATGTTGAGAAGAGACTAGTCGAGGAGCGCCCGACGTGCAAGGACTTTTTGCAAGATTTCGCGCTCAATTTGCTGCCTGGTTTTTTCCTTTTCCAGCCAGATTTTCCTTGCGTTTTCGCGAGCGTTTCGAGCTTGCGTTTCTTTCTGTTTTCGTTCGTCAGCAGACCATCGAAGGCTGCGGGGAATCCAGTTATGAATCATGCGAGTATCTTAGGCTTGACAAGGGAGGCAACAAGCTTTTTTTGCATTTTTCTTTTTTGTGATGTTGGCATGACTCTTGCTGGGGAGCAGAAGCCGTGCCAAGCGCCTGGAAAATACCGAAAAAAATTTCTTGATTTTTTTGGGGCCCCCCTTTTTGTAAGTCCTTGATTATCAACGACTTACACAAGGAGGGGCCCCACAGCAAGTTTCGTGCCAAGTCCAGGTTGGCACGGGTCTTGCTCAGTTTATTAATCTACATTTGCATTGATGCGTTCCAAATTGCAATAGTGAGTCTTGTTTAGCAATTGTTGCAATTCTGATTTATATTTAGAAGCAAAAGAATTATTATCCAATTCTTGATCTTTTATTTGCTGATCAAGTTTAGAAATTAACATTTCAGCCGCAACGTGCAAAGCAACCAACTCGGGAGGATTGATTATATATTTATAGTAATGTTTATGTTCGCTCATATGTTGTTTATTTAGTATGAATTAAAAAAGCAAGAAGCAAAAGGATAATTAAAAATTTTATATTGTATTAGTATTCGTTATTAACAATATCAGCCACTATTTGTTCGATCTGTTCATGATGTTTGATTTCAGAACAAATCCAATTCCAATCTTCTTTGGAGATGTTCTTGTCAAGAGCTTCCATATCCATGATGCAAATGCCCTTGGAGAGAGAAACGCGATACCAAACTTGAAGCTCAGTTTCGCAGAAAGTTATTATTACTGAAGGATAGTTATTTCTATTCATTGTGTGTGTTGTTATTGTTAATTGTTAGGCGTTGTATTCTTCGTCGTAAAATGCGACGCGCTGTTCGCTGAAGTTTTCCATAAACTCAACATTGGCATTGAGATCACGAATCTCGTTCCAGTTCAGAAGACGGTTGGCGTTGCTGTCGAACGCCTCGGTGACGTATAGTGCGCCGTCGTCGTCGATTTCGTAGTCTGTAACTCTGATGTGTTCTGTACTCATGTCGTCCTTCATTGTGGCTATAGCCTACATGATGGACGCCGATCCGTCAACATCTTCCAGACAGATTTTTCAGGAAACAAGTTTCATGCCAATCGCCTGGACAATCGCTGTTGGCACGAAGATTGCTGGGGGAGCAGAAGTCATGCCAAGTACCTGGAAAATACCGAAAAAAACCTCTTGATTTTTTTGGGGACCCCCGCTTCTGTAAGTCCCTCAGTATCAAGGACTTACGCAAGGTGGGGCCCCACAGCAAGTTCCATGCCAACCCTCAGTTGGCACGGTTCCTGCTCAGGTTATTAGTTTACATTTGTCGTATTAGCATATTTCAAATTGGAATAGTCAGTATCAATTAGTAATTGCTCCAATTCTTGTTTATATTTAGAAAAGTAAGACTCATTACTCAATTCTTCTTTCTTAATCTGCTCTTCCAGCCTGACAATTAGAAGTTCAACCGCAACGTGCAAACTAATCAATTTGCGCGGATCGATTACATAGTTAAAAGCGTATTTATGTTCACTCATATGTTGTTTGTTTTATTTATTAGTACAATGACAATGCAGATGATTAGTAAAATGTACATTAGAAAGGAAACATGATTTCAGTTGCCGCTTCCAAACTTAGATATTGATCCATGTTGTTGTTGCTGTCATCAGGCCAAGTCGGATTTGAATCTTCAGTAATCACTTCCTCAACTTCAATCTGCGCCAATCCAATTTCAATATTGTTGTCCATATGTGTTATTATTATTAATTGTTAATTTCAAATGCAATCAACTCTTCGATTTGTTCATAATGCTTTGCCCGAGAACAAATCCAATCCCAATCTTCTATTGAAACATTATCAACTGGTTTCATCTCCATGATGAAAACATTGTTAGAAAGAGAAACGCGATACCAAACTTCGATTTGGGTTTCGCAGAAAGTGATCGTAACTGACGGATAGTTGTTTGTATTCATTGTGGCCTTCATTGTGGCTATAGCCTATCGGAAGGCTGGTTCCTGGTCAATACTTCTGCACAGATATTTTCAGAAACAAGTTTCATGCCAATCGCCTGGAAAATCACTGTTGGCACGAAGATTGCTGGGGCAAAAATCATGCCAAGATCATGTTGGCACTATAGTTGCTACGGGGCCCCACCTTCTGTAAGTCCCTCAGTATCAACGACTTACGCAAGGAGGGGCCCCAAGCAAGTCCCATGCCAAGTCTAGGTTGGCACGAAAATTGCTTTATTTATCATTTCAGCGTATTCATCAAACACTTCTGTCTTTACAGTATAACCATCACAAATCATTTTGGCGTCATCACTATTTATATCATCTAAAAAACATTCAATATCTTTTTTGTTTTGTATATATAAATCACTTTCTTTACCATTAGAAAGATAATTGTATTTACTGACTTCGATGATATTTACATCGCCAAACCAAACGTGCAAATGGCCTATTTTGTTTTGTTTAATTGTTGCAATCATATTTACAATCCAAAATCATTTAATTCAGTAACTTTCACACAATCTCTGCTTTTATCAATCTTCTCTATATAAAAATACAAATCATTAGTATCGAAACTGATTAGACTCACATATTCATTTTTATATTTTGCCGTTTTATATCTGGGACACTTAGCAAAGAAATTGCGCCCATATTTATTCAATAGATTTGCAATCAATTTTAAGTCTGACATAAGAAAAAGGTATCAGATTTTTTGTGGGTGTCAAAGATTCTTTTTCACTTTCTGCCAGTAGCCATTGGTAGCTGACTTGTTCCTGCGCCAACCACACCCACCATTGTGACAACGAGCGAGAGTCTCAAAGTCAAGGTTTTTCAATGCAGTGGGCTCATATTTCTGGAAGTAGGCGAGCACCACCTTCTTGGCTACGTCAGGCTTGAAAACGTCGCCATGCTTTGCCTTCACGCCCGAGTCTTTGAAGTACGCGGGGCGGATTTGGTATAGGCCGAAAGCGCTTTCTTTCTTGTTGACGGCCTTCGGATTGTTGCTGCTCTCGACCTTCGCGACAGCATCGAGAAAGGCGTTGAGATCGGCAGCAGAGACAGAGAACGAGACGAGCAGGATAGCAAGTAATTTTCGCATAGGATTAGATTAGCAAGAGATTAGCAATGGTCAACTAGTATTTACACCCAAACTTCGACAACCTTCACTCCGGCGTTCGTGGTGGTGTCGCGGATGTACTGGGCGATTTCTTCAGCCTCCGTCTCATCGGAGACTTCGCACTCGAACTTCCAAAGGAAGCCGGGCTTGCTGAGAGTGAGAACGTGCCAGAGGATCTTGATTTGCATTTCGTGTTTCATTGTGGCTACAGCCTACAGGATGGACGCCGATGCGTCAACAACTTCTGTGCAGATTTTCGTCAGAAAAAATCACCTGGTTTTTTGAGTTTGGCACGAACATTGCTGGGGGGCCCCTCTTTTTGTAAGTCCCTCAGTATCAACGACTTACGTAAGGTGGGGCCCCATAGCAAGAGTCATGCCAAGTGCAGATTGGCACGTTTCTTGCTTTCTATTTAATTGAACTATTTATTTACAAATTTGAGCGATAATTGAGCAAATTGGAATCAAATTGATTCAAATTTGAATCATATTCATTCAAATCTGAACTATATTGATTCAAATCTGAACCATATATATACAAATTGGTATATATATATTATTTCAATTTACATATTTAACTTCATCAATTTCATATATAAATGCCCAATTTGAACATCCATTATCCACATTTCTTACTCGAATTGATTCTGAACATATCTGTTCAACAACAAACCATTCATTATCAAAACGAACAAAGCAATTAACATTGATATGCATATATATATTAACGAGACAAGTTGAGATTATGATAATCAAGTTTATTCAACAAAGCATCCAATTCATTCTTCTGCCGAATGAGAGAATCGATATTTGAACTTGGAGAAGTTAATTGATAAACCGCAATCAATTCTGCAATATTCAATTTCGCATTCTGCAAAGCAATACGAGTTGAAACAAAGTCATCTGCATTTACAAGATATTTAACACCGTTATCCATATTGTGTTGTATTGTTATGTTATGTTGTTATTAAAAGAGAATTAAGTATCAGCCCCAACGAACAGTAACAAATCCAATTTGAGATTGAACTGCCATCGTGTAGTGCCACATATCGTCGGCCTTCAAATCTTGAGGGTAAGCCGAGAGCGGCTGCCCAGACTTGGAAAAGGACACGCGGGTGGGGATCGTGAGGCGATTGCCAGACTTGTTGGTGAAGGTGACGTACTGCGTTTTCATTGTGGCCCTAGCCTACAGGGCGGCTCGTTCCTGGTCAATACTTCTGTATACGATTTTCTAGAAACAAGTTTCATGCCAATCGCCTGGACAATAGCTCTTGGCACGAAGGTTGCTGGGGGAGCAGAAGTCATGCCAAGATCAAGTTGGCACGAAGATTGCTACGGGGCCCCACCTTCTGTAAGTCTCTCAGTATCAAGGACTTACGCAAGGAGGGGCCCCATAGCAAGACCCATGCCAAGGATCCGCTATTAGGAGATTTTCAACCGAAGATTCCGGTGCCGATACCGTAGCCCATGCCGAAGAAAGGGATGCAGTAGAAGACCGTCACGGTGAAGATAACGATGGTGTCGCTGACTTTTTCGAGGAGGCTCTTGTCGTGATTCATTGTGGCTATAGCCTACAGGACGGACGCCGATCCGTCAACAACTTCTGTGCAGATTTTTCAGGAAACAAGTTTCATGCCAATCGCCTGGAAAATCTGTGTTGGCACGATAGTTGCTAGGGGACCTCCGCTTCTGTAAGTCCCTCAGTATCAAGGACTTACAGAAGGAGGGGCCCCACAGCAAGTTTCATGCCAAGCTTCACTTGGCACGGGAGTTGCTCTTAGTCTTCGGCCATTTGCTGAAGATCTTCCCACTCCCATTCGTCTCGTTCTGCATCACACTCGGCAAACCACTTGTCGTTGCTCTCAATTTCCTCCGTTGAGACAACGGCGAGCGATTGGACTTCAGACTGCGGATCGAGAAGTTCGTTGTTCATTGTGCCTACAGCTTACAGGAGGGATGCCGATCCGTCAACAAGTTTCGTTCAGTTTTTGAAGAAACCTTCCTGCTCACCTTTCTCTTGATCGTGACACCACAAGTAAGAAGGGGAAGCTTCAGAAGAGTTCATGTTCCGATAGTCTTGTTCTTCGAGCATGTCGATCATGTCGCAACCATCGATGTCACCGTCAACCTTGATCATGTTTTCGTTTTCCGTATTCATTGTGCTTACAGCTTACAGGTTGGAGTTCAGGGTGTCAACAACTTCTGTGCAGAGTTTCAGCCGAAGATTCCGGTGCCGATACCGTAGCCCATGCCGAAGAAAGGGATGCAGTAGAAGACCGTCACGGTGAAGATAACGATGGTGTCGCTGACTTTTTCGAGGAGGCTCTTGTCGTGATTCATTGTGGCTATAGCCTACAGGACGGACGCCGATCCGTCAACAACTTCTGTGCAGATTTTTCAGGAAACAAGTTTCATGCCAAGCTTCACTTGGCACGAAGATTGTTTTCAGTATTCGCCCAAGTGTTTGGCCCAGCTTGAGATCCAATCGGGATCCAGTTGAGCCTCACACTCGGCAAGCCACTCCGCGTAGCCGGGAAGCTCTTCCGTTGAGACAACGGCGAGCGATTGGACTTCAGACTGAGGATCGAGCAATTCGTTGTTCATGCGTCAAAAGGTATCAGGTATTTGACCCTTGTCAACCGGTCTTTTCAGTTGCGGATCACGGTGATGTCTCGACCGCCGAAGGATCGGCAGTAGATGCTCCGACCCTTCGGGCCGACAACCACGATCCGCATCGTGTTTCCATAGTCCTCGTCAGGACCGATCTCGGTAACCGTCACGTCATCGAATCCCATACCAAAGGAACCGGCAGGAATAATGTCGCCAACGCGGATGTTGTTCAGAGTCACTGTCATTTCGTGTTTCATTGTGCTTACAGCTTACAGGTTGGAGTTCAGGGTGTCAACAACTTCTGTGCAGAGTTTCAGCCGAAGATTCCGGTACCGATACCGTAGCCCATGCCGAAGAAAGGGATGCAGTAGAAGACCGTCACGGTGAAGATAACGATGGTGTCGTTGACTTTTTCGAGGAGGCTCTTGTCGTGATTCATTGTGGCTATAGCCTACAGGACGGACGCCGATCCGTCAACAACTTCTGCACAGATTTTTTTCAGACCTGGACAGCGTTCACACTGTCGAGAGCAAGTATCGTGCCAACCCCCCCAATTTTCAAAAATTTTTTGACTTGCTTGTTTCGCGTTGCGGTGGGGGGAGGTTTTCCTCAATCTCTAATCCATTTTGTCCCATTTCATTATATTCCTCTATTTATATGTCCCATGATATATAAACATATATATAAAAATATACATATAATACCCCTCCCCCCTTTTTTAAAAATATATATCTACATTTTCTATTATCTCCTTTGTTAAAGTCAAAAAAAATACGACACAATTTGTTCCAACCCTGCTTTTTTATCTTGCAAAAAGAAAGTAGAATAATATAATAGCCGCCGACTTACAGTGAATTTTAATTTTTTAGATATATATGTAAAAGCGTTTATTGAATTAAAAGTGTGTACTTCATGCCACCGTGCTTTGCACCTGTGCGAGTTCTCGTATGCATCGGGCGGCAATTATAAAAGATCTAAATGTAGAACATGTGAAAAAGCACAAGTCAAAATAAGAAAAGAGTTGAAATCACAGAACCCCGCACCTGTTGATCCCAATTATAAATGTCTCATATGCCATCGAGATGCTGAAGAATGCGCTTCAGAAGGCAATAAAAATAATGGTCCGTGGGTATTAGATCACGATAGTAAAACAGGTAAATTTAGAGGTTATATATGTCATACTTGTAATCGTGGGTTAGGTTGTTTTAAAGATGATTTATTTATACTAGATAACGCTATACAATATATAAAATTACATAAAGATTAAGTTGTTAAGTATATTTGTATATCATATAATAGTATATATTAAATGAACTATATATTGATATATAAAGACGGTCGCGGTACTAAAATGGCGGCAATACCAGACGAAGAAGGCGTTTATAAAACAAAAATCAACTTCTCAGATTTTAAAGAAGATATAACAAGCATCGAAGTTCTTGTTATGGAAGTAGAAAATCCAGAGATTTTCTGTGATTGCGGTGAAGAAGAATATGAGTATATAGAAGGCGAGATCGTGGGTAAAATGGTTGCATCAAAAAAAATAAGCGAATGCATAAAAAAACTAGGATTTGAGAAGTTTTTCACTACAATGATTAAACAATTTATCAAAAAGGAAGCTAATCTATAATGTCAAATAATCAATTCAAAGTATTATTTATTACTCCGCACTTGTCAACCGGTGGCGGTCCACAATATTTACTCAAAAAAATACAAGAACTAAAAAATGATTGTGATATATATTGTATTGAATATTCTGATATAACAGGGGGTGTTCTCGTAGTACAACGAAATCAAATTAAAGAAATATTAGGTAATAAACTAATAACACTTGGTGAAAATAAAGCAGAATTGATTAATCATATTAATTCTATCAATCCTGATATTGTACATTTCGAAGAAATGCCAGAGTACTTTTGTAATCATGATATAGCAAAAAACATATACAATAAGAACCGCCGATATAAGATTATTGAAACATCTCATGATAGTAGTTTTGAAATACAAAATAAATGTTTTTACCCAGATCGTTTTGTATTTGTAAGCGAATATCAAAAACAAATGTTTGCGCCATTAAATATACCATCAGATGTTGTTTTGTATCCTATAGAATATAAGATAAAAACAGATCGCACGGAAGCTTTAAAAAATTTAGGCTTAGATGTTAATAAAGTACATTTCTTAAACGTTGGTTTATTTACTTCACGCAAAAATCAAAAAGAAATCATTCAGTACGCAAAAGAACTATTGAACGAACCGGTGCAGTTTCATTTTGTCGGTAATCAAGCTGATAATTTTAGAGAATATTGGGAACCATTGATGAAAGACTTTCCATCAAACTGCAAATGGTGGGGAGAAAGAAAAGATGTTGACACATTTTATAATGCTATGGATATATTCCTCTTCACATCAAAAGGCACAGCTCATGATAAAGAAACAAATCCTTTAGTATTAAGAGAAGCGATTGGTTGGAGAATGCCTATTTTGATGTATAATTTGCCGGTATATTGTGGAATGTATGATGAATATAAAAATATAACATATTTATCTGATAATTTTGACCACAATTTATCAATGATAAAAGGTTTTTATACAAAAGAATTGCCGATTGATATAGTTTTTAATGCTCCAAATAGATTAGAACTAACTAATCATGGACCTAATGTTAAATATTTAGTTTCTGTTAAAGATTATTTTACAAATATACCAATGTATCATTGTGAAGTTGATTTTACTGGAACTAAATCATGGTTTATTGTTCCAAATGGCGATAGAGACTTCACATCCGAAAGTTTTTTCAGCACTTTTTTGATTGAATTTTACGATTTAAATAAAAACTATGTAGGTAAAAAGAAAATTAAAGTCAAAGACTTGAACTATATGCCAGTTGTTTTAAATGCAAAGTTTAGTCCATTTGATTGTTTATACATAAATTATAAACAGATGTTCTATGACGATATTTATTCTTTTTGTGATTTAAATAATTTAAATACAGTCATTGATATAGGAGCAAACGTTGGATTATTTTCATTATATATGCTACAAAAAAATTGTAAAAATGTTATTTGTGTTGAGCCTACTAAAAAAGCTTTTGATCAGTTAAATAGCGTTTTCAAAGATAAAAAGAATGTTGAACTTCATAAAATCGCCATTCACAATTTTAACGGCAAATCAAAAATTAAATCTGTTCAAGATAATTCTACAATAAGCGGTTTTATTTCTGAAGTTCATCCATACACTCATCATAATATGAATGAAGAAGAAGTAGATGTTGTTAAAATGTCTGATTTTATTAAAAATTTAAACGTAGATAATATTGATTTGATAAAAATGGATATTGAAGGAGTTGAATATGATGTGATTGACGATATGAGTGATGATAATATATTAAAATGCAAAAAATATATTATTGAATATCATTGGGCGCTAACAAAAAATATTTCAAAGATTGTTGATAGATTTAAAAATTTAAAATATGTTATTATAAACAAAGATGATCCTTTTTTTAAATCTGATACAGGATTCTTTTACGCTTTTAAATCTCAATGAAATTACCTAAAAGAGCTTATATTACTTTTGCTAATGAAATCTATGCTGATTTAGTTATAAAACTAGCTGAAACATTAGGTTTATTTTCTGATTATAAGTTAATAGTTTATACTTATAATTTTAATTTAAACACAAATCTATCAAACATTATTGCTGTTAAAATGAATATCGACATTGAAAATCCTAATTTTATTAAATATTACAAAGATAAAAATAACATAGGAATAGTAAATCGCGAAGATGTCAATACTTATCACGCATTAGTAAAAAAATTTGACATTGTTTTAGATGCTTTATCAAATGGTTTAGCGGAGGGATTTTTTATTGATTGTGATTCAATTGTAAGAAAAAATGTTGATGAAGTTTTTTCTTATTTGAATGAAATAGAAAATTATCCTTTAGTAACTAAAGGGGTTTTTGAATATATGATGTGGAATGGAAAAGGAGATCCATTTATCGCTGATGTTTTAGAGAGAGAATCAATGGATATGTTGAATATAAAAAATAGATCTATGCATTATGTGCAAAGTGGTTATTTTTTATTCAATACATCTTGTAAAGATTTTTTCATGGATTGTCAAATATTGGCTGCTGATAAAAGAATAATTGAAAATCATGTTTTATATGCTCCATATCATGATGAAACAATATTAAATTTAAAATTATGGCAGATCAACGCTAAGAAACAATTGCCGCTAAGTTATTATAATGTTGGATCGATTATTGATATAGATGATTTTTATAAGGCTGAAAATAAACCTCATTTTGTAAAAAATTGTCCGTGGCATGTTATTCCAAGCGATAAAAATGATGTTAAATTTTTTCACGGTTGTAAATCTGTTACTGAAATAAATAAATGCATTATTTATTTAAAAAATCAAGAAATTGACGCGATAAAAATTTCAAATATCCATACTGGTATGTTACCTATACCACCTAATGGTTGGGGCGCTACAGAGAAAATAATTTGGGAATATCATCAATCATTATTAAAATTAGGTTTTGATTCGCAAATCGTTTATTTAGATGATTTAGTTTATAAAGAAGGCGATATTGTACATATTCATATGGCTAATTTAGCATTACTTGCCAAAAGCAGAAACATACCATATTATTTTACTTGTCATGATCATCATGCATATTTATATGGAAAAGATTCTTTTTGTTTCAAAGAAAACTATGAAGCGATAAAATATTCAGTTAAATCATTTGTTCCGGCAAAATATTTGGTGGAATATTTTGATTTACCAAATTTAAATTATTTAAGTCATGGTGTAAACACTGAGGTTTTTAAAAATGTAGATAATAAATTCAAGGATCATAAATTATTATGTGTCGCAAATAATGGATTTATTCATGATGCATCTGAAGACAGAAAGGGTTTTAGTTATGCTATAGAAGCGGCGCAAATATTGAATTTACCAATAACAGTAGCTGGTCCATCTAATAATAAAAAATTCTTTGAACGCTATAATTGTAATTATGATAAATTAAATATAATTTATGATTTGAATGAAAATGATTTAATTAAACTATACCAATCTCATACAGTATTTTTAAGTCCATCTATTTTAGAAGCTGGTCATCCTAATTTAACATTGTTAGAAGCGTTATCTTGTGGATTACCTGTTCTTTCTACTTTTGAAAAAAATAATGAATTAATAGGTTTAAATAGAATTGAAAGAAATGTTGATAATATTGTTTCTGCAATTTGTGAGGTTATTACTAATTATGATTTTTATCGAGAAAAAATAAAAGAAAATATCGATAAAAAATCATGGACTAACATAATTTTACAATTATTATCTTATTATAATAACGAAAATAAAATGAAAGATCAATTAATTGATATTTATAAAACCACTGACGTTAAGCATATAGACTATAAAATTCATAGTAACATATTCAAACTTGATTATAATAATGGTTGCAAATTAGAAATATCAGGAAACGAAAATGTAAATTATAATGTTAAATTTTTTAATCAAACTAATAATCAATTGCTTTATGAGTCTAATATTACAAATAATATGTGGACCATGCCAAATATTAAATATTATATCAATTGGTATATTCAGGTTAATAGCGATTCAAAATTGGTTTACGAAAATAGTATAAATTTAAAATATAAAAGAGTTTGTATTATTAATGAGTCGCCATCTTTGGGTGATTTGATAGCTTGGATGCCTTATGTTGAAGAGTTTAGAAAAAAGCATGATTGTTTTCTTGATTTTTATACGCCTAATAAAGAATTATTTGCAAATGAATATCCTTTAATTAATTTCAAAAATTACGGAGTTATAAATACATCTTACTATGCCACTTATCAATTAGGTTATTTTAATTCAAATGATTTAAATTCTACACCAAAAGATAATAGGACTCAAAATCTACAGCAGGTGGCAGCAGAAATATTAGGTTTAGAATATAAAGAAATAAAGCCTAAAATCGACATATCTAAAGTTACTCGAAAAATTGATGGCAAATATGTTTGCATAACAACAGCTTCAACTGCTGCTCTTAAGCATTGGCAAAATTCTGAGGGTTGGCAGCAAACTGTAGACTATTTAAATCAAAAAGGATATCAAGTTGTTGTAATTCAAAAAGAACCGTTGAATTATATGGATTTGAAAGGATTAAATAATGTAATACATCCAAAAACAAATACATTAAATGATTGTTTAGATTATTTAAATTATTGTGATTTTTATATTGGTCTAGGATCTGGTATCAGTTGGTTAGCTTGGGCTTTGGGTAAAAAAGTAATTATGATTAATGGTTTCAGTAAAGCTTTTACTGAATTTAATACTCCGTATAGAGTTACTAATTTAAATGTATGTAATGGTTGCTGGAATGATACTAATTACCAGTTTAACAAAGGGGTTTGGAATTGGTGCCCAAGACATCAAAATACAGATCGTCAATTTGAATGTTCAAAAAATATATATTTTGCTGATGTTAAAAAACAAATTGATAGTATAATTTACGATGGTGCTGATGTAGCGAATTATAAAAATCTTGATTCTTTTGTGTTCAATGAAATATTTTTGCATAACCAATATGAACTGTATCAAAAAATTGAAGAAAATGATTTTGTAGTTGATTTAGGATGTTCTAAAGGTTATTTATATCTTAAAAATAAAAATAAGAATATAACTTATCTAGGCATTGATGCGAGTGTTGATTGCATTAATGATTTTGTTTCTAATTTATCAAATGATAATAATCCTATAATAATGAATGCTTTTTTGTCTGATAAGTTAGACGTGCAAAATTTTAAATCTATTTTTCATGAAAACGCTGTTCAAAAGGTGTCATCTATAACATTTGAAAATTTGATCTCGTTAATTAATAAAAAAATTGATTTTCTAAAATTTGATATTGAAGCTTATGAAAGATTAATTTTGAATGATAATTATAATTTATTCAAGAAATCCGTCAGAAAATTTTCAGGAGAAATTCATTTCCTTGGCGATTATTTTCCAAGGCATGAAGTTTATAAAACTTTAGAAAGAATGAAAAATGATAAAGATATCACGTTTAAACTTTTTTCATTAGATGGAGTAGATATAACAGAAAGATTTTGGGATATAAAAGATTATTACAATGAAATAATAATTAATGGCTTAGTGAATTAAATTTTTAAAAACTATTTCATAATCATTGCATTGTTTTTCAATTGTGTATTTATTTATTGCATTAAGATAACAATCATTTGGTGAAATATTTTGTATGTTTAAAATTGCGTCAACTAAATTTTTAGGACTAAAACATCTATAGCCTGTTTTATTTTGTACAACAGTTTCTGTGAAACCGCCGAAATCTGTTGTTACTGTTGGTGTCCCAGAAAACTGCGCTTCGATTACAGTCCAGTTACATGGTTCTATAAATAAACTAGGAGCGATTAAGCATTTTGCATCACTCAATAATTTTTTTCTTTGTTCTGGTTCAACGAAACCAACAAATTTACAATATTTTGTATCTTTTAAATTTAATATATTAGGACCTGCAAAAATAATATCTTGCTTAATATGATTATAAATATCATAAACTAAACGTGCGCCCTTTTCTTTTATTATTCTTCCAAGAAATAGCGCGGTATTAGATTTTTGTGCTTTATATTCAAAATCATTTTTATCAAAACCAGGATATACAACAAATTCTTTTCCGAAATTTACTAATATGTTTTGATTTCCGTGGAGTTTATGTAATTGGCTTTTTGTTTCAAAAATTTTAACCGGTGCAAACATGCTATCATAACCAATACTAGGTTCAACTACTATGGCTTTATCATAAAAATTTTTAGCACATTTTTCATGACCAAAACCAAACCATGCTAAAATAAATTCATTCTTAGATTTTAATCTTTTATTTATTTCTTGTACGCAATTATCATTAAAAATATCAAAAGCTTTATTGTTAACATGTTGATCATAACCTTTTGTTTTCCAAGCGTTGAGATCGCCATATGTATTTTTTAAAATTTCATTATCTGTAACAGTTATATGTTCAGTGCAATTGACTTTAGAATCTTTATGACCATAATGATATACAGTATGACCACGCTTTGTCATTTCATCGCAAAATTTATAAACTTTTTGAACAAATGCGCATAATGAATATTCTTTACAAGTTGGTGAATAAGGTATACTTAAGCAGTGAAATATCACATTTATAGTGTAAACATTACTGAAGTATGTCTAGTAAAAAAAAGAAAAAACACATCAAACACGAAATCGATGAAAGCGTAGAAGATAATTTCTTCAAGCATATAAAATTGAACATCAAAGATTTCAAGTTAACAGAAAAACAAAAAAACATCGTAACAAAGGCATTCGATAAAAATACAAAAATTATATTTATAAATGGACCCGCAGGATCGGCTAAAAGTTTCATTAGTGTTTATTGTGCTCTTCACTTATTTAATACTGGAGCACATTCTGAAATTAAATATATTCGTACAATAGCTGAATCTGGAGAAAGAGCATTAGGAGCTTTACCTGGAACTGTTGATGAAAAGTTTAATCCATTTATGATACCTTTATATGATAAATTGGATGAATTAATTCCTTTAAATCAAACAAAATATCTTGAGCAGCAAAAACTAATTGAAGCTTTACCTGTTAATTTTCTTAGAGGTGCAACTTGGAAAGATATGATTGTTTTAATTGATGAATGTCAAAACTTTTCAACTAAAGAATTAATAACAGCTATAACACGTATTGGTGAAAATACGAAAATGTTTATTTGCGGCGATTCTATGCAATCTGATGTTGGAAATAAATCAGGTTTCATGAAAATATATGATATCTTTAATAATGATGAAAGTCGTGATAAAGGTATTTTTTGTTTTGAATTTAATGAAGAAGATATTTTGCGAAGTGAAATATTGAAATATATTATACATACATTAAAGAAATTAGATAAACCACCTATACACTAATATAATAGGTGTATGGGAAATATTTATTGTACCAGTTGTGGTACTAAAAATAACTTGGGCGCTAAGTTTTGTTTCAATTGTGGTAATCAAATTGGCGCTTCTGCTTTGCATAGTAATCAACAGCAAATCAAGAAATCTTCAGTTCGTTCACCTGAATACGATGAAGATGGTTTGCCAACTACATTTGTCAAACCAAATAGATTAAGTTACGAAATAGAAAAATCAAAAAGTAAATATTCTGTTTCAGAAATCATAAGCGTTCCACCTTCCTCGGAACGCATAAATTATAATCTTAATAGTGATTTTAAAATACCTTCTAGGGAAGAATATCTTAAACAGTCATTATCTGAATGTCGGCCTTCTAGAAATCCCAAAGACATAGATGAAACGCAGCAATAAAAAAAAATTTGAGGAAATGTATGAAACAATTGATAAAGTCATCAAGAAACGCCGAAACAAATGGAAGCTAAAAGCAATCACTTGGTTTGACTTTGAAGATATTGAGCAAATTATTAAATTGCATATATATAGAAAATGGCATTTATGGGATCAATCTAGACCTATTGAACCTTGGATTAATCGTATAGTTACTAATCAAATCAAAAATATAATACGTAATAATTATACATCTTTTGCTCGTCCATGTTTGTGTTGTCCATTTAATCAGAATATTGGTGGCGAATCAGGCGATGAATTTTCCTGCGGTTTTACAAAAAGCAGAAAGCAATGTGATGAATGTCCATTATATGCTAAATGGGAAAAAGTTAAGAAAAGCGCATATGATGTAAAAATGACAGTCAGTTTGGAAAATCATAAAAATTATCATTTTGCTTTTGAATCAACAAGAGATCATGATTATTTAGATGCTGAATTTAAATTGCATGATCTAATGAAAACTCATCTTAGTGATAAACATTTTTTTATTTATAAAATGTTTTTTATTGATAATTTAACTGACGATCAAGTCGCTAAAATACTTAGATTTAAGACTTCAGAAAAAGGAAGAAAAGCGGGTTATAAGCAAATAAAAAATTTAAAAAAAATGTTGTTTTTAAAAGCCCAATTTCTTTTAGGGGAAAACGATATATTTAACGAATAATATGTTAAACGAAGAACAAACTAAATTTATCGCACAAAAAATTGAACAAGGATATAATGATTATGTTTTAATAGCAAACATGCTTCATAATCGACAAGATTTAACTGGTCGATCTAAAGAAGCAAAAGAAGTGAGAGATTATCTAGTAAACAGTGGATTTCTTGCAGGTAAAAAAGATAAACCTAAAGCAGTAACAACTGATATCCTTAGTTCTACTCAATATGAGTTTATTGACCAGAATATAAAAACAGGAATAACTCCAAAACAAATTACAGAACTTTTATTTAATGAAAAGTTTCAAGGAGTTCAAAATTTAAATATATTTATTACTCCAGAATATCGCGCTGTTCATAAATATGTAAAAGAAAAATATCCTGAGTTTTTAGTGGATAACGAATCTGGCGTTAATGAACGTTATTCTGTACCCCGTTCCATCAAAACAGTTATAAATAAAGTAAATAGATGGTGCGGTCAAGAGTTGAGTGAAGAGAAACTTTCTTTGCAGCACAGAAAATATATGGATAAGTTATTAACTTATTTAGCTAGTCCGCGTTTTGTTGGTAATTATGATTCTTATACTAGTTCCACAGATAAAGAATTGTTTGAGGCAGAATTTGTAAGGTCGGTATGGGATAAGCCTGATCTAACAATTGATGAAATTAATTTATATATTAATGTTTGTATGGATTATATTAATTTGCGGCAAATAGATATTAAGAAAAATAAAGTTAATGAAATGTTTAACGATACTCAAGATCAAAAAGATCTTACTATACGTTTAACTGAAATTCTGAAGACCATTAGCGAAGAATATAATCAATGCGCACAGCGTATTGATAAATCTATTCAAAAGCTTAACGGCGAACGTTCAAGAAGAGTTGAACAACATCAACAAAAAAATGCTTCTATCATTAATCTTGTAGAATTATTTCAAGATGAAAATGAGAGAAAAATGATGATTAAAATAGCTGAAATGCAAAAACAAGTTATTAAAGAAGAAGCTAATAAACTTGAAAATATGTCTTCTTGGAAAGCTAGAATTTTAGGCATTTCTAAAGAAGATGCTATATGACAGAATGTAAAATATGTAATGAAAAGTTTGATAATGATAAATCATTTCACGCACATTTAAAAAAACATAATATATATCAAGCAGAATATTATTGTACTCATTATCCAAGATATTCTTTATTTTATAAAAGACAAATACCTTATTTAAATAAAAAAGATTATTTCAAAACAGAATTTATCGATTTAAATGAATTTTTGCAATGGGAAAAATCTCAACCCCAAGAAGTTATTAAATCTAAATGTCTGGAAATAATTTCTGAACGTATTAAAGAAAAGAATTATACATATGCGCCGTTCCATAATGAAATTAAAACATTAGCTTTGCCGCCGATAAATATCATTAAAAAACATTTTGGTTCATATAATACATTTTGCAAAGAATTGAATAAAGAACCAGTATTTAATAAAAATATAATATCAGATTTTAATAATGTTGATTTGCAGAACGCCACCATATTAATAGATACTAGAGAACAAATGCCATTAGAGTTTGCTAATTCGCGTATTGAAAAATTATATGTTGGCGATTATTTATTAGAAAATAATACATACAGTTATACTTTTGTCGATAGAAAAAGTGAATCTGATTTTCTAGGTACAATGGCTTCTGGACTAAGTAGATTTGAAAGAGAGATAGAAAAAGCAGTTGGATTAAATAGTTATTTATTTGTAGTTATCGAATCTACTATAAATGATATTAAATACAATCATAAAAAATATAATCGCAGAACCAGTTTAGAATATGTTTTTCATAATATGCGTTATTTAACTCATAAATATGCGAGACATATTCAATTCATATTTACAGGCAATCGCGAAAAATCTTTAGATATTATACCGAAACTTTTATATCATGGTAATAAGTTATGGCAAGTAGACATACAATATTTTTTAGATTATGAGCTGGGAAACCGGGATCCAGAAACAAAAAAAGAATTACTTGATTACAAATGAAGAGCTTTTACAAAAAGACGGTTACATAGAAGAAAGAGAAGCTAAATTATTATTTTATCAGTTCTTAAGAAATAATATTACATTCTCAACTGATTTAATTACTGGGGTTAAATTGTTTCCTTTTCAACATATGGCTATTAAAGGAATGTTGGAAAGCGATTATTTTTTGGGAGTTTGGAGCCGTGGTATGAGCAAGTCTTATACTACTGGTATTTATGCTGTATTAGATGCTATTTTAAATCAAGGTATTGAAACTGGCATTTTGTCTAGATCATTTCGTCAGTCTAAAATGATATTTAAAAAGATTGAAGATATTGCCGCAAAACCAGAAGCTTATTTGTTAAAACAATGTATTACTCATGTATCTAAAAGTAACGATGAATGGGTGATGGAAATCGGTAAAAGCAGAATAAGAGCATTGCCATTAGGCGATGGTGAAAAGCTTCGTGGTTTTCGTTTTCATCGTATTATTATTGACGAGTTTTTATTGATGCCTGAACGTATTTATAATGAAGTTATTGTACCATTCTTGTCTGTTGTGCAAAACCCAACACAAAGAGAAGAGCTTTATAATCTTGAAACACAATTGATTGAAAAAGGCGAGATGAAAGAAGAAGATCGATATCAATGGCCTAATAATAAATTAATTGCATTATCTTCTGCGTCTTTTAAATTTGAATATTTATATAAGTTGTATGAGCAATATGAAAATTTAATTTTTAATCCTAAAACGAAAGACACTACTAAGCGTTGTGTAATGCAGTTTTCTTATGATTGTGCGCCGACACAATTATATGATCAAAATTTGATCAATCAAGCAAAAGCAACGATGAGTGAATCTCAATTTTTAAGAGAATTTGGAGCACAATTTACAGATGATAGTTCTGGTTATTTTAAAATTTCTAAAATGGCTCTTTGTACTATACCTGATGGTGAACAGCCGTCAATTGAAGTAGCGGGTCATGCAGAAGATGAATATATAGTTTCTGTTGACCCTTCTTGGTCAGAAACTGAATCTTCTGACGATTTCGCCATTCAAGTATTGAAGATAAATAGAGAAAAACAAATATCAACTCTTGTCCACTCTTATGCTTTATCTGGTTCATCATTAAAAGACCATATCAAATACTTTTTATATATACTTCAAAACTTTAACGTTGTTGCAATATGCATGGACTACAACGGTGGCGTTCAGTTTATGAATTCCTGTAATGAAAGCGAGCTTTTTAAAGATGCTAAAATTAATTTAAAGCCAATAACAACAGAATTCGAGCGCCCCGAAGAATATGCGCAAAATTTATTCTCTGCTAAAATGGAGTATAACAAATCAGAATATAAGTATGTATTTTTAAGAAAGCCGACTTCTTCTTGGATACGTTTAGCAAATGAGATGTTGCAAGCTAATTTTGATCATCGTCGTATTTTCTTCGGTAGCAGAGCTATTGATGACAATTTTAGAGCGCAAACTAAAAGAAGAATTGGTATTACTAATTTGAAGTTTTCAAATTCATTAGATTCAGAAAAAGAAAATGAAGAAGCTAAAATGATCGATTTTGTTGAGCATTTAACTGATATGATTTTGTTAACTAAAACAGAATGCGCACTAATACAAATTACTACTTCTGCTCAAGGTTTACAGAATTTTGATTTACCAGCAAACTTAAAACGTAAAACAGGTCCAGATAAACCTAGAAAAGATAGTTATTCAGCTTTAGTATTAGGTAATTGGTTAGCAAAAATTTATTTCGATATGGAAAACACTCAAGTCGATAATGTAATGGAAACTTTTGAACCGATATTTATTGGATAAAATTAATGTTAAAAAGTCACTTTTAAAGTTACAATGTGTAACTATTTATACCATGAGTCGTAAATATACAAAGAAGTCAGAATATTGGAGCAAATTTTCTAAAGGAACAGAAGATCAATCGGCTCCATTAGAAGATTTAATTAGAGATTATTCTGAACCTACTTTGGTTGGTGAGCCTTTTTATAATCATGATGCTAAAGCTTCTTACGAAAGATCACAAAATACAGATAATCCTACAGGTATTCGTCGTAACTTAGCTTATGTAGGGCCAAAAATTTATCGTTATGCCAATATTCGAGAAGGTTTATTACCCTTCGAGACTTCCATTAATGGTTATAATATTCGCGATGCAATTGAATTATGTCAGAAAGCTTATGCAAATGTAGCTATTTTTAGAAATGCTGTTGATATTATGTCTGAGTTTGCTAACGCTGAAATATATCTAGAAGGCGGAAGTCAAAAAGCAAGAGACTTTTTCACAAAATGGATGAAGTATATAAAGATTTGGGGAATTAAAGATCAATTTTTTCGTGAGTATTACAGAAGTGGTAATGTTTTCTTTTATAAAATAAATGCTAAGTTTGATATAAATGATTTTCAAAAGATTTTAGAATCTTATGCTACGTACGATGGTCAATCTTATACAACAGATGTTTCATTATTGCCTTATCCAAGTAATTATGACGTAAAAAATCAAATACCTGTTTCTTATACATTATTGAATCCATATTATGTTACTGTAAATAGAACAAGCTCATGGAAAGAGATGTTATATCAAAAGATTTTGTCTGAATATGAATTAGAAAGATTAAGGACTCCAAAGAATGATCATGATAAAATGATTTTTGATCAATTAGACGATCAAACAAAAGATAAAATCAAGAATGGTCAATGGGCGCGTGATGGTTTGAAGATTCAACTAGATCCAACAAATGTTATTGCTTCATTTTATAAAAAGCAGGATTACGAGCCATTTTCTATTCCATTTGGTTTTCCAGTTTTAGATGATATTAACTTTAAACTTGAAATGAAAAAAATTGATCAAGCTATTTGTAGAACGATTGAAAATGTTATTCTATTAATCACTTTAGGTACTGAACCAAGTAAGGGTGGCATTAATCATAAAAACATTAAAGCCATGCAAAGCTTATTAAATAATCAATCTGTTGGTCGTGTACTTGTTGCAGATTATACAACAAAAGCTGAGTTTGTTATTCCTGATATGAATAAAGTATTAGGATATGAAAAATATCGTATTGTTAATGAAGATATTAAAGAAGGTTTACAAAATATTTTAATTGGTTCTGAAAAGTTTGCTAATACTACTGTTAAGGCTCAAGTATTTTTCGAAAGATTAAAAGAATCAAGAAACGCTTTTATAAATGATTTTTTGCAACCAGAAATTGAAGCTATATTTAAGAATTTAGGATTTAAAGGTAAATGTCCTGTTGCGAGATTTGAAGAAGTTTCAATTAAAGATGAAACTCAATTTAATCGAGTTGTTACAAGAATGATGGAATTAGGAATATTGCCACCAGAAGAAGGTATTAAGGTTATTGAAACTGGTATTTATCCTACTTCTGAAGAATTAGCAGCTGCTCAACAAAAATTTGTTCAACAAAGAGAACAAGGTTACTACAATCCTATTGTTGGCGGCGTTCCAATGATACCACCTCCAATTCCTGGCATGTCAACTGGTCCAGCTCCAATTAAGAATCAAACACCCAATACAGCCGGTCGTCCAAAGGGTACTGCTAAAGCTGCTGTCTTTGCCAAAAATGCTATTGCAAAAGTCATGGATGAATCAAAAACACTTAACGGTCTAATTGAAGCGGGGCTAAAAAAGAAATATAATAAGAAATCATTAAGTGCAGAACAGAAAAAATTAGCAACAGGTATTACCGAAGCAATTATTACTGGAACTGAATTCAAAGATTGGCCTAAAACTGCATCTTCTGTATTAAATGATCCTACTGCATTAGATAAACTAGGAATACTAAATTCTATTCAAGAAATGGCTGCCGAGCATCAATTAGATACATATTCAGCAAGCTTATTATATCACAGCACTAAGTTTTCTGTGTAATATTATACTATATGTCAAGCGATCTTTATCGTTATAAAACTAAATTTGATAACATTGTTACAGCTTCATTGAATTTTGATCAAAATCCATTGTTGTCTGTTGCTTCGTTAGATGGTTTAAGAAGTTTAATTCCTAATAGTGTTAACTTAGATAAGAATATTGATCTTGTTGGCGCTGCGTTTAACGCTGCTGTAGTAAATCGTTTTAATAAAAACGGCGATGGTATTAATACCGATACAGCAATTGCTTTTAAGAAATATTTTATCCATAAACCTACAAATATCGAACATAAGAAAACAAGAGTTGTTGGTCATATTGTTAATTCTGCTTTTTCATCTTATGGTGATAATCAATTATTATTTGAAGACGATGTTAAAGGAAAGTTAGATCCATTCAATATTGCTTTAGCTGCTGTTGTTTATAAAACAGTTGACCGTGATTTTGCTGATGCATTAGTTAATTCTAATAATCCTGATTCTCCATTATACCAAAAGATTAGTGCAAGTTGGGAAATTGGTTTTAATGAATATGCAATTGCAATTGGTAGCATGGATTTAAAAAATGCTGAAATAATTACTAAACAAAATCAAATAGAAGAATTTAAGAAATTCTTAAAAGGTTTCGACGGTCCCGGTACTTTAAATGATGGTACTCCAGTTTACAGATTAGTAACTGGCAGAATTTATCCATTAGGCATTGGATTTACTACGAATCCAGCTGCTGATGTTCAAGGTGTTATTATCGATAATGAAGAAGAAAATGAAGTCGAAGAAGATACAGAAGCAGAAGTTTTAGAGATAGTAGAATCAATTCAAATCTATACACCTAAAAAAGTAATAGTAGATAATTTTTCACAAAATCAAAATAATACTGTAAATATTACCAAAAATAAAGTTATGGATTTAGACCAAATATTATCCGCGCTAAAAACAGTTCTCGCTGAAAAGCAAGAATCTGAAAAATTCAGTGAAGAAGCTGTTGCTTCTATTTCTGCAAAGATCGCTGAAAGCATCAAACTCAAGAACGACGAAATCAAAACTGAGATCGCTTCTGCTGAAAAAGCAAAGCTCGAAGCCGTCGCTCAAGCCGAACAGTTCAAGAAAGATCTTGAAGAGAACAACAAGAAGCTAGCTGATTCATTAGCTAGATTGAATGAACTCGAAACCACAATGAGCGCCCAAGCCGCTCAAGAACTTTTTAATTCTAGAATGAATGTTCTAGATACTGAATATGATTTTGATGATGTAGATCGTCAATTTCTCGCTAAAGAAATTAGCGCTTTAGATAAGTCCGATGAGGCTTTTGCTTCTTATAAGGATAAACTAGCAGTAGTTTATAGACACAAGAGCAAAGCTTTTAAGGCTGATCAAGAAAAAGCTTTCCAAGACCGCCTCGAAGCCGAACTAGCTAAGAGAATGGGACAAGTAAAAACAGTAGCAAGCGAAGTAGTTGAAAAAACTGTTGAAGTCGAAACCGCTTTAGCTAATGCAAAGCCTGAAGATGCTGCTATACCCGCTCAAGGCATTGAGCCGACTGAAGAGAAGGTTTCTTGGAAAGAAAGACTTAGCAAGGCTTTCAGTAAGGAAAATATAACAGTTAAATTTTAAAACTATATGTCACTAAGATTATATCCATTTAGACAATATAGCGAACATGATGTTATTAACTTGTTCGCAAGCGACACAGTAGATTCCACACCATCAACAAATGGTAATGGCTCTGCTGGTGTATTCGTCAAGGTATCAGCTGGTAACTTGGATCTAGATCCAATTACTTATGCTACTAACGATACAGTACTAGGTAAGACAGACTATCCTTTCTTGGGTGCTGCTCAATATCCTTCTGTACCTCTCACATTTACTGCGGCTACCGCTGGTGTTCCAGTTCTTGGTATTACGCTCAATCAAACACTTCTAACCGATGAGAACGGTGAAAAGCTTCTCTATAATCCTGTTAAGAGAGCTGAACTTCAATCTGTTCTATCTGGTCAAGCTGTTCCTGTCGCTACTCGCGGTATTTTCACACTAGCTGATACTGCTATCGATTGGGTCGATGCTAACATGACTGTTAATAATCACCTTATCATTTCCGCAAACGCTGGTAAGGTTTCCGGTCTCGCTTCTTCCGCAGTATCACCACTCACCGGTACTACAAGCATCGTCGGTAGAATTCTAGCTACTGGTCAACGTGTTTCCCAAAATGGTAAGAGCGATTATTTCGCTGGTGCCACAACAGGAAAATATGCTCTCGTTCAAATCGACTGCGTTACATCTTACGTTGTCTAATATCCAACTTAACATAATATGAAAATCGTTTTAAAGAGAACAGACGAACAAGTCGAACTAATCAAAGCATTAGCTTCCAAGAATCGTGAAGTAGCCTATGAAGCTCAAGTAGCTTTGGCTGAATTCATTGGTCCTGTTTTGGCTGAAGTTATCAATAATGCTCCTACTGTTTCTAACTTGTTTACAAGTCTTCAATTCAACGCCGAAGATAATCCTTCCATTCCTTTGGATCTATATTATGATATCTTCGATGAAGATTACATCAAAGTTTACAGCCAATCTGTAGCTGGTGGTCTTCCTCAAAATATCGTTCAACCTTTGGCTTCTGAACTTAAGATCGCTACTTATCGCTTGGATAGCTCTGTCGCTTTCGATAAGAAGTATGCTGCTAAGAGCCGTTTAGATGTAGTTAGCAAGTCTTTCACTCGCGTAGCTCAAGAAGTTATGCTCAAGCAAGAAAGAACTTCTGCTAATCTTCTAATGACTGCTCTCGCTAATGCTTCCACTGGTAATTCTGCTACAGCTGCTGATAACTATCATGTTTTCCGCTCTGCTGCTCCTGGAAGATTTGTTTTGAATGACTTAAACAAGTTATTCACAAAGATCAAGAGAATCAACGCTTCATTCGTTGGTGGTACTCCTTCAGGTGCTCGTCGTGGTTTAACAGATCTTATCGTTTCACCCGAAATCATCGAAGAAATTCGTGGTATGGCTTATAACCCCATTAACACACAAGGTTCATTAGCTAAAGGTGGCACAGCCGCTGGCTATGCTGCTAATCAAACTGGCGGTAATAATGGTATCGCTGCTACTGATGCTATTCGTGATCAAATGTTCAATCAAGCTGGTATTCCTGAATTCTTCGGTGTTTCCATCATGGAAATTCTCGAATTCGGCGTTGGTAAGAAGTTTAACACAATCTTCAGCACAGTTTCTTCTGGCGTAAGCTATGCTGACAACTACGCTTTACCTGCTAATGGCGGTACTGCTAGAGCTATTCAAACAACCGAACAAGTTATCGTTGGTCTCGATAGATCACGCGATTCTCTCGTTCGTGCTGTCGCTGTTGATTCTGACACTGGTTCAGAATTCAATCTTATCGCTGATGACCAATATACATTGCGTCAAGGCAAGATTGGTTACTATGGCGCATTGGAAGAGGGTCGTATGGTTCTCGACAACAGGGCACTTGTGGGTCTCCTTGTATAAGTTCAAGAGAAAAAATCAAAGAGCCATCCGAAAGGGTGGCTCTTTTTTTATTTAAATATATCATTATTTTACTATTATCTTATATGGCTAAAAAGACCAAGAAAAATACAACAAAGAAGGTTGAGTCAACAACAGAAATTAAAGCTACTGAAAATAAATCACAGCTAGATAATTTAATTTTAGCAGACGGCAAGAAGAACGATGATCCTGATATTCAAAAGGTAAAAGAGCTTGAAGAAATTTTAGGCATCAAAAAGATGAATCCCTTTGGCACTTCTAATTTAGAAGTATTCAAGGAGAAACTAGCAGAAATGACAATGCTAGATTTACAAAATATGTGTGAGAAGTTAGGCATATTTGGTAGTGGATCAAGAATGGAATTAAAAGAAAAATTACTGCGTCAATTTAAACAGCATTCTCGCGGTACGATTTCAATGACAACACAAAATCCAGCTTTTAATTTAGATCCAAATAATCCCGAACACGCAAAAACAATTCGAATATTAAAGGAAATTTAATATTATATTTTTTCTTAAACCTCCATCGCAAGATGGGGGTTTTTTTGTCTCTTTTTTTAAATCAAGTGTAAAATATTAAAAATGGCTACTCAACTATCAGTTATTAGAGGTGATTATCTTTGCACACAAACAGTCAATCTTTCGTCTGCAACTGATGATTTTAGTAATTTGAGTTGTACCGGTCAAATTCGCGCACATCCAGATGGAAATTTATTATATCAATTTATTCCAACTGTTGCGTATGCAGCATATCAAAGCGGTTCAGTATATTTTGATATACCAGCGAGTGTAACAAAAGGATTTCCGCCTATTAATTTATATGGTGATGTTCATTTTTATTCAACCGGAATAAAAGATCAAACATTATTTGAATTTCGATTAAACGTGTTACCAGATGTGACACATCTATAAAATATGGCAAGTATTGATGTAAATGTCACAAACAGCAAAAATACAATTGATGTAAGCGTAGTTAATTCTTCATTACAAAGCGACGTTAATACTTGCGAAAATGAAATTGATATAAATTTAATTCCTAATCCGGCAATATCTGTTACAGGCAAAGAAATAGGACCAGCTGGATCTTCGGGTAGTAGCGGCACATCTGGATCAAGTGGTTCATCTGGAAGTTCTGGTTCTTCAGGTTCGTCTGGAAGTTCTGGATCTAGCGGTTCATCAGGTTCATCAGGATCATCTGGAAGTTCTGGTAGTACTGGATCTTCTGGTTCAACTGGTAGTTCAGGAAGTTCAGGCAGTTCTGGTGTAAACGGTTCATCTGGATCATCGGGTCAAAACGGTTATTCGGGCAGTTCAGGAATTAATGGATCTTCAGGAAGCAGTGGATCTGCTGGTAGTTCTGGTAGCACAGGATCTTCTGGTTCAACTGGTAGTTCAGGAAGTTCAGGCAGTTCTGGTGTAAACGGTTCATCTGGATCATCGGGTCAAAACGGTTCTTCGGGCAGTTCAGGAATTAATGGATCTTCAGGAAGCAGTGGATCTGCTGGTAGTTCTGGTAGCACAGGATCTTCTGGTTCAACTGGTAGTTCAGGAAGTTCAGGCAGTTCTGGTGTAAACGGTTCATCTGGAT